GCGAAGACAGCACCATTGCATCTTCGAGAAGTGTAAGTGTCTGGGTAGGCTGTACCGCCTTATCCATCAATGGCTGAGCAAACTTGATATCAAATGTTTCCATATCGCCGCCTTGCTGTATGCGAGCATCTATTGTGTATTCGCCTAACAGTCCACCTAGAGAGAAATGGATTACTCCATCTTCAGGGATTCTAGAAGCACCAACATAATCGTCTTCAGGCTTGTAGATATATCCAAACGGTCTGCCCTCTTTGTAGATATGTACGATATCTTCAGGAGGTATCTTTGTCGATGGAACTATATCATATGCCCAATCTGGAATAGTGTTGTTGTCAAGTACAACTCTTTCAGACGAAACTGGATTACCTTCGTCGCGATACATCAGTGTTGTCGGAATGTATAAGTTTCCGATAGTCGCAAGTTCGAGAATATGATCACGCGCATATGAATTGATGTCATATCTCCTGAATATGTCATTGATTATCTTCGCAACATCTGCGTGCTGCTTATCCGAAGTAGCCCAGATAATCTGGTTGTTCGTATTAACTGTAGTCGCATCAGTTGCGTAGTATGAAAGAGCTGTGTTTATCTGTGAATCGCGAGCAAGGGCTCGCATTGTGTCTATCTGTGTTTTTATATCAGCAAGACTGGTATCACCTTTCAACATGGATCTGTTGAATATTGATCCAGACACTACTGATTTCAGCCAGGATACACGATTTCGTCTCTGTGACTGATCATTGCGAGCACGAAATCTATCAAACCATCGAGCCAATTATCTCACCTCATTACCTACGGATATTAAAGGTTCAAACTGAGGTCTTCGTCGATTTCATACTTGGCGAAGAACTGGCTCTCAGTGAATACCGGGATGTTGTTCTGCTTTGCATATCTGATAGATCTACCATCTAGATCTTCCATCGAATCTCCGGTGATAACACACTGGCAATCCGAGACGTTGTTAGAAACCTGAGCAGCGTAGCTCTTGAGAATAGCTACGATATCCGCTGTAGATCCGTGTACGAAGTTACCCGTGATGAAAATGGTCTTACCGCGGAATATGGGAGCTCCTTCAAACTTCTTGTCGGTTTCAATAACAGTTACATGTTCAGAGGATAATACACTCTCAAGTTCCGAGACGTTGTATGGATCCATCAACCATTGCTTCAACCTCTGACCAAACACGTCAGGCAGTTGAATATCCTGTGCGATTCTGTCAGCGTGTCGAATGTAGTAAAGAAGTGTGCTCTTATTGTTGTTGCACTGATTGGTCAGTGACTGAATAACTGATGTATTGGCCACTACCGATACAGGTACCAGTGCGGACACAATCTGGAACAGAGTAGCTTCTACTTGGGTGTCCTTATACTCATCCATGTCGAAAATATCTGACACCTTGTGGAGCTTACCTGTGTCGATGTATTCTTGGTATGCTGTGAACGCAATGGGAGGAAGTTTCAAGGTCTGCAGGAAGTGATTGAGTGCAGGGTACATCTTTGACATACAGTGCGGATCTGGGCAGGTTACATCGCCTACTCTAGGTACAACAAACGAGTTACCGCATACTCTACAGGTCAACTTCTGTGGATACGGATTACGCATATCTGCATCTGTATTGTATGCGTTTATGATAGTGTTATACATATCTAACACCAGCATTGTTCCCGGATGGATGTTGTACGAAACCATATCAGAGTAGTCGATGTAGATTACTTCATCGGTTCCACTGAATGCTATCTTAGATTTGATATAACCGTTTTCATCAGTGTAGATGCTAGCATACTTGACGAAATACTGCTTGAGCTTAGTAGGCTGCACAAGGACCTTATCCTTGCGATGGATAAGATAATGAGTGATCATCGGGAAGTTGAAGGTGTAACGATCAGTGTCGATCATCTTGATGAATTCTTCTTTGCCGAACTTGACCGGGATGACCCAGCTCGGAAGTAGATTGAATCGTGACATTGACAACCAGTTACGGGTAGGTGCGATTCCGTGGAACAGTGTTGCTGTACTAGATACATCTGTTGCGTAGAATCTAAATTTCTCTGGATTCTTGTCGAAGTCTGCAAGCAGAGCCTCTTCAATACATCCCGGCAGCTCACCTTCAACCTTGTAGATATCCGAGGTGTAAAGCACACCGTGAATAGTAGATGTACCAGTCTTGATGGGGACAGAAATCGGACATGTTTGGTAGTTGCGAATGGTGCGAACTACCTTCTCAGTGACTTCATTCTCTACTAGAGCATCAAACCCTTTGAACGCTCGTTCAAGAATTCCGTTTGAGTTGTACTGCAGTACCAGTGGAAATCCTACAGGTATTACAGTAAGATGGTCTCCTGCAATTAGACAGTTTCTAACATACATGAATTATTACCTCTTTCCATTATAATTGCGATATGGTGATTGAAATACGGAAGGTAAACTTCCTATACCAGGTCGTGAGTTACGACCGTTTACACTAGATATAACACTTGCTACAGATTTGGGTGAAGGTTTAGGAACTGCATGCTCTGTTGTCAGTGTCCAACAAGCTCCGCATAAGCAGTCAGCAATATCCTTAGATCCGTTCGTCTTATGATCTATCTTACCGTTCACTCGCTGCAGATTGACCAGCTCATAATCTCTTATGTCGTTCTTTATCAACTCTATTCGCTGATCATATAGTATGTTCTTGAGTCCTATATACGGCTCTTCAGATCTATCAACAGATATCTTCTCTGTCTTGAACCCTTGAGCTGACAGTAACTCTCGTAGATAACTTGACTGATACTGGTCAGTTGATATTGTACCAATGTTGAATCCAGTACGTCTCAACCACAGTAGGAAGTTAACAACTTTCTGGAAGGATAGTCGATCTCCAGGTGGATGTTCTACACCTACTGCAAACACTTCTCGAAGATATGGCATCTCGACTTTCTTTCCTTCATAATCAGTTATCAACTTGTATCCGTCTACACATACACCATCTATACCTGTTCGGTCCCCTGATTCAGATAAGTCAAGGTGAATATTCATCAAGCAGCGTTTCAACGAAGGTGCTACAACATCTACTCTGAAGAATTCCTCAATAGTGCGATTGTCTTTTGTACCAACCTGTATTGTATCTGTGTAGAATGGATTGTGACGAGTTTGTGATAGGTTCGGTGTAATAGCTTCCTGTGTTATGAAGCCCATTGCACCTACGACAGATATTCCCGCGATATCTCTTAATGAAATATCATAATCAGCAAGGAAGTTTCTGCGCATCTCCTCAGGAGCTTCCATAACAGTATATCCTTGACGAATATACTCTTCATGATGTTCTGCGTCATCGTTTTCTGGGGGTATGACGAACCCTCGTTTGTATCTATCTCCTACAGTGAAATGGAATACCTTGTCGCTGAACATCGACTTTGGCAGTACCTCCCACTGAGGTTTATCTACTAGGTACAGATGAGTATTTCCAGCATTGAGCTGACTCTCTATGTGATCTGACAAGAAGTCGGAATCTGTATTCTTAGATGATGAAGCTATCAGCTTACCATAAACTTCACCACCGATTCTAAATGTACCAGATATACGGGCATTGACTGTATCATACAGATTCTTCATGTGCTGCTTCGCTATGTTGATATCTTTGATACCAGCTTTGGCGAAGTTGGTTTCGTCCATTACACAGCAATTATGAGAAATCGCTAACGAATCACCCAAAACCACAGCAAAGTTATGCGATTCACCGGCATTGATTACATCGTAAACAGGAATAGGAGTTTCATGATGTATTCGTTCAATTTTCGCTACTTTCATCTGATCTGCCTTATCTGTATTAAAAGTTAGCAGATCGTCGTCTTCTGTTAGATCTCCGAGTGATTCATATGTTCCGTCTGACAGCATAACCTGATGTTCAGGAGTACCCTCAATTGTGCTCCCGTCTTCTAGCGTTATACGGATTGTTTCTTCAGCTCGCTTTGTCTCTAGAACAGGAGCAACACACCAGTCGAGTTCACCGTGAGCATTTAGTTGAAGTATTTCTTGATATGAATTTGCAGCATCTTCAAGCGTCATTACACCGTCGGGTGTCATTATTTTAGTGTCTCCAACTAAGCACCAAATCTGCATACCAAGCAGATGTGCTGCATCTGATGCGGCAAGTATATCTATCTTATCGCCTTCTGGGATGTAGTAGAATTTTCTGTCGCTTCGAGAGAACTTTCCGTGTTCATTGAACCACTGGCTGTTCTTCAATGTATCGTTGAATTCACGGAACGCTACACCCTCTGCAAGTTCCTTGGTCAGGTTTGCAAATGCGATTGTAAACTTAGATACTTGCTTCTTCTGGAAATATGAATGTGGGTCTCTGTATAGCATCAATCGATATAACATGTATGCAGATATGATGATTGACTCTGAAGTCTTTCCTATACGAGTTGCACCGCTAAGTATTATTTCATTGTATTGATTTCCGTGACTAAAGATGTCGCGAGCTGTATCCCTCCAGAACGGATATACAGCATCACCATTTCGGTTTGTCTCACCGAGGTACAATGGATTACAGATGAATTCATCTATTGAAACTGGAATCTCTTTGAAATCAGCCAACCAGATTTGTTCATATGTTTCTGAGTATCCATATGAGCTGATCTCTTGTAAGATCTGCACCAGGTATCTTCGTTCATCCGCGGAACACGAATTGTATATACTCTGTATTCTTTCAGGGAGATTTGCGTCATACTCTAAGGACACTCAAATCACCCCGCATCTTCTATCTTAAGCCCATTCAGCACAGTCTGTGCATTTGTACGTAACTTTTCTCTAGATTCTGCACTCAACAAAATTGGAGAAGACGATGTACCAGCCTCAGCCTGCTTAGGCATCAACTCTGTCAATGTCAGGTTCTCAATGTCCAAGTAGGGCTGCAGTAGCTTATGAGATTCTATCATTAGCTTCTGCATTCTTTCTTGGATACCTAACAGAGTGAACCATGTGGCAGTACTTTCGGGGCTTGATTTATCTATCGTGTACTCGATAGACTTATACATCTTCTCCTCTAATTTATCCATCAGATCCAGATATTTTATTATTCTATCAATTTGATGATAGATTCTGAGAACTGTTATATTATTGATTGCGGTTACAGTAGACGTTGAGTCTGTTCCGCATACTAGCAGATTGGCTCGCATCTTCTCGATGTATTCCTTCTGCTTAGCTTGTAAAGAATTAAGTTGAGCACCAGAACCCTCAAAAGTATTGAGGTTAGACATTCAAATACCTCCTAAGAATTAGTCCAGATCGAGCAGGACTACTCCGAGATTAGCGATTGCTTCTCGGGAAGCAGAGTTGGTCTTAGCAGTCTTGCCGAGTTCATCAATAGCAGCACGGATGTACTTCTTAGCTGCTTCATTCTTAGAGGCTGCGACAGGCTTCGCAGCAGGCTTCATCTTGAGATTGGACTTATTCAGTTTCATTATTGAATCACCTCATGTACCTCGGGAAGTTTTGCATACACTTCCGTCTCATTTTGTAGAACATCGTAGAATCTATCATACGCCTTCTGCAGATCTTCATCGTCTCTGATAACATCTGTCATGCGAGTACGAAGGTTAACAAGATTGCGTCTGACCTCTGCAAGATCTGGAAACGCACAATGTACAGAGGTTTCAAGATCAGCGATGATTTCAACAGTTTTGAAATCCCACGAATAATTCCTCAACTGAGTATATAGTTTAATGTAATATGTTTGTAGCTTGTTGAAGCTTATCATTGCAACAACCTCCGATAAGTTTCTTCAATGACCTTACTCATCATATCAAGGTCGATTGAGTTGCAATTCTGCAGAGACTGTATCTCTTTCTGTATATCTATGTCTTGAACCTCAATCACATATCTAGTGAAATATACGTCAAAGGGTTCATCGACTAATTCAGCTATTGTCTGTTTGATTGTTTCCAGCATTGTTATACACGTCTTTTATCTTGTAGAAGAGATACTGTATGTTGTAAGGCATCTCTTCAACACTTCGTGTTTTCTTTATCTCTACATCGTAGAACCATTGAAGAGCTTCTATACTCTCAGAAAGCTGTTCCAGCGTAGGAATAGTGATCGACTCACCGCCTGCATATTTGCAAAGAAGTATCAACTTCTCATGACCGATTATAGAGAACAGTTCCGGTAACCATGCAAATTGAGGGACGTCATGTAACGGCCTCATCAATTCTAGCAGATAGTGAAAATCGAGCTCTTCAGAAACAGGTAACTTCATTATTCAGCAGTATCCTCGAAACTTGCAGGATCTACTTCCTTGTTGGAATCATTGAATGTGATCTGGAAGACCATTGCATTATCAGATCTTGCAAGACGATTGAATTCTAAATACGTGTAGTTAGCTGCGTTGAGTACTTCGATGACAACGCTCATCACATTGTTGAGATTGATCTTGTCATTGTAATATACCCAAACCTCGTCATCTTTGAATTGAACTCGGTCAACTCCGCAAGTGTCTTGACGCATATTGAGCATACCTTTCAGTTCAGAACAAGTATCTGCGATGAAAGATGACGATAGCGGAAGGACGTAGCTACCTTTGATAGCAGACTTCTTCACCTTGACAGATTCCGCTACAGGAGGAGCAGGCTCTTCATCTGTGTCATCAATAGATAGATTGCTGCCACCAGATTCTTCCTCTGACAACCTGTCGGCCAGATCATCGAGCTTACTCGGACCGCCTGCAGGAGCAGACGGAGAACTCAACGGCGTAGAACGACGAGGAAGCGAAGTAGGCGCAGTATCCTCTGTACCAGCATTCTCTTCATCTGGTGCAGGCTCCTCTACCTCTTCTTCAAGTAGATCCGGGTCTACATATTCTGGCTTGATATATTCATCATCAAGATACCTACGAAGCTGCTGTACAAGACCCTTGTTAGCTGGATCTCCTAGTGCAGCTTGTATCTTCGCCTTATTCTTGTGTGCTTTATAAAGTTTACAGCTGTATATTGCTTTCAACTTAGATCACCCCTCGTCAGATTCTTCACAATCAGCTCGGTACTCCTCTAACTGAGCATTTAGATCTTTAATGCTATTTGCGTAGAAGCTGACCATGTTCTTGTTAAAATTGTCGCCTTCTAGCGGAGTCATTGATATGGAGTATGGATAGTCAGCCCAACTCTCTGTGTTGTGCCATAACTGCCAAACATAGGGAACTGCCCATTTAGGTATCTTCGCAAGCAGTCTACGATCTCCCCAGAAGGATTTATTTACATCGAGCTTGTAAGAGTTGTAAACATCCATGAGAGTACCTAATGCCTCCCAAAGATAATCTCTTATCTGCTGCTGAAGTCTTTTATAGTTGGCCTGATAGTTGTTCTCATATGTTACAGTAGGGCTTATCTTGACACTGAATCGCTTGCGACTTCTGTTACCCCTCAGCTTCGGAGGACCTTCTACTAACCAATCCGGATACTGCAGATAAACATATATGTGACCTGAATACTCGTCCCAACATTCAGTTGATATTGTTACTTCAATATCAGGTATCTTCTTCCTCGCATATCTCTGTATCCAAGGAAGTAACTTATCATTCAGCTCAGATATCATCTCATTGATATCTGATTCCGGAAAAGCATCAGATTCTGACTCAGATACGCATGTGACTTCATCACATAACCAACCTTGACTGTCCCAACTATCATATACTGTACCGTCTATAACAGCGACTGCGTGTTGTGTAAGTGATTTAGGATTCTTCGGATTCACACAATGGACTACGTACGTACCAACGGAGTATTCCTCTGCAAACTCAGCTACTGTAGGCATACTAGTGAATCCAAGAACCTTATACCTTACTTGCCACTCGTATCCGTACTGTTTAAGCAGTCTATGCATGACACGGTCGTCTTGATAAGTTGTACCCATACGACTTGCGATACGCCTGGAATCAAGTGCTACTTGTTCATAAGGCCTACCATATGCAAGTGATATTGATCTACGTGTGCAATCAGGGTGATTCTTGCCGTTGGCATTAGCATTATAGTATTTCAAGTCTGAAAATACTTCAACCATCAGCTATCACTCCTATTCATGTATATATAAGGCTTTTCAGGATCATCTTCTTGGATGATGTATGCAAAGTAAACTGAAAATGGTAGCGGAGATATAGTAGTTACGAACTTGAGCCTGTAGATGTGCAGACCTGGATCCATCGACAGTATATCCTTATCAATGCGAAACCAGGGCTTGCAAGCATCCTGAGACATATGTCCTGTGTATTCCACGTCTACGAAGGACTTATTCTCCATACATTGAAGTCCACATACTTCTGCAGACTGCGTTATCTCAGGGAATACATGGATCCAGATATGCTCTTCAACAGTCTTACTGTTCCACACCGGAGTGTGCATCGGGAGTTCGTTGAAAGCACACGATTCAACTTTGCATACAGGTAACTGTATCATTACTCAGACCACCTGATAATATAATTCTGGTCAGGTACAGCGGCGATGTTGTTAGCGATCACTTCATACCCAGCATCTTCCAGCTTTGTCTTTGCAGCGTCACTGATGGGCTTGTTGTATCCTGCCTGGTATGCACCTGTGTTAGCAGCAGTATTGATTACGCTTGCAATGATCATCATTTCGTGTTCGAGATCTGCAGATGCTGCTACAGCTGCTACTTCTGACGCATTATGCAGTAACGTCATGTCGTTTGGGGAAATCAGTGCCATAGTTTTCACCTCAGCGATAGTGTTATACGAAAGTATAAAAGGTTGACAATGGTGTTTTGTCAACCTCACTACACTGATATGTATATTGTATATTAGATGTCATCAAGCTCAGGTTTGTTGTGAAGTGTCCAGATAGCTCCTAACATGTTCCACACAAACGCTCGATCATGTGGTTCATCAGTATCACCTCTGAGAAACTTAAGGTAATGTCTCACACCGCTGTCGATAAAACAATGGAGCGGAATGCCTTTCTCCCAGTTGTGCGGTGCATACTTGATTGCACCTTGCTCATAATGGATTGCCACTTCTAAGAAACCTGTGATTAGATCTCCATACGCCTTGAAGCAGAACTGCTCGATGGCCTTCTTCAGATGATTGTCATCTTTTGTATGAAGGAAGTTGTCGATTGCAACAAGTATGTCATCTTGGACGATACTTCCTACTACTGCAAGTGGTAGCAGATCGCACCGACCCTTACCTTGCTGAATGTCTCGAACAGCTCCAGTCTCGAACTCGCGTCTTGCACCGCTATCCTTCAATGGGCCATTTCGGTTGCTGTCTGCAGGCAGGTCCGATGAATCAAGATTACCGTTAGTCGGTTGGTATCCGGTAGACTGCATCATATCACCTCAAATCAAAAAGCTTCTTGACACGCTTTGTATTCTTTGCATCGTATGGCTTGTCCTTAAGTATCTTCATGATACTGTACATAGATACAGCACATCTGACAGAATGAGATGCTTGGAGATCCTCTACAGTAACGTTGATGCTGTCGAGATATGCTTTCAGACGAGCCATGGCCATATCGTCCGCAGTATCGAGGAAACTCATGTTGGACTTAGTCTTACTTGTACGAGTTTTCTTGGATACAGAGATTACGCCAAACTCAGGGATAAGGACCTTTCCGTATGCACCCATGAGTCTATGTGAAACACTATCTGCAGAGTAGCACGGGAACTTGGAGAGTGCATCAAGTGCTGTCATACCGAACAAGTGAGTACGTACATTTGGGTTTGATGACTCCCGGATAACGTCATACACGTTCTGTAGATATTTGTTTTTGGTCTTCTGTGCAGAATCGTTCGCAGGTGAGATACCTACATATGTAAGCGGCTTGCCGTTCTTGTCTTTCCAGGACAGCATCTTCTCGAGAACACTGAATGATTCTCCGAAATGAAATACAGGAATCAGCTTCTCAGGGGACTTCAGCTTCTCATACATGTACTCGAAATTCTCCCAAGATTTTGCAGCAGACTCGACATAATCCTCTGGAGATTTCGGCTTGTTGAACTCACCGGGAATTGTATCAAGCTGTGCAACAGCTGAAATGTGTTCATCGATAGAGTTGACGAAGTTGATGTAATCTTCTAAGTCAACCTTGCCCTTACCAGTATGCTCAGAATATGCACCACTGTCGATAAACAAGCTCTTTACGACTCCGTTGGCCTTATGCTTCAACATAGTGTCAACGGAAGATCTATCTAGCTGAGAAACTAGAACATCGATGGGCTCAAATCCAGGCATCGCCTTCAAGAGGTTGGCCATCTCATAAGTGAGTCCACCAGAAAAATAATATACCATAGTTACTCCTCCTGAGTACTATAACGATTTATTATCAGATTATCAGCTGAGACGTTATGTATATCTCCGTCTTTATAGCCGATTTTTCTGATAGGAACAAGTTCTCCGTCTGTAAGATAGCACATGGCTACCAGCTGTGCAACATAGAAGTTCTTGCGTTTGCCATGTGTGTTATGCAAATGTACAAGCGGTTTGCTGAAAGTAGAGATAGGTTTGAGTATCTTTGTCTTGCGGTACCAAATCTCAACATCTCGAACAGCGCCATCCCGACGTTTAACATTGCGAACCACACAGTCTCTTCCGTTGCTTCGTATAACGCCTTGTCGAGTAATCTGATATACTCCAGAATATCCTGGAATGTTTCTGAAATCTAAATCATCCATAACTACGCTCCATACTTGCACTCAAACAAGAATCTTGCTACTACCGCATGAGCTGCTACTCTACCTTGACCTAGCTTCTTAAGGCACTCCATACCAGCCCATCGAACATGCGGATTATCAGAAACATGAATGAGATATCTTAATATAAGGTCTGTAGGTGCTTCTGAATTATCATCATAATGGCCTAACTTCCACATCAAGCTTGATATATTATCTTTGAATGACAAGATATCTGATAAGGAGCGGAAGTAATCTATCTGAGATGATGACAGATTCAAGACAGTGTTTACATCTCCGAAAGTACGAACACACTTCCAAAGGTCTGTGTTCTCGAGCGGATGAAACTTAGTGAAATCTACAGCAGTTGCAAATGCTTCTAGGTCACTATCTGTCGGAGGCCCTAAAGGTACAACTACACATCGACTGATGATAGTATCAGGTATGTTATTTGTATTGATACAAGTAACAACGATGTATACATGTTGCATAGGCTCTTCTAGAAATTTGAGTATCGAGTATGCAGCTGCATTGACTCCTTGATCTAGATTCTCTATACATAGAACAATAGGCGTATCGATGTTATAGCAGGCCTGCATACATTCTTTGATAGATTTGACAGAGGGACTTACTGTCTGAAAATCCTCTATGCCTAGCATCTCAGCATATCTTTGGGCAAGATATGATTTGCCGCTACCCTGCATACCTGATACTAATACACTGTGGCGATCCGCAGATGCCAGTGTCTGTAGTTGATCAATAGCAGATGATTGACACTTAAAATCCATCAGACATCACCTCCGTTGATGGTACAGGTGAGAACCTCAGCAGGCCAAATAGATACAAGACGCTATTAGATGCGTCATATGACGAAAATGTCCTCAGCTTCTCCAGTTCATCAAACGTGTGCATAAACATATAATATACGTCTGCACGTGTCCAGCCTTTTACATATTGACGAAGCTCCGACTGAGTGAATTTGTTATCCATCAACTTATCCAGCTCAACCATAGTAGCCAAGATAGTATAGAGTATCTTGTCGTACTCATCAGGATAAGTTTCAAGCATAGCAACTAGAAATGCGAAGTCCCTTGCAGCTACACCTTGCTTTATCTGAGCATCACTAGATGTGTTTGAATATCCTAGCAGCTTCTTGAGTGATTCATCGGAATACTGCACCATCTCTGACTCCTTTACTGATGAAAGGGCTGCACAGATATTCTTCGCATGACCGTAGTTCTTAGCAATACTCACTGCAAGATTGATGTAGCGATCGGATAGTTTAGGATAATCTGAACGAAGATACTTTGCAATGAATTGAGGACTCACCGCGTCTATAGAAACTGTATACTCTCCCAGATACTTGCTTAGTTTGTTTGCGTGCTTCTGTTGCTCGTACACACATACAATAGTACCTATGATCTTGGCAGAGTTTATCTTGCTGAGAGTCTCCTTGTTTAACGAGGATATGAACTCTTCATCATACCGTACTACATACAGTGTAGGTTCGAGTGGAATCATTCGCTTGACCCTCATCATGTTGAGAACTCCATGCACAGATTCTGCTTCGATGCATCTACCGTCGTAGTGATTTTTGAGTATATCTAAGTACTTAGATTTTACTCCGTATTCACATCCTACCATAGCATAGAATTTGAGTGGATTACCAGTCAGTATCTGCTGACCAGCTTCTTGTATTGATATCATTAGTTTTCTCCAAACATAACTCGGAAAGCTGTCAGCGAAGTTACACCTACTGGTTTTCCGTTGAAATCAAAATGAAGCACAACTGGCCTCAAATCATTCTTCCTCTGCTCTGATAGCAGATACTTGAATATATCAAGATGGTCAAATATGATGTTCTTCCTGTGCTTGATTCCGTGGTCTTTGATAACTTTGAGTCCAGGATACTCAAATCTAGTATATGGATAGAGTACCCAAGTATGGTCAGCAGATTGAGATCCGTCATCTACAAACAGTACTGGCACCTTGAACTTGGATACTGCTTCATCACATATCTTGTCCCAGAAATCATACATGAAAGATATCTTCTGACCTCGTTCTGTATGAGTTTTACATTCACCCAGCCATTGATCTGAACGGATATCTCCCGGATGACAGTCTCTGGCACCGCTGCCTGAAACAACTTCCCATCCAAGATAATCAGCTATCATATTCTCTTGTAAGGAACTATAATGTTTCGTAGGCTTCGCCATTGTCATCACCTTCATCGTCTTGATCTGTGCGTCCTTCGATATCATTGATGATATATGTTCGAAGCTTCTCGTAGTAATCTGTATGATTCTGCAGGTACTCAAATACCTTGGCCATACCGTTCAGCTTCACAGCCTTGCCGGTTTCATCTTCCAGTATCTCGCCTGTTGTAGGATCGCACAATGTAAACCATGCACCACCTTTACGGATTAGACCGTATCGCTTAGTGGCGAGCTGTGCAAAGTCCATATCAGCACGAATACCTGACTGGCACATCAGATAGTACGAACCGTTCTTCCTGTCCCAGGGTGCAGATTTCTGCTTGATAAGTTTCGCGTTGACGATGTAACCAGCAGGATTCTCTGTACTCTTAGGTAATTCGTTACCAAGGAAATCGACAGGTTGACCAATCTGGAACAGAATTCTCAGCGAAGAGTAGAATTTCGGTGCATTACCACCAGGTGTTTTTACAACATAAGGATTGTCCATATTATCGCGTGTCTGATTGATGAACAACAATGTTGTATCATATCGAGTAAGCATCGGGACAATCTTTCTGCAGAATACAGACAAGATACCTGCAAGTGCTGCAACAGTACGCTCACCGATTTTCTTCTCCAATTCAGCACGAGGTACTAATGAAGGAAGCGAGTCAAGTACAATAAGGCCTACTTCGCCTGTCTGCACAAGATCTTGGATGGTCTGTAAAACGTCCTCCGCAACTACATCAGGCGGTTGCATTATGTCGATTACAGAATCATCAATTCCGAGTGTCGATGCCCATGCACCGTCAAAACCGTGTTCCAGGTCAATGTATAGTACCTTCTTAGGACCTGACTGAAGTAGATCATCCAGCTCCATCGCAGCAGCTTTACTGGTCTTAGCAGATTCTTGCAGCTTCTGTATGTTGTCAACATGTTCCTTTGCGAAGATAGTTACTGCATTCTTACAGATGTCAATGGCGGTAGTACTCTTGCCACCACCCGGATCTCCGAAGAATTCAGTAATTCGGCTTCTTGGAATACCTCCATATGTACACCAATTCATCAACGGAGATGAGAATGGAATCTTAGGGCCTCTTGCAGCCTTAGCACCTTGCATAAGACCTTCGTAGCCCCAGTCCTTTATCTTCTTTTTGATTATATCAGCATATGAACCCATAGATGGATCACCTCTGTAGATTTTAACGATTATTTGATGTATTGTTGTTTAGGCTTGTATTCAGGCAATTCTGTAGATGCCGGAGACTCTCCGATGGGGTTAGAAGATTCGGTACCTCTACGAGAATCCCAGATCTTTTTCGCTCCCATGATAAGCTCTCTGGAATAAGAGATCTCTCTATCTACGCGCTCGATGATAACTCCAAACGCATACTTGAGAAGCTCGTCGTCTAGGATAGCAGTAGCAGCCTCTTCTCTACGCTTTGTTTCAGAAGATTGATCGCTCTCCTTGGCTATCTTAGCAAACTTCTTCTTGATAGCGATCTTCATTGTTTCCTGATGAACCTTCAGCTTACCAATCGTCTCAGAAGCTGTGAATACTTCAAGAGGAATTTCTGTCAGTATCACTTCAAGCTCTTCATCGGAGATAGGGCGTCTTTCAGACTTCATGCGATCATACAGCTTTCGCTGCTTGACGAAATACTGAGCGAAGTTCTCTTGATAGTAATCCGTACACCAATTAGATACAGAATCAAGATCTTCCTGATTCTCTAAGTAGGCCTTCGATAAATCTATCATAGATATCACCCCTTCTTAGACGGAACACTGCATAGGTATGTAAGTGCAACCTCTTGTAGATACTGAGTTGTTTTTAGCTCCTGATTGAGCTTGACCAGTCTATGTGCAAGCTTCAAACAGATGGTGGAATGAGCCATACCATACTTTGCAATCTTTTCGCTGTAATGCGCCGGAATCATCGTGGCATTGATTTCCTGCAGGAAGATATACTTCACAATGTTGATAACAAACGCATGGAAACCTTCAAACCACTTTGTGAAGTTAACACCCGAGTTGTATACATCATTTATGATACGTGCGATAGCGACGTTATCGTGCTTCGCGTATGCAGACAGCAATGCAAAGTAGTCGTCATACTCAGGGAGATTGAGGGACTTCATAAGATTCTCAGAGGTGATATCAGTACTGTATGAAAGTGCCTTATCGAGCAAGGTGATTGCATCACGCATACCACCATTAGCAAGTTTAGCAATGAAGTTAACAGCATCATCTGTGTATGTGATGTTCCTGCCTTCTTCGTTCTCGCGCTTGATGATAGTAACAAGACGATTGAATATTCCCTGTAAACTGATCTTAGACAGCTGGAATGTTTGCACACGTGACAAGATTGTCGCAGGTATCTTCTCTGGATTTGTAGTACACAAGAGAAATACCGACCGAGCCGGGCCTTCCTCTAATGTCTTCAGAAGCGATTGCCAAGCAGCTGAAGAAAATGCGTGCACCTCATCGCAGATGAATACTTTGTATTTACAGCCGATGGGGTACTGCTTAGACTGCTGTACGATATCTCTTACTGTATCAATACCGTTGTGAGATGCAGCATCAATCTCAATTGGATCTCCCTGGCCTTTGTTTATCATGTTGGCCAGTATGCGTGCTAAGGTCGTCTTTCCTACGCCGGCAGGACCGACTAAAAGGAAATTTCTGATCCGCAGAGGATCTTCATTACACATAGATTTCAGGATATCAACTATCAGCGTTTGCTCAGTCATATCCTCAAAAGTAGAAGGACGATACTTAGATGCTAGATTAGTTATGGTTGCACTCATCTATCCCCACTCCTTACATTTCTTAGAATATTCACATCTGGAACACCAGACGTCACCAGTAGGCAATCTCTTAGGTGGAAGATTAGCTTCAACCATATCTTGTACATACTGGAACTCCCGCATTACAGCGTCCATATCTGATAACGAAATCTGCTTCTCATAGCACTTGAATTCCCCGTACTGTCTATCCTGATAGAGAACAAGTACGTTAGGAAGATTGAGAAGTGTAGCATAGCATCTTATCTGATCGATATGCTCGTCCTTAGGGTCTGTTAGATCCGTGAAACTGCTGTATTCTGACGTTTTTATCTCGAGAAGGTAAAGTTTACCCTTCCATCTGATAACGCCATCGCAGGCGAATCTCACAGGCGGATCGAGTATCTCAATTTGAGTCTCTAAACTGTCCTCAGATTTTGAAAGAGTGTACTTGTATGAAGGATTGAGTTCACGCAGATACTCTCCTACGTCGATCCAATCCTCCTTGAGCGCTTCTTTCAGATTGGTTTGAATTATTCTATGACACGCTGTACCTATCTCGGCAGAGAAGTTGAGAACCTTATCAATAGATTTAGGCTGATCAGGATCTACCCCTCTCAGCCTAAACCATGATTTTCGACTACAACGAAAACTCGAAGGTGCGAAGGTTTGATGCTTAGGTTCTGCATTCTCTGCGCGGATCTTTTCATCTACAAACGCATCGTAGAATTCCAAGAATTCACAACTGTTTGCAGAATTGAATGTTGCAAGACGTGCAAGATTTGCAGGACGAAAAGCCATCAGTTCTCAACTCCACCTAACGCTGTAACCAGGTCGTCATTCCAGATAGTAACGCCGCCTACTTCGCCGTCGCTGTCAACAGTAGGTCTAAGCATTGTATGTTCACCATACTTGGAAAGGACGGATTTGATAGACTCTTTCTTGAGCTCGATGCGATACTCAATGCCTTCGCCGTTCTTGACTGCGAGCTTGATGTCACCGTTGTCATCATACAGTTTCAACTCTCCGTTGGATACCTCGAGCATGATAGAATCTTCGGAGTTGCTCGAAATCAGCGAGGACTGTGTCATGAACTTGTTGAGCTCTGTTGCATCGAACTCCACCGCAGCATCCAGATCTCTGCTCATGGGACTCATGATGATATCAGCCTTGTAGCTGCCGACGTCCGGATCAGATTCATACTGAGGAGTAAACTGTGAAGTATACTCATAGCTGTCAACGACAACATGGATGATGTAGCTGTCATCATATGCGATGAGCTTTGCACCCTCCGGGAGAGAGTTGAACAGATTGATGATGGTATCTGAAAGAAGGCAGGTCTTGTCGAGATTGCCCTTCATAGAGTGTGTAAAAATGCTGTTATCGAAGTCGCCGACGATAACATCGCCTGCTTCGCTCACCCATACCTTGGTGTATACCGGAAGCGAGAAAGACATACCGAGTGCATACATCTGATTCTCTTTGACGAACTTCCAATCCGCCTTTGAGATCGGAATAGCATTTGACTCGTCGGTGACGTGTTTAGGAGCCTGGAGGCTCGCTTCGACATCGGAAAGAATCTTTGGCAGAGTAAACTTCGACTTACCTGCGTAGAGAGTCAAGCCGTTCTCACCGAACTCAAGCGTTGTTGTAGCTGCTTCAAACGTAGATACAAGCTGCTTGAGCAGCAAGCTGTCAACGAAGATGGATACATTTGCGTCCTCGTCTCCCTGACCCTTGAGCTGAATCTCTGTGTAGATGAAAGCAGCTTCGAGGTTGATGGTAAGAGTACTCTTATTTGCCGATACCTGAGCAATGGTACTCTTTTGGAAGTACTTTGTGACGTTAGAGTTGATTACGCCTAACGACAAGCTGTCGATAAGAGGTTTTGTACCTGTGATGAATTTCATTTAGTTATTCTCCTTTGTATACTTTTGTACTTATGTGATCAATGAATTGCTCAATGGTTATGCTGTATCTATTCATGTAATCTTGAATAGCTTCTTCGTACTGGTCTGAAACTACTCCGTTGACACCTAGGGCAGCATCGCCTCTTGGCTTGTCACCGTTTTCATCCTTGAATACAGGAAGTTGATACTCCATCTCTGTAAGCATGTACTGAACCCACTTGACTTCATCCGGTGTTAGATTATCCATTGACGAAGGTTGAGGATATTTGCAAGGATACTCTAACCCATACCATCTGAGTGTAGTAGTTACATCACACTTACTTGGGAACGGGAGGAAATCTGCAGCGTCGATCATCATCTTACTGAGTATCTCGCCGCCCTCTTTCCACTTATCCATTGGAACTTCAGCGATTATCTCATCATGTACTGGTACAAGCAGCCGACCATGGATGTCGTTCCACTCCTCACTTTGAGTGAGTCGAAGTATAGCCAACTTCGTCATGTCGGCGGCGCTTCCTTGGATAACACCATTGAGACATTGACGTGTTGCGTCATTGATCTTAGGACGATTATTGATTACACGTATCTTATCATTATCGTGCAGTTCCTTTGTACGTTTAGCAATCTGACCGAAGTACTTGTAGCCCTTAAACTCCTTCAGAAGCTCTTCTTTGATTCTTGCAGGAATATCAGAAGTATTCTGTAGAGTAGAAGCATCAAGTGGATCTACATCTGGATTGACGTATCCAGGTAATGCAACAAACTCAAATTCAGGTAACTGCATATCCGGAAGATGTCTACGTCTACCAAGAATGGTTTCTGTGTAGCCATTTGCTGCAGCAGCCTTTTGTGTTGCTAGCATTATCTTACGAAGATTCGGGAAGGCGTTCAGCACGGAGTCATATATCTTCTGTGCGCCTTCAATCTTCTGCTCGTCGGTCATAGTTTTATCTTTGCCGTACAACTGCTCAGCGATTGACGGAACTGAACGGCCATATGTAAGACCTAGTAAGATCGTCTTTGCTTCGTTTCTTCGAGCTTTACCATCTGGTTGATACTCACCAGTCTCGGGATGAAATTCAAGACATTTTTCATATGGAACATTGAAAGCCAGACTTGCTATACTTGCATATACGTCTCTGCCTTCTTGGAACGCTTTTATCATTTCAGGGTCTTGTGAAACATAAGCGGTTATGCGCGGCTCCTGGGCGCTGTAGTCGCTAGATAGCATAACATATCCGGGAGTAGCTCGGAACATATGGCGAATGTCAGTTGCGTGTGATGGAATATTCTGTAGATTCGGCTCAGCAGACGAGAATCGTCCGGTAGCTGCACCAATCTGTTTGAATTGTCCATGTATTCGTTGGTCAGGTGTTACCGCAGCAGGTAACTTATCTACAAATGTGCTGATAAGTACACCTAGGCTACGAACTCGAAGTATCTGATTTGTAACTGGGAGGTTCAACTCACCAAGTACGTCTTTACCAGTTCCTCCGCCGCCTCTGCCAGCTCCTCCACTCGGAAGTTTCATCATTGTATACAGTAGATACTTTACATGGGTAGTTGATTTCGGATTGAAATCCTTACCAGAAGAGAACGGACGTTTAGAAGTAGATGAATAGTCAGATGTTCTGATGATCTCTTGCACCAGCTCACTTAACTTATCCATCTCTGCATCATAGAGGCCTTTGTATCTTTGCTTCAAGGTGCGGGCGGTAGTATTGTCAATATACATACCTGTACGGTGCATCTGTTGGCAGACCTTAATCAATGGGAACTCGACGTTCCAGATCAGATTTGCAATGCTTTCAAGATGCCTCTTCTTACACTTCGGATTATCTGGTGTAACATATGGTAACTGCCATGTAAACAGCTCATATGTGATCTTAGCATCGTTTGCAGCATACAACTTTGCAACATCAGGTTTGCAATAGGGGAATAACTCAGGAGAGAAGAAATCACTAAACTTCTTTGGATCTCCCTTACCTCGCAAGAAGTACTTATTATAAAGACCTTTCAAGGTGTTGTCCTTTTCATCTTCTTTCAAGCATCTCCATGCAAGGATGACATCATAGTAACATGCATCGCAGAGGTCGACTTTCAGATCTTTGTTGATCATCGCCAAGTCGTAATCTGCGTTTGCGAATATCAGCTTACAGCCTTCGTCAGCAAGACGTTGAAACTCAGGAGTTACGTCTTCGTAGCTGAGCTGATCCGGATATGGATTCTCGAAGATAGGAACTCGATGCTTCATCGGTATATAACATTCAGGCATACCGGGAACAAACAAAGACGCACCTACAACATAGTCGTTTACTCTGTCGAGGCCTGTTGTCTCAGTATCTATTCCAGCATAGCCGAATTTAATACACGCTGTAACATAGTCATGTAATTCATCACGACTATGTATACAGATTGCCTTTGAGTCCTTGAAGTACTCTGTTACGTTCTTCGAGATCCTATTCAAGTCATCGCTGATAGATTTCGTCTTAGGTGCTTTCATCGGCTTCAAAGCAGCCTTACTCTTTGCAGCAACCTTGTTGATTTCATCTAATTGCGACATTGTGAATAGTCCCAAGGTTTCACCTCCATTATAAAACAAATAGCCGAATGCACAAAAGTATTGCACACTCGACTACTGTATTCTTATCTTAGAAGTCTACTTCGCCGTCGATGTCGTTGAAATCATCTGCATTGAGGCTCGGAGGAAGTACATCCTCAGTTGACCTCGGAGGAGCAGATACAGTAGGTGCAGGACGAGGTGTAACCTGATAGGTTGGCATATCTCCTGACGCTGACTGCGCTGACGGTGATGTATTGATGATATCGTAGAGCTTGGCCGAGGTGTAGTCCTTGCAGATGTTCTCGTAATACTTCGGAAACTCGACGTGGTTCTCTTCGAGAATCTGCGCATACGGATATGAACCGTTCTTGCCGATGGCCTGGATCTCATACGTTGTGTCTACGCTGTTCGCTACGCCGTGACGGGTGATACGGAAAACGTACTCTGTAGGATTTGGGAAGTTCTTGAACACGTCGTTGCGGAGCTGAGTCTCGAAACGGATACCTCTGTCCCAGAACTGGACCTCGCCGGCAGTGATGTTGAAAACGGGAATGAACAGTTTGGTCTGGACACGGATGCCCTTTGCGCAAGCGGGGCAACCCTTGCCAGTACACTGAACGTATCCGCTGTATTCGGACGACTTGATATAATGGACGTCTCCGACCATCACGTCGTCTTCGCTCGGGTACAGGAATACTACGTCAGCGTAATCGCCGTCGTTGCGAAGAAGGAACAGTCCGCCAAATTTCTCTTCGTTGTAATCTTTTAGTGACTTGAAAGCCATGAATTGATCTTCCTTTCTCTTTTGATATGTAATATAACGATTTTTGAACTATACGAGTGACCAAGTGGCGAATGAATCAGCAGTCTCTCGCAACTTGAGCTCTCGTACTTGTATGTTAGCTAAGTCATGAGCATTGAGCTCACGCTGTATTCTCAAGGCGAAGTATTCTGCGAGGGTCTCCGCGGATATCTTGAAATCATATCGCTTGACGGGAACACCTACCTTCTCCATCGCAGCAGCTACTTCTACTTCTCCAGCAGACTCTACAATGGTATATACAGAACCATTTGGTGTGACTGCTCTGCCATTATAGATGAAACAGTTATTCGGCAACACACTGTCCATGATCTGTTTGCAGATTCTGAAATCGAGAACAAAGTCCTCTACATCAGATCGATTTTCAAAAGTAGCTTCAATCTTGTAGAAATGTGCGTTGAGTTCATAGTCTCTGTTACTCTTGTCCTTCGGCATAAGATACGCACACTCAAATTCACTTCGCTGTACTACTCTAGTATTAGGCACTTACTCACCTCTCTTCTATCTACAATAACGATTCACAAAATATCCGCCTCAACGAATTGAGGCGGTACTTGACGATGTATGTAAATTAGTCTCCGTAGTACAACGGAGCAAAAGGAGCAAGGGCAACCTTGAGTTCCTCAACGATTTCAGCAGAACGCTTCTTGTTGACGCGCTGTCCCGGAATGTATCCATCGCCGAGCAACTTAGACACTACGGAGAGTGTTTCATCGCCCATGTCCTCGATGATCTTCCAGAAGTTTTCAGACGCGAGAACTTCGTCTGCGTCTTCTCCGCCGTCAATGGTGTCGAATACGCTGAGCTCTTCGCCTTCGCCAGTTACGATGTACGGGCTCGATGTGTTGTTGTACCAGCTGGTCTTAGCAGTCTGTCCCTTATAAGGGTCGATGCTCTTGCAGTAGATGCAATTGTAGCAGATACGATAGATGTATCCGGGCTTGAAGCGGTCCGGGTGAGATTTGAGGAAGGCGACATTCTTCATGAGGTACTGGATGACCTCCTCGACGCATTCTTCTTCGATGGCGGCGTCGGTTCTGAGCTTGTACCATGCAAGAGAGATCTGGTCGTAGAACTGAACATATAAAATCGCCACCTTATGATCCTCAGGAGCAGCCATCCACTCGTCATACGACAGCGGTTCTGTGTAGCCGATAAACTCCTCAAACATCTTAAGTGTGGCGCCGAAGGGTGATGTATAGTTCCTGTAAGACTGTTTCTTCTTGGAATTGATGCACTTTGTAGTGAAAGCGGATTCGGTATGTTTCATGATGAACTTCCTTTCTTGATACGTCCGATCTGTTGATACGTTTTGATATGTAGGAACGTCTGTTCCTTAACCTACACTTATATTATAGACGGATTGTCCAAAAAAGTCAATAGGTTTTGGAAAATTTTTCAAGAAATTTTGAGTTATTTATGAAACCATGATTTCATCATACCATTCTTGGATGTCGATGCCAATTTTCTTTAACTGCTCTCTCACCAGCCAGTTGAATTCTCCAGGCATCTCATAGTGTGCTTCGAGCTTGTCCCGCTCTTCCTTCATAGCGAAGTAGAATTCGCGCAGCCTCTTCTTACCAAATCCAAATCTTTCATGAAGAGTATACAGGATCATCGCGTCAATGTCGATTGCATACTTATCATTCATCTCGACAATCTGACGAGATATCTCTGCCTTCATAGCCTTGTCCTCTGCAGGAGTAAAGACGAACTTCGGAACCTTGGACTTGTAATTTGCTTTCATTTTGTTACCTCGATGCTTTCAAACATTTTACACAGCTTCGGAAATTGAATTGCAAGCCAATCAACTGCAGGCTCACAGTTGGCCCAATCGCAGCAATTATCTAGCCCGCTTTCAAACAACGCTGCATGGATGCACTCGTGTCGCACTACCTGTCGGATGTATCGTGAAAGATCACCCTTAGAGTTAGCTTTGTCGACATCAGTACAATCATCTATGACGATCGTCTTCGTAGAAGTGTCGCAGTAACCATCCATATCCTTGAGAAGAGGATACTTATCAGCTGTACTGAATATCAACTTATAAGTTACGCCAAGTATCTGGATACTGTCGTAGTCCTTTTTGCCCCACCTAGGTGCCTTCATAGATTCAGACATAACAGGTGTGGTACTTTCAACTGATGTGTTCATGTTTAGCTCCTTTCTGAGTACAGCTTTTCAAATGTAGCTCTGTCAATGCTGTTAACATCTTCATTATCAGGCATAGACATTGTCCATATGATAGCTATGTGCTTCAGCTGATTCTGCAGTTTCTTAGTAGCTCGGTGTCCGGCATCATCGCCATCCATACAGATGACATATTCTGAAACACCTAGCTCCTTGAGCTGCTGTATCTGCTGTGCATTACCGGTTCCTAGTAATGCAACTGCTGGATATCCGTATGTCCAGCACGTCAAGCAGTTTATAACCGACTCACAGATGATAACTGACTTACATCCTTGAGGTATCTGATCAATACCATAAACAGGTTTCTCTGCGTATTCAGGATAGTTGAAGAACTTTCCCTTGATTGACCTACGACAGAAGAATAGTGTTCGTCCTTGGCGGTCTCTTACAGGAAATGTGATGCAAGGAGTTGGTTTCTTCCTTCCAGGTGCAACCCAGTTAGCATCGTATCCCACATCAAACTTCTCAATTATCTCATCTGTGAGTTTACGCTCATACATGTATGGAACTATGAATCTATAAGATGCAAGTTCTTCCTCTGACACGTATTCTTTCTCAGGCTTAGACAGTGATGCAACATAATCAACTGCATACTTACTTTGCACAGATTTCATCATATCTACAGGTACAAGCGACTCGAAATCAGGTGATTCTTCGAACCCAGGTACATTTTCTTTCAGCCACTCAATGCCTGTTGATGAGATAGACCTTGACTTAAGTATCTCAGTTATTGCATCAGGAAGTGTGCTCGCATGACCGCATGTGAAACAGTGAACAAACCCTTCCGGATATCTTCTACCGTTTCTGTACTCTTCGTGTAGTAGAACACCGCAAGACGGTCTACGTTCATTACCGCTATTATGAAACGGGCAGTATATCTGGAAATAATTACCCGATTGTTTATTCAGCCGGATGTATCCAAACGACTGTAGCTTCTCAAGTATTTTGATTACTTCCATACCTTGCACCCCAAGCTACATGTGATTCTTCTCTTGCAAGCATATCACAACGCTCATTGTACTTGTTGCCTGCATGACCCTTGACCCACTTGAATGTAACATGGTGATATGTAATCAGATTCAATATCTGTTGCCAAAGGTCTTGATTCTTAACGTCACCAGACGTATTTGTCCAATGGTTCTTGACCCAATTGAACAACCAGTTCTTATTGATAGCATCTACTATATACTTTGAATCAGAATATAACGTAACACGACATTTACGTTTCAATGCAGACAGCCCACCTACTACAGCAGACAGCTCCATCCTATTGTTTGTTGTATCTTGTGATCTTCCTGTAAAGGATTTCTCACGACCCGACGCAGATATGCAGATTGCAGCCCAACCTCCCGGACCTGGATTACCAATGCAGGCTCCATCAGTGTATATCTTTACTTCAGGTAGATTTTCTATGTTTTCTATGACAGACACCTCACTTGCTGCTAGAATTCAACGTCGTCATCATCAATATCGTCTAAATCATCAAACCCGGATCCAGACACTGTAGATGAATTCGGCGTCAAGTTTGTTGTTATCTTGTAATCATCCATCTTAGGAGTGATAGCCTGACCTACAGGATCATTTTCATCTCCACCAGGCAAGTAATTCATGTTACCTGTGTTGACGTCCCAAGCATAAGAAAGTATAGGCTTCTGGTTGTTGGCCATACGAGCTTTCTCCATGCGGATATCTAACACATGTTTATCAAAAACCTGACGTAATGAAAAGACCTGTGTTGCAATTCGTGCAGGATGGTCACTTCCTTCAATGTTATACAGATTAGGGAACGGGTCACCCTTATCGTCTTTTGACTCTTTTGTTTCACGGTTGGCTTGGAGTGCTACAACAACAGCACAGCCAAACTGCTTACTGAGCTTGAACAGATCCAAGCACAGATTCTTGTATTTGACGTAATCTGTATCAGACCTCTTAGTATCTTCCATATATGAAAGACCGTCTATTATCAATTCTTTGATTCCGTGTTTCTGAACAAGAGTTCTAAGTGCAGGTACATTTACCTCTCCACCCGATACGTCTTTGTCCTCGAGGACAAATGCACTAGTATCTTGTTTAGCAAGATCTCTAAGATAGTTGACATAAGCAGCATCATAATTTCCTTGGAACAGCTGACTGTTCTGGAAATGCTCTCTCCAGGTGTCGAAACGAGTACCTAAGAATGCTGCTTGCATCTCTGGAGAATAGTAAAGGACAGGAAATCCGTTCTTCTGTGCGCTCTCCATCATCTTTACACAGACCCAAGATTTACCTGTATTGGTTCTCGCTACGATAAGAGCAAGTTCCTCAACAGTACTTAGTCCGCCGTACATGAGTTTGTCTATCTCAGCGAACCCTGTCGGAATACGAGATTGCTTACTGAATTCTACAACCATATCACTACGACGTTTAGCGTCTTTGATAAGATCAAGAGGTTGTGAAGTATCTAACTCCTGTGCTTTTTCACATTGAGATGATAAGTATGCCCAAGCATCTGTAACGTCTCCAGATCCGAGATCTTTCAACTTGTTGAATGTTTCAAGTAAAAGTATGTGCTGTTTGTTCTTCGCCATCTCTCGACGAAGGTACTGCAATGGTTCTGAAACAGAGACGAGTTCAATGCTTGGAAATTGCGACTGGAAAGTGAATACGTCTGGCACATCACCATATTCTAGGCGATGGTTGAGGATGAATTCAATCTGTGGTTTGAATACAGAATAGTATGACGGATCAAACCCACATAACTCATTGACATCTGAGATGGAGTCGCTTGTTAGAATTTTTGATATAACCTGGAGTTCAATAGACGATATCATTTAGCGCCCTCCCTCAGCTTCATCGTCAACCTTCGGAAGAAGTCGCTATTCTTACCTATGAGGCCACTCGTGACATCATTAGGAAGATTCTGTTTGTTTCGTATAGGCTTTGGAAGTATGATGATAGTAGTTTGTCCTGTACCCTCTCTTTCCTGAAGGATATTCAGAAGTGTCTGAGATTCAAAATCTCCAAAGTGGACATAATCCATACCAGAAATGATAAGTACCTTAGCAGACTTCGCCCATATACGCATGTACTCTAGAGAATCTGGTTCAGTCTTTATTGACCAACTCTTCTTGAGTTCTTCCATGTATAGAGAATATCTCAGATTGTATACACTACAATGTAGCCTACTACCTGACCAATTGTGGCATATCGCACAATATGTGAATAACTCTGCTGTTGTAACTGTGCTATCCTCAGCAGCAATTACTTTCAGCTTACCATCAGACTCAGTAAGAATTCGAGACATTGTAGATAACTTCTCTGGAGGAGCTTGGAACACTGAGCTTTTATCAGTTATTCCGTTACGCTCAAGCAGATAAGATGTTTCAACAAACTTAGGGCAAGAATTATCACATACTGCGTCTACGCAATGAGCTGCAAAGATGCAACTATGCATTTGATCTCAACCCCCTTATGATAGGATTTCGAGACTGCTTGTATGCTACGCGAGAACTCACACATTGTTTCGCCAACTCTATAGGATCTTTGAATCCTAAGTCAGCGTAGTGATCTTGCGTAGTGAATAATGTTAAGAATGGATCCAATCTACCGAAGATAGGATACTTATGTTGTATTCCTTTGACATCACGCTCAAGTAGATACCTCCTCACTACATACTCCTTGATAAATTCAGAAGTACGAGGTATTACAGCAGATTCAGGAATATCATCCCATATCTCAGCAACATTTCGCAGTTCGCCGTCAACTTCAATTGATGTATAGAAACTAACGATTTGACCTTCAATCAGTCGAGTTAGCTTGAATATGTGAGGATACTGTATGATGTTGTTCAACAGCTGTTCTCGAGTGTAGCCCTCTATAGGGAGAATAAGACCGATGTCTTCAGCAAAATCTATTCCGTCAATATGCTCATACATGCAAGCTGCTCGAGTCTTGATAAGATGATTCGGAAACAACCTGAGCAGATCATCATCTGTAAAATATGTTAGGTCAGTGGTTACAGATATCTCATTCTGACGAGTAGGCACACGAGGTAATGACTCATATATGACATATTGTTCTCCGTTCATCCAACCTGACATCCACACCTTATCCTTGTTGTACTGAGGTATAGTAGGTGGTTTGATATAGAGATCCTCTTTAGGAGTTGGAAGTACAGAGGGTTTATCTCTAACGGGTTCTTCAACTTTCTTTGTCACCGCAGCACGAGTTGCACTTACGGGGACTTCTTCAACTGGTTCAATGTCCCAAGTGATTTTCCTCTCGTCAAGAAACAGATCACCTAGTGATGACTTACACATAAACTCATCTACAGTATCTAAACTCAGCGGAGCATTAGGGTTCCAACTGAATGGCATAGCCTCTCCGTTGAGTATGATATATGATAATGTATTCATCACAGCAGTTACTTTAGATCTATATGAATACGTATTCTTGAAATGTGATGACACATAGGCGATTACATCAGAGTGCATAGTAGATAAAATTGCTTTGTGCCTAGGCGGGTACTTCAGTTTGTCTGGAATCTGAGTGAATTCTATATTCATATGACTTCACCTCCTGATGATGAATAATCTAGATGAAATTCTCGTATCACAGATGAATCAGATTGATAGTTCCGATACTTATCTAATTCAGATGGATTCAACTCGACACATTTCTGATACACCGCCGATTCATATGAATCATCCTCAGACTGATCAATTCTATTGAACCCATTACTCCATAAGATGTCCCAAAGTATTACAGCCTGTAATGTGATATCATCTGCGGAGATGTTAGAGCATATCTGATATATATCATATGGAACAGCATATGGTACAGACGCATCTTTCTCCTTCAGTGACTCACACCAGCTTGTAAACGTGTAGACAAATGATGACTGATTTCCGTCATGTATGCTTTTGCCATATGCTATTACAATGCTGATTATCCAAGAAGGTATCCTACGCACATTGTATCTGAACCCAGTATTCTTAGAATCAAAGAATCTACTTCGATACCATAGTCGAAGTATATCTACACACTCTTGAGCAGATTTACTCTCGTCACACCGAGTCTTGTTCAGCATATCGAAGTAGATAGAAACCAGTTTCTTCTTATTCTGCGACGACAACTTATCTGAAGTTTGACCCTCTGACGTTTGACTCACTACAGGTTGAGGTGTGATGAAATTCTGCAACTGCGAGATACTGGATTGGATATTAGATAGAACATCTTGTATGTCTGAATTATCTCTTTCAAATTCCTCTGTATCTTCAGCAGCGAGGATCTCCTCTTCTAAGAATGCTGATACAGTTCCTACAATACTCTCACAGACTGACGCAACGTGCTTCAATCTGTCACGAGTAGGTCCGTACATTCTTGGTCTGTTAGCAGCGATGTCTTGAACATATTTGAGCAGTTTCTTTGCATTCTGTTCTGCACCGTATATGTCCATAGTACACCACCTTTCTAAATCTCTTCATAGTATATGACGAATCGCACATAGCAAAAGTGAGGACGTTGGATTCATGAAGCACTCTCTTCCGGCAGGTTTCTCACGACAATGTTCCCGGGACATTCGGAATACCTTAAAATTGAAACCGTGTAAGACGACGAGTGAGGCGCCATCTCACCATGCTTCACAAATCCAACGTCCTCACTTCGCTGAATTCTGTCTATTGACTACATGTGTTATTATAAGCCCTACGAAGAATTTTGTCAAGGGGTAAATCAAAATTTCTCAAGAAAATTTTTGAAAAACCGCATGAAACAACGTCAATGCGTATCACTAGTAAAATCACACCAGGGCTTAATTTTACTTAATAATTTAATTATTTTATTTTTTGATATAATGTTTGTTATATATTATTTATTATATATATTTTATATTTATGTGGTCAACTTGGTGTTTTTCAGCCGAATTTGTACCATGTGTTACTGTTTTCAGCCGAATTTGTATACACAGATTTGAACGTTTTCAATCAAATTACTCATTTAACTTTCAACTGTAATCAATAAAGAGTCTGACAAATTCAACAAAAAACATCCAAAAAGGTATTGACAAATTTGTATGTATATCTTATAATAAAGCTGTTCGTCATAGAACTACATATCAATCATTTAGGAGGAATAACTATGAGCTCACCTGTAGCGCCAAAAGAATACTGGGAACATATGGAAGGGTATCCGCTAGGATATGAGGTATCCAACAAAGGACGTATTCGCATCAACTATGGAGATCGTGTATCTTATGTACAGTTGCACCAAACAACTGATGGATATCAAACTGTGTCAATTCTAGGTAAACAACCGCGTGTTCATACACTTGTAGCAACAGCGTTCATACCAAATCCTGAGAATAAGAAAGTCGTCAACCACATAGATGGTAACAAGTCCAACAACTGTGTCACCAACTTAGAGTGGTCTACTTATGCAGAAAATACACTTCATGGTTATCGAACTGGACAGTATACTGGTAAACAAGTTCTGTGCAAAGAACTTGATAAAGTATTCACAACATTACAGGCTGCAGAAGCTATACTGGGTATTCCGAGATACGCCATTGAAGCTGCTTGCAAGAGTGGGGACCATTGTTTTGGATATCATTTTGAATTCCTTGATAGCAGGTCCTATGTATATCCGTCTAAGGGGCTATTCATAAGTGCAGGAGAAGTTATAGAATATGGCAAAACTATGTCGTCTATTGATCAACTACGGAAGTTCTATCTTGATGGCGAAGAACCATCTGATATAGAAATATTGTGATACCACTTGACTTTTCACCCAGAATTTTATATAATTTTATTGTAGGAAGATGGATAATTTTCATTTGAATTTCATAAGAAAAATTTTATGATTCTGATGAAATCTATCAACTTTGGCGTTTTTGGCCAATTCTTCAAACTTTGGCGAAAACCAACAAATTGATGAATAATTGAATGGAAATCGTTATAGAATTAGGCGAAGTACTTTGTGTATTGTGAAGGAAAGACGTATATGGCGGATAACAAGTTATCAAAATCAGAACAAGTAAAACAACGAACACTTGAGATATATGACTCACTTCCACAAGATAAAGAACAGCGAATAAAGTGTTTAGATGCTCGGGATGAAATAGTTGAACTCAATTATGCGTTCTTTGGATATGTTGCTACACATACCTACATACATAATTCATCTGTTACATACGAGGATAAGTTTCAATCGGCTCTGATGCATTTTTGTGAATGCTGGTGGTGGTACAAGTGGAAAGGCGATGAGAATCATAAGGGATATCGTCAGGATCTATCATTCACAGTGTTTTTCAAACCTCGTGTAGGTGAGATGATTGAACGAGAGCTCAACGAAGTCAAGTATTCAGTAAGACGGTCGTTGTGTATGGAAGCAGGTGCACAGCTTGGCAAGCATTGGGGCAAAGTACGCTACGAAGATCTCAGTAAAGTAAATCTACCAGCTGATAAGTTAAACTCTCTCAAGGCCATATTCGGAACAGTGTACTGGGCAGATCTAGAAACGTCTGCATTGTTTATAGAAGCTCCAAAACAACACACAAGTATTCTTGATACAATGAATGACAATTACAATTCGCTCGAAGAATTGCTTATACATGAAATGGTTTCTCAAGAGTGTAGACTCACAGATGATAAGCTGTATGAGATGGCGGACATATACGGTCTAGACTTCTGGGAACTGAAACGACTATTACCAGGAGCAGAAAAGAAGCTCCGAACAGCATTACAACAACAGGTTGATTTCATCGAAGATTGATGTTTACATAAATATAGCCGGTGGTTTATCTTACCACCGGCTGTTTCTTTGTGTATGTTAGGCGACGAGCTTGTCTGCCATCTTGAGATACTTGGCGACGAGATCTGTCTCGGTAGGCTGTCCGACGCCGGGCAGCTTCTTCATGCGGTAGTTGAGGTCGAAGCTCTTCTCAACCTTCTTGTAATAATGCTGAGTGAAGTCTGTCAGAGCGTTCATGATCTGCCATGCAGTACCTCTGTAGTTCGCGAGGTTGTCGACAGCAAGGCACTGTGTGAACGTATCGCGGACAACTGACTGGTTCATGTTTGCTGCATTGTCGAGCATAGTTCCGTCGGAGCCTGTCATGTACGGGAACAGCTCGTCGAGGATGGTGTCGATCTCGGAGCGGGTAATCTTCATCTTGAGCATCTTTTCAGCTCTGCGATTCAGGCTGTCGATAGCGGTGCCGACAGACTCTTTGAGCTTGATGGCCATCGACTCGTTGACGCTGAAATCATCTATGATCGGGATTCTCAGCTTGTAGGCGCTGTTGCTGAGCGCAGCAGACAGTGTGTTCTGACATACAACACGTACCGGAGTGTTGAGGACTGTGATCTTACCGTCGGGTCGGAGATGGTCGTTGAGAACGACGAAGTAATGGTCTACATCGTCATCAATGACCTTGAATCCGCCGTTGATCTTGAAGCAGCCGAATACGGTTTCTCCGCGTCCTAGGCTGGCAGCGGTCTCAACATCGAGATCACTTCCGATCATTCTGTTGAAGGTGTTGAACGTATCGCGGTTCTGAACGATCTGAGGGTGGCCGTTGTTTACAACGCCGAGCACCTCGTTGTTGTCTTTGCGATAGATAGCATGGTAGCCGTAGATCTTATCGTGAAGATCTGTCTTCATAGGCTCTGCGCCTACTTCCCAGCCGAGGGAGGCACCGTTGATGATCTCTTCTGAAGTTTTGGGCGGTGCGTCATACTTTACGCCGAGTCCGTGCCACGGAGTCTCTCCTACGTACAGCATAGTGTCAATGTTTGCAGACATTTGTATTCCTCCTTGATATTGTAGATGACGTAGTCAGCAAGTTGTGTATCTACTGACCTTATCTCACTTTTGTTTAACGATTCAGGAATTTCAGGTTACGTGGTACATCTACAGCATATAGACCTGTATCATCAATTTCAGCACTGAACTTCGACATTACATCAAATTTTGAGATAGAAACAGATCCAGCATCTGGAAAATCAAACATGTGATCTTGAAGGACTTTCTCCATGATTGTACGAAGACCTCTTGCCCCAATCTTCTTTTTCATAGCGTAGTCTGCTATACAAGATAAGGCTGATGCTTCGAACTTGAGAGAGCAGTGATTCAACTCAAATAGCTTCTGGTACTGCTTGACGATTGAATTTTCCGGAACAGTCAGAATGTGAATGAGATCTTCTTCAGTCATCGGATTGAGCTGAGTTACAACAGGAAGACGTCCAAGTAATTCAGGCATCATGCCGAATTTCTGAAGTTCTGACGTGGTGATAGGCTTATTGTAGTTGATACCTTCAAAGGCACCTGCGCAGATGAAAAGTATGTTAGACGTATCCATCTTTATGTAGTCAGCTCCGTCAGGCCTTTTACGTCCTCCAGATGCTGGAACATTGACGGTAGATCCTTCAAGCATCTTCAGAAGAGCTTGCTGAACTCCTTCACCTGATACATCACGAGTGATAGATGCACTTTCAGCTTTACGACCTATCTTATCAATCTCATCAATGAATAAGATTCCGTGTTCGGCAGCATTCAGGTTGCCGTTTGCAGCTTGATACAATCTCAGCAAGCAGTTTTCTACATCTTCTCCGACGTATCCAGCCTGCGTGAGAGATGTTGCATCAGCAATAGCGATCGGAATGTTTAACTTACTTGCAAGCGTCTTTGCAAGCAGCGTCTTGCCGGTACCTGTAGGTCCAATCATCAAGATGTTTGATTTCTCAATACCAGCTGACGGATTGTTGCAGCGTATGCAATGATTGTAGACTGCGATGCTTAGAGCTTTCTTAGCGTCGTCTTGCCCGACGATACTTTTATCGAGCAGAGCCTTGATAGATTTAGGATTCAGAGTCAAACTTAACATCACCTCTTGAATAGTGTTCGATGAGCGATTTCTTAGCGGCAACAGCTACGTCGTCGGAGATCATGTTCTTATTCTGCATTTTTACGATGATAGAATACGAAGTAGCAAAGGTTCCATACACAGGAGCTTGCTTAGACTCTGTCGTGTTGCAGAGTTTAACTTCACCGATTGTATCAATCAGCTTGGCGATGATCTGGAAAGGATTCTCCTCAGAAGGTTCTGTAGAATCTGAGCCGATTGCGGATGCATCAGCGTCGGCAGTTGTCCCAAGCTTCTTAACAATAACAGGTGGTTCAATCCATCCTCCGGCAACTCGAACACGTGCAAGCATCTCGTCGTTCATCACATCGATGTCCTCGATATATTTCTTGAGATCAAATGCATCTTTGATATCAGGAAATAATCGCGAAATCGGAAAGTTGAAAGCACGAGCGATCTGATTCATGACATTTGAACGCATACCAGCGAGGTTCATCTCGTAGTCCTTGATAGAACTGTGAGACCGAGATGTGCAGGCCGCGAGCTGTCTGCGAGTCCAGCCGAGAGTAGATCTCAGACGCAAGATAGCGTCACCATATGCCTTGCGAACAGATAGCTCGAAATCAGATAACGGGTGTTGTTTTGGCATATACATTTCTCCTTACAGTAAAATAGTGTGTAGACAACTATGATTTGTCATCTACACACTAATTAACGATTTTACAATAACCGTCTTTTGCCTCGGCTAATGAACGATATTACTCGATAATGTCGATGTCAGAAGCAGCCTCAACGATATCAGCAAAGGAGTTACCGTCCTCCAGGAGATATATTGCTGTATCCTCAATGTCCTTGAATTTGATCTCGTACTCGGTGATGTATCTCAAGATGATATCAGGCGTAGATTCCTGAATGTAAGATGTAAGAGTTTCCAGGTCATATTTCTCAAGTGCTTCCTCAGGATTGACCATCTCGCCAGCAACAGAGATATCTTGTCCGTCTGTGACGCAAAGGTACAGCGTATCGTCTACAACTACGCTTCCATATAGGGACTTGTCTGCATCAATGCAGTCCCAGCTGTATCTGTCAAATTCAGCGGCCATCCACATATTACCTTTGTCTCCGTGAAGGGCGTCTTTCACGTTATCTTCTGTAACCTGGTAGAATACAGTTCCTACGGTCTGTGCAGCTGTGATCGTCTGTGACTCTTCAATAGATTGATGCTGACCCTCGTCTAGATACTCCGAAGCTGTATCGAAGATGTAGTCTGCTATCGCAGAAGCAAACTTAGCTTCGCTGTCTTCATGAACCTCCTTTGAGTAGCCGAGTGTCTGGTCAACTACGAGTGCATTGAGTGCAGTTAAACCAGATGTCTCATGAATCTCGAAGTCTATACCAGATACTGAGATGTTGCCAGTAGCATCATCGTATGTCACCTGATCTGCTCCGAACATCTGACGAAGTTTGTATACAACAATCTTTGATATAAGATATCCGAAATTAGTCATCATGTCCTCCTTAATTTACAGCATTACGAAGCTTTCCTCGCTTATCGCCAGTCAGCTTGCTGTATCTGAAATTGTTTCTTATGTATACCCAGAAGTAATGCCCCTTACTCGGCGCAGAATGCCATCTGCGATAAGTTAATACAGGTACATCATAATAGATATAGATATCACCAGGACCACCGTGCTCGCCTTTGAACTGCACGATAACGTCCCCGAATTTGGATTTCCTATCCTTCACATTGATAGTGTATCCCCATACGTTAGAGGATTTTACACGTACAATGTTTTGTGCTAGGTTACGCGTGTTGATTGCAGCCATGACTGGTGCAACTGGTATTTCTCCTCCAAGCTGTCGACCATGTGCTTTAATCAAACCCTCTACTACGCGTATCAGCGCGGTGCAAGAATGTATGGATTGATATGTACCCAGATAGTCAAGACGGAAGCTGCTAGCAGTGATAGACAGCGTCATCTTAGGGTCATCATCACAATGTACGTATTCACCGTCGGCTACTTCGTTGAACCCGAGTATCTTAGTTACATCTTGAATATCTCTATTCATTGATACAGAAGAAGATGTTATTGTATCCAGGTCTTTTGTCGATAACCATTTTGTTGCGGCCTGAACTGTCTTGAACGATGGATGCTCCCAAGACGGATAATTCCACACACCGTTTTCACGTATCCTGATATACCATTGAGAATCCGCGAGATCTTGCACGATTGAAATGTTTGCATGCACGTAGCAATCTATGTTATCTATTGTCATCTTATCGAATCGCAGGTAGCTCACCTAGTAATCACCTCCGTACAAATATATAAGGTGGCTGACGGCATATCAACCACCTAAGAACATCATTCATTATCAGCATCTGTGCTGCCTTCAGGCCACTGAAGTCGATGACCACAATTAGGACATTTGTCAATCTTGCCGATTGTATCCGGGTCAAATGATTTGATCTGGCAGTCAGGACATCTCCATCCTTTGGAATGTATAAGCGGAAACGGGATCAACGGATAGGACTTATCGGCATACTCTTCTTTGAGTTCACCAGATTCTGTATAGTAGAGTTGATACAGCTGCTTTTCAACTGCCAATCGACGTTCTTGCATATCTGCGGCGTGCTTATGATGAAGTGCATCTGTCAACATCATTGTGGAAAGCATAGGATTTTCTGAGAATCCCGGAAGTATGTCGTCCATATTGAGCTTGCCCTTCCTGTCGCTCTTATGACTCAGATAATATGAACACCTCATGATATCACCTCATGTAATTAGGGTCTAAGTGTTTCATTATGTCTGATTCAGCTTTCCGGATTTGGCCGCTGATAAGCTGTTGTGTGTGGTAAAACGACTTTGATGATACTTCTGAGTATTCCTCTACTGATTTACGCAGCTTCCGGATAGTGATGATAGCTGCTACAAGCAGTATGATAGCTGTTATCAGGAGTATCAGCTCAAGTACAAGTCCGATTACAAGAAAGATGTTGTTATTCACCATCTGCTAAATACCTCCAAGTATGGTGTTCCGTCTTCGGAGTAGTTCCAGTTGTAATGTTTCCAGGTTCGTTCTGCAATAGCTGACTGCTCCGCAGAAGTTGCTTTAACATATTTGTTGCATAATTCACCTGTAGGGCAATCTCTACGCCTTCCTGTGCAGAGAATGTAATCACAAGCGTTATGTGATTTTGGAGATGCGTGGTATAGACAATCTCGTCTCTTACACATCTTACAGCGTTGCTTGCCCTTACTGGTCAACTATACTAGACCTCCGTGTACCTTTATAGACAGCAAGAGATGTTTCTTTGACAAACTTGCTGTGATCTGTGAATGCCTGTGTCATTGCACGAAGCATTCTCATGAACGCTTTTCTCAGAGAGCGACGCTTTCTTTTGCGAGGGGTCGGCATGACGTAATCTCGCGAGATGTTCTGCAGGAAGAGTCCAGCAGACTGTAACTGCTCCTCCGACACATTCTCCAAGCGTACTCTCGGCAGGTTGTGGTCATCAAATGTGACCGCGATTCTGGATGTTGAATTTCTGGGTTTTACATTGTAGCTTCTCATAAGTTCCTCCCAACAGCATGAATTTGGTTTCTGTTTACATTTGTTGATTGTTTTTGATGTGTTGCTGTTGTATTGAGTTTAACGATTCTACTAGTGACATATCTACGTCATCTGGTTCAATGCGATTAGAAGCTCTTAACTCTACACCTTCATCAGGCATCTCATAGACCCAGTAGCCTATCTGTATTATCTCATTCATAGTTAAAGTATCCAGGTCCTACTACATACTCTTCGAAGCACATACCTGACTCATGTAATTCAGCAGCCACGTGCTCTCCTACATATCTGTAATGCCAGGGTTCATACCCAACTCCAGTTTGACTACTCTTGCCCTCTGGATATCTGAGAATGAACCCGTATTCCCACGAATGTGCTATCAACCATTGTTGTGTATCTGTATCCTCTTGGTAGGTTTCGAGGTTTTGGTTGTCGATATCAACTATATCAACTGCAAGACCTGTATGATGCTCAGAGTATCCTGGAGGTGAAACAGATTTCGCAGCTTCTTGTTTCGCCTTGCTCTCGGAGTAGTTGTATACGCGCATCAGCTCTGAGACCTTATCATCAAACAATTCTGCCTGTTCATCCACAGATCTATAAGCTGAGCAAACTACCGGTGTGTTACCTGCAGCTATGCAATCATCTAATAACTTCTGTAATGCATCGTAGCATTCTGATGATACTTGTAGACCGTTTTCTAGTTTCACGAGGTTGACAGTGTAATCATGTGGTAACTTACTTTCTCTGTTAACAAGTAGGAGATCATACTGCAGAAGCTCTTGTTCTGTTGGATACTCTGTGGTGGCCTTTGACATTGTAGCAGTATCAGTTGCATGCGTAGGTTCTGCAGGTTGGTCATAGATCTCTGCTTTAATCATGAAGCCTAACAGTATTGCTACAACACAAAACATCAGTATAACAAAACCTATCTCAGTAACTCGAGATCTCAGTCTCGGCTTACAGTGTTTACCATTCATGATATTCACCTCATCATAAATATAGTATAGTGCAAACAGGATGCTTACACTATACTATTAACGAAGGTTGTATCAGATGGTAGGGCGTGTAAGATAGTACGAATGCATCTTCTCATACGCATGAGCAAACATGAATACATCTGCGTCATGGTACTGACGTGCAACTATCTGCATACCTACAGGAAGTCCGTCAATGAACCCGATCGGAATAGATGCTGCAGGATATCCGACGAAGTTGATCGGGAACGTCATTGCAAATGATATGAAATCTGTATCTTTGCTTAACTCGGTTCCTGCAATCTTTCGGATTGCCTCAGGAGTCTGCTCTGAATTCTTAAGAGGCATACATCCTGATACTGGAGAGATGATGATATCTGCATCTTTGAACGCATTCTCAAATGTGTCTAAGACATCAGTGCGGATTTCGTTGAACTCTCGAATATCGAAGATATCTGTCTCAAGAGTCTTATGATACCAATAGATGAATTCAGGAGTGAGTTCATCGCTATGGTCGCCTATCAGATCTAACCCATTGCGTTTCCACTCTTGGATATCTAATGTAGTATCTAATGAAATAGATCTACACCAGCATCTAGCAAGTTCATCCAACGAGTGCTGGAAGTGGATGTCGTCATTCAGCACGATTGCACCGGCATGTCGGAACTCTTTCGCAGCCGACTCTACCAGGGAAGCGATCCTTGGATCAACTGGAAAGATTCCAAAATCAGGTGTGAAAACAACTTTCCTTCCTCGTATAGGATTACTCATCTTTAATCTAGCGGTGTGCTTGAATGGTAAGCTGATCGGATCACGCGGGTCATACTGATTCATAGCATCGAAGAGGATTGCACTATCCTCAACCGTCTTAGTAATGCTGCCGTTGAAGCAATACGGATGTGTAGCAGTCCAACCGTCTGGTCTGCATACGCTCGGAACAGATCCTAAGCCTGCCTTGAAGCCAAAACAGTTACACCAAGCTGCAGGTATGCGAATGGATCCACCGGCATCTCCGCCCTCTCCTAGAGGAATCATTCCGCTTGCAACAGCTGCTGCAGTACCTCCGGAAGATCCACCGGAATTGTATTCCAAGTTGTAAGGATTGTGCGTAGGTCCGTACATTGTGTTATCACAAGTACCTTTGAATCCAAACGGAGGGGCATTGGTCTTACCGATAGCAATCGCTCCTAACTTCTTCGCAGCAGAGTAGAACCTGGAGTTGCAGGTGTCAATCGCCTTGAGAGCAGGTACTCCTCCATGAGTGTTTGACCAGCCTTTCTTTGAGTTGAGAAAGTCTTTCAAGCCTACAGGTACACCTGCAAACGGTCCGCCGTATTCGCCTTTTAGAATTCTCAATTCAAGCTTCTCAGCTTCTTTGATTGCTTCATCGACTTTAGTGTAAGTGAAAGCATTTACCTTTGGATTCAGTGTATCAATACGCTGTGCGAAGTATCTGATAACTTCAACCGGCGAGACCTCGCCTTTGTTGACGAGGTCCCCGATTTGCACAGCTGATAAGGTCTCAAGCTGCATTAGTTGTCTCCTTGGAAGCATATTTCTTCAGATACTCTGAGCCGACGTTTTCGTCTTTCCACTTCTTGGAAACATGATAGCCAAGGGGAGAGAAGACGATCTCAATAACAAGCTCAAGAAGCATTCCGAAGAATGAACACCCGATCACCTGAGGGATACTCCATCCAAAGAACATGTAAGATACGAAGAATGCAAACACGATGTTGTCTACAAATTGGCCAGCCGCAGTAGACAGATAGCTACGAATCGCAAATCCTTTGAATGTTCCATTGTCTGCTTTCTTGCCAATCAGCTTGTTGACGATAGAGTTTGTAAGTCCACCTAAGAAGAGTGCGATAGTAGAACCTACAACAATGTACCAAGTTGATGAAAATGTTCCGTCAAGGGCTGTGTTTACAGCGTCGCCGGTACCTTCCGGTGCAGAGAAAACAGATGCCCAGATACCAGGAACTTTGACAATGAGTGCAAACAGCAGAGAGGTAACCAGCGCAATGACCGTTGCCGTAGTGTTGAGAATCGTCGCAGCACGCGATCCAAATCTCTTGCAGACGCAATCCATGCAGAGGAAAGCGATCCAGGAGAAGAAGATACCAGCTGTAACCGCGAGGTACTGCGTATTAAAAATAGACTTGTTGGCGAGGAGATTCATACATACGCAAGATAAGATGAATATCGTCGTGACAAGCCCTGGTATTGATCTGAGTGTTTCTTTGATTTCGGTTGTTAATTTTCTCATGATTGAATTACTCCTTTATTTTTGATTTGTTGTATGCGGAGGCTGTCAGAAGATTACAAAACTCCGCGTGGCCTATGATGTTTACATCAGATAAGGATCTTCTTCATTCTACTCATCTCCTCTCCATCAGACGAACGCTACTTCATTTTGTATGATGAAGTAATGTGCTTGACATCTGAACGAGAAGTTACCGATTGAAGGATACAGAGATACTACTCCATCTTCATGTTCCAACAGTTGCCAGCCTTCATTACCTAGAGGAGTTACTACTTCCTCACCGCAACCGCACGGGCAAAGATGAAACGCAACTTCACATTCTTTGCATATGTATAAAACGCCCTCCTCAAGTTGATTAGGGCGTCTTTTGACGTATTCAACTCTCATCTTCATATGACATCACCTGGATAGTTATACAAGGTGAAAGTTATGTTATGATCTTCACCTCAGGTATCGCACTTACAATAACGAATTTATCACGTTTATATGTGAACCACCAGTCCATATGATGACGTTGCAGTGTTTTCTCTTGCTGTGTAATGGGACCACCCTCACCGTCAACCAACATGTATGTGATTACATGAATACGTGCAAGCTGGCAGCTGCTGATCTCGTTGAAGCTTTCAGCATCAATTGTGATGGAGAGGCCTCTACATCTTTCCGATGATGAACGATATTCGTCCCAGTGTTTACCGTGCATAGACTTGATAGCGTCGCAGAATTCATCTTCGTAGTATGCCATGTCGGTCAGTTTGTATAGCTCTGACCAGTTAGAATACTTGATGCACTCTTCAAATGCGGTGAGAAATCTTGCGAATTCTTCAGATATTTCTCCTGTAGGGAGTACCAACGACGGCATAGTTGTTGTGCATAATGCAGAATAATGTGTTGACATATCATCCGTCCTTTCTGATATTTTTCTCCAGTTCGTTGAGTTCTTTCACCCAGATAGCTCGTTTTGAAACAAGCTGTTGAATCTCTGAATCATCAACATCGACGCCAAGGTTATTTGATTTCTCATGAATAAGATCATCTAGCGCAGCAATGAGGTCACGCATGATGCTTTGAGCATCTCGAAAGAGTTCGCTCAATTCATCCTCGCACATCTGCATAGCCTGCTCTACAGTATTACATTTCGTACTATCGTAGATTGAAATAGCTTCGCCAGGTGTAACAGATACTTCGATATCTGTTACCTTATGCGAATACGACACTATACGAAATCCTATCATGAATCTCATCATATGAAGATAGATAGCATACTTGCCTAGAATGTATGTGTAACCATTTGTGTCAGGACCGATTATGCTCCAACTGATCCTACTTGGCATATCAACAACCTCCTAGATCATTGTATGATATTTAACGAATTTACACAAAACTGCCCCTCAGCGGTCAGACTGAAGGGCAATTCTGCTACGGCTTCTATCGAAATGTTAGGGGTTGGTTAAAATAGTATGTCAAAACCTTCATATGCTTTCTCTACACGTCTTACAACTTTTTGCATAATCAGTTTCATTGCAGATTGTAGATCATTGAGCTTATCCGGAGTAAATAGATCAAATCCGAGTGTCCTTGCTTGAGGTGTAACCTCTATAGTGTTCACCCTCAATTTGTTCTGATATGTAGTTATGTTGATGTTGATCTGTATCTCTTGTATACCATTGATAGCGATACCAAGTTTAGGATGCTTCTTCTGATAATACAGTGTAAAATACACGTCATACATGTTAGAACCAGAATTGAAGTCATATGAGGTTTCGAGGTGTTTATACAGATACTTTCCTACTCGTTTCACTTGTGTACTTGCAGGAATCTGTTGTGCTGATTTGCAAAGTATTTTCATGAGATTCTCCTCAGTAGTTCCAATCATAGTCATTATAATGATCTTTCACATATTTTCTAACTTGAGATCTCCATTTAGCTGGTAGTTCTATATCATCATCTTCAAAAGCAAGCTCCACAGTATCTTGTACATGTTTCACAACCCAAGAATACGATACGCCGTCTTCTGCGTAATTGTACCAAGTATCATATAGGGATTGATTCGCTTGACTCAATAGTTGTTTTGAACCGAGATCTTCTGCGGAAATTATTTTGCGCTTCATAGATACACTTCCTTATAATTTATATGGCGATCCTTAGTAGAACATACCTTGTAGGAACAGGTTCAACCAATCTGCAAAGAGATCGCTATCTTGCTTACTTTCGGTTGCAGCTAGAACGTCTAGCTGGCTATTGAACCCATCTGCGATTGATCCTGCGTTACATACAAGCCATCCAGCACTTTCGTGCTGATCGTTTGCACTTGTTTTGTTTAGATCGCAGATAACTGTCCAAGATCCTCTTGACATACCTCGAATGTTCCAGATATCATTACCGGACATGTTTTCTTGGAAACTCATTGAATGTAATGTAGATAAATTGAAATGATCAGTTATCTTGTAATAACCGTTGAAGCTGCCTGACTTTGCTTGCCAAGTAGGCTTGCTTCCAGACAACCTGACGTATTCACCATTGACATATGTAGCATAGTTTGTCCAATTGGTGTCCCAATCAGCTGGCTGAGAAGTTGTCAACTTACCTTTGTAAATCCAATCCTCATTCTTAAACTGTATATGGAATATTTTAGATAGAGGCTGACCGTCATATCCATTAGAGTGTCCTAGCTGGAATTTATCAGCACTGAATTCTTTATTTCCTAGATGATACAGATGTGTTTTACCGTTTCCATCAACTTCTGATCCAGAACCTGCTATTTTTATATAACATTGATCTACATCACCATTTACATTGAAAATAGGCAATAAACTAACTGTTATCTTAGGAGATGTAGTACAGTAGCTTAACATAGCAGACTTCGTCTTACCGGAAGCTGGTGTAATATCTTCAAATCCAGGTGCTTCGCTAGTACCTGTATCAACAGATACAAAGTTTCCAAAGAATGCAGCATTGTAATGACTTCTACCAACGGTTCGATATCCAGCTGCAGAACCTGGGTACATTGCTGTGTTTGTTATCTGTATGAAGGTATCTCCGTGTGCGTCTGTTACCGCTGATAATTCTATACCGGGTCCTTTAGCAAAATAAGTTGATATCTTTGTTTTCGTAGCATCATTAGGGTCACGTGTTACTTTGATGCCATCGCCTGCGACAATACGATTGTAAAACTCATTGGCGAATCGAGTAGTGTTGAAAACATCTATCGCCTTGTTATTGACAAGTGCATTGAGTATGTCATCCCAGTGAATGTTACCATCTTTCATATCTGTGATAGTTCCACCTTCACCTGACATATCATAAATCTTACCACTGCTATCTGCAACAGATAGTGACTTTGTCTGATGTAGACCTGCAACATTTGTTACGTTGAGAGGACCTGAACTGAATACATACTGAGAAGAATCTTGTGGCCAAGGAAGTGCAATGGTCTCAGGAGAATCTTTCTGTACAGATGTTTGGAATGTCAACGTATCTGTGTACTTGATGTTAGACAGTTCATATATGGGCTTGTAATAGGTACTTGCTGCCCATGCAGGTGCAGTATCACCAGATACTTTACTGTAATTAGATCCGCTCTTTGTAAAATAATGTCTGAATCTAGTTGACCAGTCAGACGGTTCAGATGTTGTAAGCTCATACAGTGAATCTTGGTCATCCCAGTCAATAACCAATGTAGGTGCATCAGACAATGTCATTGCAGATCCATTTACAGTAAGTTCAATGCTGGCTACTTTAGCATAATGTGTCCTCAATGAGATACCGTTGTTAAGCTCTTGTCCTGTGCTAAGATCGTAGAACTTTGCAAGTTCAAAAACCTCTGATAGTGTCTTAGTTCTATACTGTGTTGCAATCTTCTGGAAGGTGATGCTTCTATAATTTCCAGAACCATCAGGAGTCGGATATGTATATGTGTATTCACCATCCAGAATATTTTGAAGTGTTACAGAAGACGGAATTATTCCTCTGTTTACTGCATCTGCTCTTACAGCGGATACAAAATTCTTAACAGTTATTGCAGAGTATGCATCTCTCCAATCTGTATATCCGTCTACCTCAGGAACTTTACGTCTGTAGTCCATAAGGGCGACTGGATTTATATCACATACTGTTGTCAGATACTCAAGTATGGACTTATGAGATGTAGGACCCTCTCCATTCCAATATCCGCCTAAGTACTGTCCATAACTTCCAGCAGTATTTGCAAGTGTGCTAGATGTAGGAAGTAAAACAGGTATCTTGAATTGAGGACCATAGGATTTATAGATGTAATCAAATGTGTTACTGGGAGAAACATCGCCTGCAACAGGTTTTGCTACCGGAACAAGTGTTAAGCTGTTTACATGATTTCCATTGAAAGTTGTGCTACCTTGCAGGATGAAGAAATATTTCGACTTCCAGTCTGGGACATCTTTGATGTAATCATACATTGAATGGTTTATTGATATATCTATCTGATTAGTGTCAGATCTGTTGATTGTCCGCATCAACAATTGCAAGAAATTGTATCCTTGCGTAGTTGCAGGATCAATTCCAAAATCCGTTCTAAACTGATCTGAAACTTTACCTCGGATCCTACGAGTATACATGGTAGTTACCGCTGCATAATCTGATGGATCTCCACTATTTGATTGTTTAACGAAGAATGGCGGAATAACTTCTGAATCTTCAAGTGCTCCGTAGATAGAATCTACATAAGTATCAGCTACCGGTATATCAACCCAGTTGCTGGAACTGCTGGATACTGTGTGATTGATTTGCCTTACTACATAATCATGGGTATCACGGAAGAATGCGTAGTTATTCTTGATTTTATCCTGGAAACTTATCGCCTTACTAGCTGCAGCACTTCTATCAGTGTCATTGAACATCTTTACTGTTCCAGGAGCTACTGTATCTAGCGGACTTGCATACTGCTCGCCAGTCGCTGTGACCTTTGTACCGAAGAGGGCAGGCGGGAACGCTACATCTCTTTGATACACAGTTAAAACAGCATCTCCGTTGATCTTGTTTAGATCTACTACATCTAGAGGTACTCTGCTATCAGAGAAGTTAGACGAGTAGTAAGTAGCAGGATCTGTTGTCTCCATATCTACTACAGGAATTCTATGAACTTCTTTCGCTGACGATTCCTTCGTTGACGGATTGCCGTTTGTTGACATCTTTCTTGAATACTTGTTATCAAGGAAGTATGTAGCATACATCGACGGAATAGAGAATACTATCTTGTTTGCCCACGGGAATATTCCAGGTCCTAAGAATGCTCCGTCTTCCGGAATGTTATTTGACGTATCAGTGGAACCATCGAGTCCGCTTACTCCTGCAAGTACTGTGCGTAGTGTGAAACCTGTTAGCAGAACGTAGAATGCTTCTTTGACTGCGTCACTTAAGAAGATCCTCACTCTAGGTCTCTCAGACAGTACAGGCGACATATCCTTTGCAGGCGTACTATTTGTCGCAGACCAGTTGCCTGGCTGAATAACAATACCATCTACAACCTTCATGTAGTTGAGAATCTGTTTCTGCTGTGTAGTACTGAGCTGAGACGAAAGTGATGTCGGATACTCTGTGCTTTCAGCAGTATGCTGACCAGATATAGGTCTTGCAGTTGAATTTGTTAGAAGTGGACCGTAACTGGTCACTTTCTGTGCCCAACCGGTTTCGTCTACTACCGCTTCTCCTAGGAAGAGAGATCCAAGGATTGTATTTGCAGCTGCAAGTTTTGTATTTTCAGGAAGTTGAAAATCTACAAGATGGTGACCGCTTACTTCGTCGGTCGGGATCTTCAATAACATTGAGGAGCCCATCGCTATTGTAGATGAGAGCCATTCAAGCTCAGTTGCAGGTGGAGTATTAGGATCTTCGCTCAGTGAGTGCTTGACGTAAAGTTCGTATGCACTGTAACCTACTACTCTACCTTCATTATAGATTTTTACACCCATTGTTTCACTCCTCAGGTTTCAGAATTAACGGGTACAACAAGTAAGCATTCTACCCAAGTTGAAGTCGGTTCATCGTAGGAGTATATCTTTGATACTTCGTTCACCTTAACCATCTTTCCGTGCGGGATAGGATAAAGGTCTTTGATTGCATCTCTGTCAGCAAGCGTATCTACAGTAACAAAAGCAGATCGCATTGTCTGATCAAATACTACAAATGGATCAGGCTTCTCTTCGCCGTAGTCGAAATGTCGAATTCTATCGACTGTTATAACATGTACCTTATCAAGCGATACTTCGCTGAATGGCAGAATAACTCCTTCTGGAATTGATATGAAGTACCATCCGAGCTGTCGCTGATTGTTGTAGATGTACCAATCGTGTTGACTGATCCACTTTATTCCGTCATACCCATCTATGGTTACAATATCACCAGAAAACATCTGATGAAATTGTGTTGCGATGAAGTTGTCTGTTGATGCCATTAGTTATCCCCTTTCTACGAGATAGATGTCATCAAGATCAGTCTTCTGTAGAGGTTTGATGTTGCCACCGTCTAGATCTGTAAGGTACCACCCACATACAGGTCGGTTACCTCCCCAGGTGTACCATCCATGTCGAGCAATCCATCTATCAGTATCAAACCTTCCAAGTTTGAGTCTTGATCCATCTTCGATGTATTGAGAGGTTCCAGGAATTTGAAGTTTGCAAGCGTTACACATAGCTTTATCTGCACCTCCAATTTTGATACTGATATACAAGGTTCTCAACAACAAATCACCGCCCAGCGCAATGTCCAGGCGGTGATGTATTCATATGATATTATCAGTCAACCGTGAAATGCTCAGGTTCGAGCTCAGCGAGTTTGCTGAGTACCATGTCAGCAACGACTTTCATATCAGGGTGCGGAGCTCCTGTTATACCTTTGCTACGAAGATTGGTGAAATGGATCCATTGCTTGATAGGCGCAGTCATCATGACCTCTGTCTTGAGAGCATTCGGCAAGATTGCGCGAGCCTGCTGCGGCTGTAACCCGGCCTTGATCATGTCGATGTAGCCCTGCTCGATCACGTTTAGCTCTCTGTAGAACAGCTCTTTCATTGTGTCGGGCCAGTCATTGAAGGTAGACGGCAAGATGAAAGATAGCTCGCTGCCGAATTTGTCTTTGACGTAGTTGCAGTAGCGGGTTGACTCTTGACCGAAGCTGCAGCGGTGCCTTACCAGCTCATGAGATACACCTCGGTCGCAGACGAAATGGAACGTGTAGAACATATGTTTTTCGTAGAGGTTAGGCCAGTCGTGCAGTTCCGTCTTCAGATCTTCATCAGGGATGATATAGAACTTGCCTTCGGTTCCTGAAAAGACGTTTGTTCCGTCTTTGAGATACGTGTCCACCATATCTCGGAGCTGTTTTTGGATCATCGGATCCTCTACGTCAGGACGGAAGAGGTGGGAGAAGCTGACCGTCAGGTATTGAACAGTCTCCCATTCACCGTCGCCGCAGGATTTTGCAACTTCATCAAACTTTGTGAATTCATTGCTATCGGCGAACGCATGAATAAACTGTCCAACAGACATCGCGGTACCGGGGCTTGAAACGTACTTGAAATGAATAACTGCATGCTCAAGCATTGCGAAATGCTTTCTGCTGGCCAGTCCGTTGACGAACTTCTCGGCGCTTTCTTCTGTGATAGCGGATTCTGACTTGTAGCAGGTTCGACCTACTCGCTCAATTTTCTTGAGAGGGTTAGATTCTACTACAACAGAAGCTGACGGTTCAATAAATCTCATTGAAATCTACTCCTTTGTATTATACTGATAGAGCTTCATCAAGCGGTTGCTCGACTTGCTGATCATACTGACTGATATTGCTGTGGCTTGAGATACGTGTATATGGGAACATTGTCATATCTGTGTACCCTGATTCAGCAATGTGTTCGAGAATTACGTCTGGGCAGCATGCATCGTATAGACGGAATCTTAAACAACCGCCTGACGGACCTCCCCAGAAATCGATGTATTTCTCTTTGCCCTCAACATGTGCTGCAGCACGAGAGAATTCGCGTACTTGCAGCTCTTTCAAGCCTGTCCTAGACGATTCTCGCATGTAGAGTATTCGCACTGTTATTTCTCCTCCCATAGTACTATATCAAGTCCGTCGCACTCTAAGAAACCTTGACGAAGTAACTTGTCGAATGTCATCTTGACGATCTTGTTGTATTGTTCAACGTCCTGAATGTATCCTCTGGGAACAGACGGAAGAATTCTGTATACTGCCGAGGAGTTTTCAACTAAGATGTAATCTACTCCAGAATCGTTGTCGCGTTCTATAGTCGCAGATTTGATCTCAACAATACTATTTTTGTGAATCTGTACTCGCATGTTTATCACCTCGGATATCAGATTTGAGTGTCCTTCCTTCACACGGTACTGTACGACCTGTGCTCCCGCACGTCTTGAAATATATGCAGCCGATACAGGGATGTTTTACAGTCTTGTTAGTCATCGAAGATGATACCTCTCAGGTCTTTAGGTATTAGAACACAGAATTTGACAGTGTCCCAAATGCGATCCACTTGTGAATCATCTATGTGCTGAAGGAGTTTCCTGAGATGATATTCGTCTCGGATATTGAGAAGCTGTTGAACTGAAGGAACATCATTGTTCACAAGTGTACGGAAGTCTTCTGCTTCAAATGGTACTACTGCGATCGTCTTGTGGATGTCATAAGAATCAGACGATCTAGCTCTTCTAGCTTCTTCTGCTGTGTTGAAGGTTATCGCATATCTCGATTTCAGCTCCAACCTGCACATACTGGTAACGAGCGATAAGTAATCACTCATCATAGATGTGACATCAGACTCTGTCAGATTATAGTACTTTGCAAGAAGGTTGATAGCAATCTGGTACTTTTCACCAGGCGTATCCGCGAATTTGAATCCTAAGCTGTTGAGAGCCCATACCATGAATTCATAAACCATCTTACATTTCATACCATACGGAGATGAGAAGAACTCCGCATGACTAATTGAGAGTGGATAATGAGATGGCCCAGATGCAAGAGGTATTGCATACTGACTAACAGCAGCGCAATCTCTCAGCTCGTAGCTGATGCCGGTTAGAAGTTGTTGCTTCGCTAATGACCCATCGATGGCCATGACTGTATCCCATCGAGCGTGGATGGTCTGTTCCTCGTCACGTCTCATCATGACTGTGCATACTAAGAACGGAGTACGTTTCATGATTTCTTACCTTTCTGAGATTTCTCCCACCTTGTAACAGCGTTTCGTAACCACTCAGCTTGAAGAGTTGGCAGGCTGAATATGGTCATCAGCGTTGTGGTAGAATAGTTACGAATTGTTTCTATGGAATGTATGTTGTGCTTCAGCAGGGTTTCCATGTTCCTGCAAGTTGTATCTAGGTTGAATATATGGTCAGATCTATCAAGATACTCTGACTCGGATTCAGTCAGCTTCCGATACCACTTTACACGGTTTGTTACAGTGGTATCAGATACTTGAAATGCTCTCGCTATCTCCGTCAATGTCATGTTTGAGTCTGACCACAGCCTATACAGCTCCTTAGCAGCTTCAAACCGGATCTTGAAAATAGGCGATAGTGCGTTGTACTTCATTACAGATACTTCTTTCTGAATTCGGCTTCAGTAATCTTAACGATTCCCCACTGGTCTGCTTTCTTATTTTTACTAGAAGCAGATGTCGGATCATCTGTAATGAGAAAATCCGTTGATTTGCTGATATCGCTTACAGTGAATCCAGCAGCTTTGAGTTCCTTCTCGAAATCTGACCTCTTTACAGATAGCTTACCTGTGATAGCAACTTTACCTCTGCTCTCTGCTTTGTCTTGAGAGATCACATCCCACTGAATTCGATCTTCTATCAGCATCATTCGTCTAAATTTATCGAGATTATTGAAGATAGAATCAGCATTCGCTTTACCGATTGCAATCTCTGTATATTCTTTTAGTCTATCAATGGTAGGTTGTCCCACACCTACTCTGAGATTACTCAGTATATCGTGAATGATAACAGGATACTGCGCAAACTTATCTGCAGTCTTATCTCCAAGTCGTGGAATGTTAAGGGCTTTCAATGCAGATGAGAGCGGAATGTCTTTTCTATGATAGAGCTGATAGAACATATCTGAAAGGAGTTTCTTGTGACCACTTCGTCCAAACTGTATGGTCATGTCTTTGGCGGACATAACATCTTCAATAGTTAGGCGCTCTCCAAAGATATCAGATAACATCTTTACACGAAGTTTCTCTTTGAAACCTTCTACAGGTGCGATATTCTCAATCCAAATGTTGAGATCTTGAATTGCAGCATTACTGCAGTCCTCGTTGACACATTGCAGATGGACGCCATTCCATACGAGTTTCTGGCCGCAATCGGGGCAATTTGAAGGGATATAGGTCACACCAGGCTGCAATACCTTGTTGATGTTCGGCACGATATCGCCACGTTTTTCCACCTCTACAATGGCTCCAGGTCCTATCTTGTTATCCCGAATATACTGTGCGTTGTAACCAGTGCAATACTGTACGATTGTATCTTCAAGCTCGACAGGTGTGATCCTTACTCTCGGCATCAGGTATCGGGTCTTTGTAAGACTCCATTCTACATCCTCTACTGTTGCGTTTGCTGTAGATGACTTGAACTTGAACGCCTGTGCATCAACAGGCTGAACATATCCGTTCTCGTCAATTGTGCAACAAGGATGGTTGATGACGATACCATCGGACTTGATGAATTCTTTTGCACTATCGAACAGCTTCGACAACGCGTCAATGAGGCCTTCATCAGTTTTTGGAAGTGAAAAGACAGCCTGGTGAGGAGTCTGATATGGATAAGAGAAGAAGTTTGAAATGAACGAGAAGTGATCTTCAATGTAATGGAAGTCATAAGCGACGCCGTCATAGATGTCTTCGCTCTTTTCATATCCTACGACATTGTACGGAATGAGTGCAAGTCTGCTGACCCAAGGAGAAATTGTCTTGGCATTGATGAGGCCTGCTGCAACATTGCGAGCATTCTTCGCTTCGGAGTTCTCCTCTTTGTACTCTTCATATGTTTCCAGCGGCATAATGATCTCACCGCGAATTGCTCCTGTAAACGTGCAAGGTGTTTCAAGGTGTTTGTTGAGTGTGAAATCTTTGCTTACATCGGACAAGCACATCTTGACCTTATCTGTAATGACAACACCAGTAGTACCGTCTCCTCGTGTAAGAGCTTCAACAAGTTTGCCTTTCTTGTAATATAACACGCAGCTGAGGCCGTCGAGTTTGAGCGAAAGCGTCAGCGAATTCTTCATCCTAGCGGTTATATCGTTGAGCCAGTCAGCTGCTTCAGCTTTCTCAAGTGATTCTTTGAGTAATCCGCTGATCTCTTTCCAGTTATGACACTTTGGAAGTGATCCAGCGACTCCGTACTTGTGTTTCTTCTTCTGCCCGTATGTTGTGTCCTGATTTACGGAGTATCCATGACCTACGGAATTCACAAGCGAGTTCTTAGGGTCTATCTCCTTAAGTTCCGCCAACGCTGAATCAAATTCAGCATCAGTCATATCGGATGTTCCATCTGTGTAATACTTCTGCGAAGATTCACGGATCTTTCTTTCGAGTTCTGATTTGAGTGACATACAAATGACCTCCTAATAAGGTGTTTGTTATGTGATAAATAACGAATCACCTGATTAAGAGGTCATCTGTGGGGTTGGGAAAAATATCAGATAAGGTGTGGTGGGCTAAAGGAAGTGTGCCTAGCTGTTCGTCTAACTCCATTTAACGATAACTACTGGATACGGCGGCCATATCCGCGTGCACGTGCGGACAAGTATCTCAAGCTATGAGGCCGACTGTATTATCGCACTAGGTATGAAATTGTGTGTTTACATATCTCCCAGTAAGATATGTTCCCTGTAGGTTGGGTCTTTCCTAGGCTGGTACCCTCTATCGCTATTACAGGCAGGACTTCAAAACCAACTGGCACATCTCCAGAGAGTCTGTCATCTGACAGTAGGCCAAGTGCGTGACCGACAACTACCAACTTGGATCAAACAAGTGTCTTCCCTCCTCCCGAGGGCTGCTCTACCAACTGAGCTATAGTAGTATGTATCAAACACAGCGTCTATATCTATCGGCTGCTTTTGTTTGCCAAATGTTACGAAGCGATGGATTCTCTTTCTTCTCAATTGAAAGACATTTCATCCATAAGATGCTTCTTTCTTTAGCTGTAAGATTCTCTATCTTGTAAACAGGATTGGTGAAATCTTCTATGAAGGCAGCTACCTGTGACAATGTATTGAATGTTCTGAAATACGTCCTAGATGAGTATCCGCAATATCCAGGTCTTATACATCTTACTTTGTACATGTGTTACCTCCTAAGATACAAGTTCGTCCTACACAGCTGGCAGAGGTGTTACTCCAGCTCCTTTGCGTATCCAATTAACGTCCCTCGTCATCTAACATCGAATACCGGTATGAATAACTAGCATCGGAAGTCGTTCACTCAGTGATTCATGAATCTTGCAGCAATGCTACCACTCTCGCTACTAGACAGCCGCTGAAGGATCTCAAACGGAAGTTGAAATACTTCATCTGAAACGTCCTGGCCAGAAGTTACAGCTACTAGCTTCATATGTTAGATGGTGTTTCTCCCCTCGGACTTGCTTGCACTCCCGATGTCCACTTAGTTTACTCAACATACTTTCGTCGTCATCAGGTGCGATAAGGTTCTCGCAATACTCTTCTTATTAACTATTGTACACACCTAGTTGAGATAGGCCAGCCCTGTCCTACACGGATATATCATTTCACCATTGGTAGGCTCGACTGTAACGCAGACAGAAACAGAACTGCGTCAGTATATGGTCGGAGTGAAGGGATTTGAACCCCCGACATCCTGGTCCCAAACCAGGCGCGCTTCCGGCTGCGCTACACCCCGGAATCTACTGTGTTTAACGAATTACCAGATTATATCGTCATCAGGGTCAATGATTGGATCATCTCCCCAATCGCCTGGACCGTCTATGTAAGAGTTGAATTCTTCGACGCTGCCAGATAAAATGTCCTTCGTCAGATGTATCTGCACCACATTTAACGAAGGACTAGTATACTTTTTCATTGTATCACCTCCATTGAGTGTCACCATATCAATAAAGGTTTTGTAGTACGCTATTTCTCAAAGAGCTTGCGTAGTTTGAATGTGTCAGTGAATTCAAGATGACTGTCTGCTAACTTAGTGAACATACCAATCAGCCATCCGCTGACGATAGCACTGAGTATTGTACCAATACCTACACCAATCAGTTCATGAAAGATCAGGAACGAAAGCCCTATTGCAATCACGCCGCTTGCGCAATCATAAATAGTCTTCACTACACTGATTGTGTACGAGGTAGTTGCCCAACAGAATTGTTCTGTAAATTCATTCACAGCTACTTCATACACTTCAGGTGTTATGTATGTTTTCAACATGAAAGCTATTCCAAGGGAGCATACTACTTGTCCTGCTGCAAACATCAGAAGTTGTATGACGATGTGAGAACTACATTCAGGTACAACATACATAACAGCATCTAGAAGATAGCCTTCTATCACCGCAGATATGAATGCAAACAGATATGTAAGTCGAAATCTGCGTCGTATCGTACATATCAGGAGAAGTAGCAGAGCTTGAAACAGGTATTGGCACACACCGAACGAGAAGAATGGATTGATAGTAGACAACCATCTATGAAAGATGTATGCCGGAGCTACAACAATTCCAATACCGAGATTAGAACGTGTAACAGTACCTGTGCCGATAGCTATGAGAATGAGGCCGATGACGTAAGATAGCTCTGTAGAGAATTTATGTTTCTGCTTCATCAGTTACCTCTGCTGTCTCTGAAAGCGCAGCAGCCTTAGCAGCAGCGGCCAGCTCATCTCGCTTCTTGTAGTAGGCCTGGAGGGTACACATCTCATCGGGAGTGATGTTGTAACCTCTGTTGATAGCTTTTGTATACTGCTTCGGATGAATTCCGAACGGAAGCTCGAACTTCTTGTCGAACACCCACAGATGATATACATCGCAAACGTCGACAAGCATCTTCTGTTTCGGAAAGACCTCTACAGCAGTTCGGTTCTCACCGAAGAGCTCATCTTTGATCTGCTGTTTCTCAGCCCAAGTAAGGCCGCCGGAACCGTCTGTTGAGATTCCTTTCTTAGTGATTGTAACGTGTTCGACTTTTCCGCCGAACGCTTCTGGTACTCGGATAAGACGAGACTGCACACAGAGACCGTCCTCTTCTCGGATCCAACAGCGATCCATTTCTGGATTCCAGGTACCATGATAGCAGTGAATCTTATCATTGAGATGTTTTGACGAAATGGCCTTGATCCAGCCCATATTTGACCTCCTAATGATTTTAATTTGTGTTTTCTCCTTTGCGATGTTTTCTGCAGACATAGCATCTCTTAGGAATATTGAATCCCCTAGACTTAAACCACCATTCTTCATCTGGTGTAAGATATACTATCTCTCCGCAATCTTTGCAACGGAAATAGTTATTATCTTGATACCTGTAGTTAACCTTTCTCGTGATATCATCTATATCATCTTGAGGAGTATCGAAACTCCATTCTACATACATTTCTTTAGGATTCTGCTCTAACCTAACGGCTTCCACATCCTCAACGCCGTGTGCTTCGGCACAAAACTTAAATGATTTTGAATTTAAGTCATACTTGAAGAAATAACTATGAATAGCCATATTGAACCTCCTAAAGTTTAGTAAGCAGATGTTGGTGACCAGACGGAGATTCGAACTCCGGTTACCACCGTGAAAGGGTAGTGTCTTAACCACTTGACTACCTGGCCATGTTGGTGCGGGTAACAGGACTTGAACCTGCACATCAAGAGATACCAGAACCTAAATCTGGGGCGTCTGCCTGTTCCGCCATACCCGCATATAAAGTCGTAGTTGATATTCCCCGCTCTATTTTCAACTACATTTTGGCGTTCCCGCCTGATCCCAATACACGCATTTGCCCATATCTGTGTCTTTACTGTCGTTTTTGTCGGCCAGGATCTTATGGTGCACCGTCAGGGACTCGAACCCTGCACTTGCAAATTATGAGTTTGCTGCTCTACCAGCTGAGCTAACGGTGCAGATGTGTTTGCACAAGTAATGTACAACTCATGCAAATATGATCTATCTCGGATGCAGCTTTCAATATATTAAATACAGCCATCTTTAGCTGATCTGAAATGATCAAGGCCAATCGGGATGAGTCTCGAACACTATCTCACCTGTCTTACTTCTGATAACGGACATTGGACCGTATCTACGCATAAGTTCATAGGCGCGAGCAATGGCGCCTTGCTTATTTGAGCAGTAGTCGATCACTCGTTGCTCTTCATCAGAATATATTTCGTATCGCAGATGATCTTTCATATCTAAATCTCCTTGTAATCTAGCTGATCAATATAACGATTCTATGCCTTAGAACCTCGATGTAGTTGCAATAGCATCGTTCGTAACTCTTGCTCACATAGAGATTTAGCTATGTCAACAGACGAGATTGCATTAAGTGAAAAGAGTTCATAATCATTTCGATCTTCATCTGCACCCAGCACATAGTAAACAGAAATGTCAGGAGCTCTATGCTGTCGCGCTCCAGAATAATAAACATCAATGCGAAATTCTACAGAAAATAACGTCTTGTTGTTTGCATATCGCAATTCAAATAAGGAAAGGTATGTCTCTTTGCGATCTGCTCCTGCGGCATATTCCCATTTGTGCCACTTGAGTCGTTCCATCGTCCTATTCCTCATAAGATTAGTGAATCTTGACGAGATAATCTCTATAGATTTTGCAATCCGAGCTGAACATTCCTACATAGCGTTCAGCCCAAACTGTGGTTGCTTTTCTGCGCTTGCAGCAATCCGACTTCCGAACATCTTTGTAATGATCATCACAGAAATCGAGTTTACCAAATCTGTGTGTAGCTTTACGCCGACAGATTGGGCATTTTCTATTGAATTTCATGTGTCTCTCCTTGCTTTCTTAGCTCCCTAGCTGTTCTTAAACAGTGTTTAACTAGTTTTCTATGCTGCTGTATCTGAGCAGATATTAGCTCTCTGCAACTAGAAGATAAATCATTATGCCGGAGAAGCTCTTGATTACGAACTATGATTCGCCTTAGTTGTTCTGCTGTTTGTTCGTAACTTTTTGCCCAATCTTCATAATCCATCATTTATCCTCATCATCATATCGTTCTCCACCAATGCACCGCTTATGTAACGAGTCAGCTGAGTCCAAATTTCTTAAGTATGTCAGCTTCTTGCGGCGCAGAATATCGCTTCACCTTCAAATACCCACGTATGCCTTTTTCATTATCGTCTACAGAATCAGTTATATTGAAATACATATATCTAATGAGCGCATTGGCCAAGTTTGCAGCGAGTTCTTCCGCCACTTGATTTCTAAACGCAACATCTTGCTCAAATCGAAGTATATCTTCTTCTCGCATCTGTATCTGTGTAGCTACTGTTGCATAGTCACCGTCAACTAGCGCAGGGTGAAAGTTGTTATTGTACCCATACTCAACTAGGTCTTCTTCGTCATCTCGATAAAACTGAGTATCGCAGTATTGACATCTATATGTAGCTAAATCAATTCGACCGCCACAATTTGGGCAAACTTTTGGTCTAATCATGTGAAATTCCTCAATGTTTGTCGGTATTGACAATTTCGTACAGGTATTCATCTACATATTTTCCAGATGGAGACTTTACAACTTCGTGTAGTTTTACAACATTACCTCCGTATCGACGGCAGAACTTGTCGTAATGTCGCTTCACAGGATTGCCACCTATCATGCGCCACTCTACACGATGATGTGACTGTACTAACTCTCGCATCTTTTTGATTATGTCTCTGCCGATGATCTTATTACCTCGATCAAATGAGTACAACCCGAAATTGCGTGCTGTATCGTTGAGTGTGTCAAATTGGTAAGAAAAGTATCCGATCAATTCGTTACCTTTGTCCTTAGTAGGATCTACTATAGCATATTGGTAAACGAAATCTTCGCGCTTTATTTCAGGGATATAAGTGGCTCCTCTATATCCAGCATAATAGAAGAAATCTTCTGTATATAACTGTGCGCTAAATGCGGCCTCAATTGCGTCTTTATAAAGGATTGCAGGTTGTAACATCAGATAACACTCCTAAAATAAACTAGGAAATAGGTCAATGTTTGTAGGTGAGGATTTGCACCTCACATGAGCCGGTATCTGCTCGGATTAGTGGGTTTCGAACCGTCTTTGCCCCTTACTGCCAATCAGTCTTTAACTACAGGGCCTGTCAAACATTTCTCCGCGTCTACATATTCCGCCACTACAAACATCAACCATGTGAAAACAAGTTGGGTAGTCAACTTGTTCTCTGCCTTTGGCAAACTTGTTTTTGTCCGCTCACTACCGGCTTGTTCTCAGTCGAAGGAAGGCGGTCTCGACTGCGATGGCTGGGTAGGCGAGGTTCGAACTCACGGATGACGGAGTCAAAGTCCGTTGCCTTACCGCTTGGCTACTACCCAAGGTATGCCGGTGCAGCGCTGCTCGTAGCCCACCGGCGAGGTTTCTTGACACTGTATTTTATAACTTTCAGTGACCCCGGGTTAGCTTTTTGTACACGCGTTAGAGCAGTTCGGCCTGTACGAGTTCGCATCTCACGGTGATTGACCTGACTTGCAAATCAGAGAAGGCTCACTTTGCCTTGTGGTGGACGTGGCGGGAGTCGAACCCGCGTCCGAAACGAATACTTGAATAAGCATTTCTTACGCCATAGACAAATTTCAAGCTGTGTACGGGTTGTCAACGTCGTTTGGTTCAAGCCGAAGCTTGAGGGCAGCTACCCTCTTAGGGATGAAAAAGTTTCATCGCTCCACCAGTCATCTTTTACAGAGATGACGAACTGTGATGCTACTACTTCCTTGAACCTCAGATATGCGTCGAGTAGCAGGCCATATCGTTTTGGTACCCGAAATCGCTGATTAAGCTACAGCCTTTCTTGCGAAAAGAGCAGCAATAGCAGCGGGGTGAATAGAAACAACTTTGTCAGTTATTTTTAGGTTGCCCCTTTAGCGGTGGCATACTAGCGTAGCTTATTTGTTCTCGCGCCCCGTCGAAACCTGGCACGCCCATGAAATATAGTTACCTGTTTGAAACAGCGTCTTGCAGTACATCACCCGCGACAACTGCGACGTTGTTTTCATCAGGAGTAACTCTGTGATTAACCTGTTGGTAGATCTCCGACATGTCCTGGATGTAAGCAGATGTTTCAGAGGTAACAGGTATGTCCTCGAACGTCATCCAGGCTCTGCAGCCGAAGAATGCTGCGTTATGGTCAAATGACTCAACCACCTTGTCTTCATCAAGCTCTACCTCGAATATGACGACCTTGTCAAGCTGTCGGAAGAAGAGGAACTTGAGGGCATCGTCGATTGTCTCTGCGAGAAAGATCTCACCGTAGTTGCACTTGATCTTGCCGTCACGGACAATCGACTTAGCACACTCCTCGCTGGTCGCATGATAATACTTCTTGATCATCTTGCCTTCTCCTCTCAGTACTCAAGCGAGCCGATGGCGTCCTCGATAGCGGATTCAAGGGTGTCCTTGAAAGAGGACTCGATCTGCTCTCTAAGGTCTTCATCGAGTGAGTCGTCCGCGATGACCTCATCATAGTCGAAGTCGTCATGTTCATCCAGGTCTACTCTGTAGTGTTCAACGAGATCATCGTCAAACTCCAGGACAGCTTCACGCTTCATGTCGTCGACGTCGATAGCATCGAGATCATCATATGCGCTCTCGAGATTGTCGAGACGTTCCTGGAGGAGCTCACCTGAGGAACTGGAATCTCTGAGCTGATCCGGCATCTCATCGAGACGGCTCTCTACTTCGTCTCTGATCTCTTCGATCTCGGACTTTATGTCTTCAAGAGCATCTTCGTTGACACCGTAGATGTCGACCCACTCATTGACGAGCTGACCTACACGCTGTGTATACTCGGAAGTTGTTGCTTCGTAGGACTTGAGTCCGCAGGATGTGCATCTGATGAATACAGGACCGAAGTTGACTTCTGCTCTGTAGTACGGGTCGCCGACTTTGATCTCTGCGTGACATTTCTGGCAGCACCAAGCTTTTCTTGCTTTCTTGATAAGTTGTACTTTAGCCATGATGTAATCTCCTTTGTGTTGAATAGTAGGTGTTATATGTCCTTACAAGTATATTATAGACGGATTGATTCAAAAAGTCAAGCGATTTTTCAAAATATTTTGAAAAATTTATTCTTCTGAATCGTCATCGTGATATAACGGTTTGATGGCCTCTTGATACTGTTCTTGGTTGATTCGATAGAATTCCTTTATCCAGTTGTCATATACTTCTTTAGAGGATAGACCTTTTGAGAATATGACTTCTCTCAAGAAGAGGTCGTTGGCTGCGAGTTCGAATCTGTATTTCTCTGTGAGCTGTCGAACACCGTCAAGTAGCTTACATATAGTACTCTGCGAGCTTGATAGTGAGTCAATACTCTCCATTATCTTAGCTTGCGAAATGCATTCAGCTGCTATCTTCGCAATTATCTGCATATCATCATTTGTTAACATCTGATACCTCGCCTATGAACCTGTTGTTAGATTGTATCTGTGCTAAGATTGCAACAAATTGAGGCCCGTAGAAAGACCTCAATTTGTCTATCTCAGACATATATTCTTTCCGTAATTCATCGAATTCAGATACCAGTTGATCGATCTCTGCAATCTTCTGATTACGTACAGTGTCGATAAACAGAGTCATCTGATCCAGATCAAACTCGATGTTGTTAGGTGTGGAACTAGCTATTGTCATCAGTCCTTAAAATTGATAGAGAATGTCAAAACCTGCTCGGATGCAGAAGTCTTCCATAGCTGCAACTAAGCAACCTGACTGGAGATACTGCATACCGGAAAGTATGTAAAGAGTCTTACTGAATGTGACACGTGAAACCTTATACGGTTTGGTCATCTGCTCTGTCTTTATGATCTTGTATTGAGCGAGAATAGATGAATTCTTTCGGGTCACCATCGCATGTGCGATATCAGCGAGCTCTTCAACTCGTTCTTTCTTAGGCTCCTGTCCCCAAATTGGAACCACCTTTTCAACGATAAATATTCGTCGTTCTTGGGACTTCTTGTCTACTGACAACATGGCGGCAAGGACTAGATGCTTACCATCTTTGGATCGTGCCAATACTCTGTATGGGGACATATTGATTCTCCTTATCTACGACTTCTGCGTCGTCTTCCCCTAGGTTCTCCCTTACCACGAAACTTATCATTGTACGACGCTTCAACGTCTTTGATCATGTCATCAAGTGACCTTTCGGAACGCTGTTTGTTATACTTTGGCTTGTGATCAGAATGTCCTCTAGGAGGTTGGGTTCTATGTGATTGCTGTGATTTATTTAACGAACCATCTGAATAAGTAGCACGAGGTGTGTAAGGTGCTTTGGAATGAAGATTCAGCGCAAGCAGCGACAACTCAAATGGTTTGTCGGGAATAGGACTAGGTACGACTTCTGCTTCGTAGACTTCTCCCATCGTCACGAAATCGGATACGTCTGTGACAAATTTAGGGGATATCTTCGACAGATGAATAAACATTGTGTTATCACTGTTGTCTCCCTCAACTTTGACAAGTATGCCCTTAGACAGATACTTGACCACCTTCACTCGGTGCTTCTCACCAATTGTTAGCTCTAACATGTGTATAGTATTCCTCCATATAACAATATTGTACTCATATGGAAGGTTAGATGTTGAGTATGTCTGCAAGCTCCTTCTCATATCCATAGTAGCCTTGTGACAACAATTGTTGCTTTGCTCTTTCATATTCAGCGTACTTTGCCGGACCATCAAGGCCCGGCATCGCTTCTTTCACAGAATTCAAGATATCCTGAGGTGACATATTACTTCCTTTCGACATTGACGATGTTCCAGGGACTGTCTTCACCGATAGCGTCGCACTGACGAACACCTGCGAAGATCATCTGGATGTCGGTTGTAGACAACCAATCCCATAACTTACTGAGCTGATTTGTATCAACATGGTCGAGAAGGTCGTCGATGAGAATGACCTTAAGAGGAGAATTGGTGTGATCAATGATATACATCATCAATCCGATTGTGTACATACACTTCTCTCCGCTTGATAAGATGTCATACGGGATGTATACTTCCTGGTCGCCGTACTTGCGGGTCAAGCCGAAGCTGAAGCTGTTAGCTTTCTCGGATACGTTGAAGTTGACCTTGGATACGTTATCGGGCATCATCTCGAGGATGTAGTTGTCAAGATCGTCGGCAAGCTCTTTGAAAGGCTCAGACATCATTCGAGACTGGAGACCATTTGCATCAGTTGCCTTGATCCAGGATTTGAGAATGATGATATCTTGCTCGAGCATATACTTAGATGCTGTGAGGGTGTCAATGAGCTGATTGTACCTCTCATTCGCTTCGAGTTTGACGAGTGTGTCCTGGAGATGGTCAATTTGCTTGTCGATTTCCTCAGTTGTCTGAACGGTATCCGGAACGTCTGACATAGTGGCCAGCGTGTCCTTGAGGCCATTTCTCTGTCCGTACGCACTTGACAGTACGAGTTTCGTCTGGATGTCGGTGTGCATCTTAGTAGATGCGTCATCTCTTTCTCTGCGAAGTGCATTACGCTGAGCGAGCATCTCATCTCTTTGCTTAGTGATTTCCGGAAGCTTTCCAGTGTACTCCTGGATCATAGTCTGGATAGACGGACATACGCTCGAGGTGAACGGGCATACTCCACTTCCGTTGATTACTGATTGCATATCGTGGATTGTCTGATCCAGGTCAGACATAGCTGCGTTGAGCTCTTCGATCTTAGCATCGTTCTGCTCGATGATCTTGACGAACTTGGGCTGATTCGCATCTATCTCTTTGATACGGTCATCTGCATCCCGGGATTCAACAAGTCCCTGAGAAGCTTCGAGATCAGCGATCTGCTTCAGCACTGACTGCTTCTGAGCAACAAGTCTACTCTGAGACGCAATGTTGTTTCGCGTAGCTGTCAGAGATTTGATCTGCTCTCGGATGTTGGACGGATCCTCTGCACCAAGATCCTCTTCATCATAGAAGACCAGTGACTGTACCGTAGCGGACTGTCTTGTGAGTTCTGACTGCACGAATGTGAGCTTGTTTTTGAGGAAGGTGTTGATGTGCTTAACAAGGTCTACACCATGCTTTCCGCACGCTTCAACCTCCGCAAGGATCTGAGGGATAAGATCCTTATCTCGGATTTCATCCTCATATGTGAGAATGCTCTTCCAGTCGATTTCGGAATCAACATCCGGCAGAAACTGAATGAACCAGGATTTCAGCTGGTTGGCTGTCATACCTGCGAATTCTCCGAAATTGAAGACCGGAAGTTCCAGATCCTTAATAACTGACTTGATGTCGTACTCTTCGGGTGATACTTCGACAGATGTCGAGATTGTACTCTTACCGGACCAGCGTCTGCGAATAGTTACCGGACCGTTCTCGCCGACGAGTCGTATCTCAACGATCATAGGGCTTCGCTTGGCGTGCTTGAAGATATCAGCGACCTTCTTACTTGTGCCCGGAATGTACCCGAGAAGGGCAAGCTGAATAGCATTGAGGATGGTAGACTTACCAGCTCCGTTCGGGCCGTAGAGATATGTCTGACCATCAAATGTGTAGGCCGCTTCATCAACGCGATGAAGATTCTTCATGTAGATAGATTGAATTTTCATATGTGTGAATTCCTCCTTTGTTAGAAAATTTAACGAATCACAGCAGCTTCCACTGGCGACGTTTAACTCCAGGATTCATTACATATTTGTATGTACCCGGAATCAGCTTTGTGATATCAACACCGGTATATGTTACTGCGTTAGTTGAAAGGTCCGGAAAGTGTCGATTGATGACGTGTTGCAATATCGGTTCTTTGTCGTCAATGTGCCTATGATGAATGTCAGGGAACACTTTCACGGAAGGATACATACAGATAGATTCTGCCGGATAGTCTTGATATGGTACAAGATGGTGCTTGTCCTCATCTGTCAGCTTGTCAGATACGGTCTTGCCAATACGGACAACATACTCGACACCTACGCAATCCTTTCTGCCGGAAAGATGATCTGATATAGTAAGAAGCAGATCTTCGGTTAAGTTATTTCCTCGCATGTCTTTCTTTCCACTCCTTCTCCATACACTCTTCACATATGCAGTAGCCGAAACCTGCAGATGTGAGATGATTCTTTGATGTGTAAGACTGACCGTATGTCAGCTCCTTGTCGCAACCCTTGCAACGGATGACCTTTTCAAGATCATCAGAGTACACGCAGTAGTCTGCCTTATCTGTAACGCTGTTTGAAGACATATAGCTTCTCCTTTGCTCTTGTTATACCTACGTAGTATAGGTTCTTGTTTTCTTCTGTGTTTAACGGAAAGTGGTAACTGTCAACTCCAACGAGTATAACAGTATCGTACTCTAAGCCCTTTGACGAGTGGATTGTGCCTACATAGATGTTTGATTCCGGATCACCGTCAATGAGCCGAATAAGATAATCAATAGCATCTCTTGCGTTCTCAGGCTCTTCTTCAATCATCACGTCTTTGACATCTAAAACCTCTAGGATATTGCAGAGCTTTGTCATCCTAGGCAGATCTGTCTGGAATATCTTGCGAATGGTACTTATCTTCCTTAAGAAGAACGAAATTTTAGGATGACGACCGAAATGATTCAGGAGCACATTTATCGGATTTTCGTCAGCTTCAATAGCGAGGTATCGGATGTAGTTAGAATAATCATCTGCATTGAGATAAGTAGTCAACCAGTCTACCATGAATTCGGAATCAATGACCGATCTCAATATGTATACATTGTCCAACTTCTTCCTACCAGACACAAAGGGTACACCTAGATCTGTAAGATAGGCCTGGAGTGCATCAACCTCTGAGTTGCTCCTCGCAAGGATAGCAAGTGTACCTTTGACGGTATCCCAAGGAAATGAGTTTAGGAGCTCAATTGTGTCAGATGAAAGCTCTTTTCCGTATCCTACCTTGTCTACTCGGAACACCTGTACGCTGTCAGGGTCGCCTTCTCGTTGTCCGTGAATGGCTATGCGGTATGAGTCTTTCGCATAGGTGCTGTTTTCATTTGCGAACTTGCAGATGGTTGAGTTTGAACGATAATTTTCATACAGCTTTACAACATCCCATTGACCGTTCTCTGCACAGTCCATTATGATTGAGCTGTCAGCGCCACGGAAGGAATAGATGCAATTATGCGTAAGCAACCCATCTCCTACGTAATTGTGGTTACCTTCCACCTCTAGTCCATAAACTATTTGATTTTCTACAGGTTCGACCGACTGTAATACTTCATAATTGTTGAAAAGTGTGTTTCCCATGCTTCTAGTATATCGTTGATCTACATATACAAGATCAAATATTCCTGGTATCAGATTACCTACACGACATTCAAACATATGCAATTTTGAGAAGTGTAGGAATAGATCATCTTTTGTGAAGAGCGGATACTTCATATCACGACCGTATGCAGATAAACATGTAATTGCTTTCTCTGACAGATCTCCTAGATTTTCATAGAGTTGCTCCAGTTCGTTGATGCCAAACTTTAGGTTGGTATGATCCCATGTTACTTGAGGTATCCCAAATTTGTATGCTACAAGCTGTTCGTTCAACCAAGCTTCTTGAGCAGACTGATATACTCCAAGTATCCAGACCCTATCACCTTTTTCGCTCTGCAATCTAAGCCGTGGGCCAAATGCTGATCCTTGCGAAGACAAAAACAGCTTCGTACTACCTACTCGATACCATCCCCGGTCGTTACTCATCAAATATGTAACATGCGCTTTTTCATTACCTTCATGATGTATCTTAGCATATGTTATGTGGTCTTTTGTATAACAGCTAGAAAAATGCTCAGTGCTTAATCTTACAATATTTGTTGCATAGTGGGTAGATATGCCTACAACTCGTTTTGTGTATCGATTGAGATTACCTGATTTGCGTCTCAGATTTCTGACGTATCTACCTTCTCGTGGAACATAGGTCAACAAGTAATCTCCGATGTTTAGATCTTCTATGCGTTTTACAGTCATATCAGACATAGTAACAAGCGTTCCAGCAGGTTGGCATTGAAGTGCATCTCCAACGCATGTAACATACGAATCAGGAAAACACTGAACGAAGTCGAACTGCTCTGTATCAGTATCTTGGAACTCATCTACAAATATGTATTTGAATCTGTTCTTGTATTCTGCAAGATACGGCTGATCTTGCACAAACAGACGGCAGATGTCATAACACATAATACCGAAGGTGATGAGATTCTCTTTTCGAAGCAGACGCTTGAACTGCTTCTTGTAGAGCTTGTATTGTGCTTCTTCTTGAGGAGTTAGTGTCCCCTTACCTGTGAGCTTAGCTTTACTCAATGTGATTGACATTGACTGAATAGCTTGTGCAGTGATACGCTTCACATCTTCTGCAGTACATACTTTTGGGATAGAAGCATATCCTAAGGCCTTTCTGACATTTTGATTCTTTAACAGTATACTGTAGCAGAAGCTGTGAAAGGTTCTGAACTCAGGTATTCTCTGCCCCGGATTGCTCGCAGTATACCTCTGCTTCATCTCAAACGCAGCAGCATTAGTGAATGTAAGTGCAAGAATGGACAACGGATCTGCGCCATCGTTTACCAGCCTAGATATTCTCGATAACATACAATGCGTCTTGCCAGTGCCTGCACCAGCTAGGCAGAGAAGTCGCTTTGAGTTCGAGTTTACAGCTTCCTGTTGCTGTTTATTCAACGACATGTCGATTATCTACTCCTTCTTTTGGTCATGTGAGTAAATGGCATCTGAATGATATAAAGAACGATGCAGGCGCTGTCAGAGAGTTTAATCTCTACTCTTTGGAGATACTCAAACAGTGCAGTAAGCAGCCCGCATACAATGGATACAACAAGCAGAAGAACAGCTGTACCAACTAAGTTCTCTGCGTTGTCGTTGATGTTGCATAAGCAGAAGAATCCGCCTCCTGCTAAGATAGCGTTGATGACTTCAAATACTCTGAATACTCTTTTCATGATATTATCCCCTTATTACATAAAGAAAAGTACTTGCGACCAATCTCTATGATTGATTACAAGTACTTTAACGAAATTATGATTTTGTATCGATTACGTCTCGTCGCTGAATCGGAAATTTTCTACAGTTGACAGCTTCTCGTTGTATTCAACTTCGGCATTGTCTGTATAGACCTCTTCGTCCCAGTCGTCTCCGTGACGCTCGTCGGTCCAACGATCTGTGATTTCGTACTCAACACCTGAAACAGTGTAGCTGAGAGTGACAGTAGCTCGGATTCTGTAGCGACCTTTGGATCCAGGAATGAACGGCTCAAGCAATTCATATGTCTTCTCAATGACGCCGGTTTCATCATCTAGCTCGATACCTGGGTACTCACTGCAACTCCAAGTTCCGTCATTGTATTCAGGCTCGAGCCAAGGGAACTCGTCTGTTTCAAAATCCCACTCGCCGTCCTCATCAACGTTGATGATGTCATCAACTTCAAAGTCGATTATGTCCTCGACATCATCCTTCTCCAGATACTCTTTAGGATCAGGAGGTTCGGGATAATCATACACTCCCCAACCGGCTTCAATCTTCTTGGAGCTGTTAGCAGACTCCTGCATGGGGCAGATGATGAGTTTACCTTTGCGATATGCTGACGGGAATATCTCTTGGATCTCTTCGAGGTAGCCCGCTGTCTTGAGATTGCGTTGATAGCCTGACGACGTAGGTTTCCCTTCTCCGGTACCGGAACCCTCATACACTGTGACATACAATACGCCTGAAGGCTTCAGCAGATTACGGATATTCTTCAGACAAGCAATTCTTGCTGACTTCTCTTTGATTACGTTGAGCACATTTGAAAGCGTAGAAGTATCAGCTCCGCCGTTCTGTCGAACCTGTGTAATTACACTGTTGTTATGCTCGCTGGATCTGTTATACTTATCATAGATGAGATTAGTTACACCTAGCTCCGCAAGGTACTCTGATGCGTTGTCGAACTTACCGCCGTCATAGTCGAGATTCAGCGTACCTGACGCCCAGTTCTTGATCAGACGGAATATCGCAGGCAGCTTGTTGCTGTTGATAGATGTCTTCTCAGATGAAAATTCTTGCTCCGAATCTTCCCAGTTGTCGATCTCAGGAGTTGTAACTGGTTGTTCATTCTCCGTGTTTGCTCTTATTACCTTATTCATGTGATGAATTCATTTCCTTTCGTATGCGAGTATACATACTGCTGTTAGAGTTTTCTTTTGCTTTCATTGCTTTGTTGTGGCAAGTATATGAACAGCAGTATTCGACCCTACCTGCAAACTGCACTTTGTAGATATGGCCTGGCCTCTTTATGAAGTCCTTACCGCAGATGCAGCAAGGTGTGAAATGGAATGGTGCGTCCAATTATAATCATCCTTACATTGCGTCAGAATCTCTATCCTCGACAGCTGAAATGACCCACTTCAGATACTGATCTGATTCTTTTTCACACAGAGGGCATATGCCAGATACATGATCAATATGCTGGTCAGATTCTATAACGGCTGATATGAATACTCCGTGGCAGTTATCGCACTCAGCGATGTAGTGACCAGCGATGTTGTTGTCAACCTCAATATCGACGTCGTCCTCTCGGATGTCGTCCATTGAGTCCTGCATATCTTCGACAGTATCTGCAACGTCATCGAGAGTGTCGCTTAGGCTCTCGTCTTCATCGTACATCAGGTCATCTGCATCAAACTCATCGCCTTCAGCAGCCACGATTCGTTGTGATCTCTTTATGTTCATAAAGGTTGTCCTCCAATCTTAGTTGTAATACTATTTAAGGTTCAACCAATGAAATAAGGCGAGATTCAGCCGTCTCGCCTTATGATATCATTTGCATGTAGGTCTATGTGTCATCCAATCATCTTTGAGTACAGGATAGTTGCTCCAGACGTCGAGAATTCTCTGATAAGCCTCAGCCGGAACAGCCTCTTTGAGAGCTGCTCTATCTCTGAATGTGTTATAGTAGTAATTAGCTTTTATGATGTTACCGTTCTTATCGTCGAAGAAGATTGCAACACCAGTAGCTGAAAGATCTCGGATAACTACATGATCAAATTCAAAAGTCAGCATAGAGTTACCTCTTATGTGTAAACGAGTTCTCCGTCGTCAGTAACTGTCCGTTCACGGTAAAACACGTCCTCACTTGACATAACAGTTGTGTCATTCTCAAGTATCTGAGTAAGTGTCGCTGATACAAAGTACGGTTTGTATCTACTTGAGTCTTCGTGCATTATAGTGAATCGGTAATTCATGTTAGCTTGGAAATCATATTCATCATTCAGCAATACATCGTCTATGATGACTTCATTCCAGTCAAATCCAGATGATCCGCATATCCGGAACTCAACTACATCCTTATAGATGTATAGTTTGCAGTACTCGTCGCACAGATATTGATACCATCTGCGTTTCTCTTCATATGGAACACGCTTATAGGAATTCAACAGCTCTTCAATATCTTCTTTGCTCTTACACTTAGCAGATACATTGAATATGAATTCGTCCATCTTGGGTGCGTATTTCAAATCTGCGAACTTTCGATACTGCGAAGGTGTTAGCAGAGAGAAACCGTTGTTATTTATGAAGATGAGATAATCTTGAAGAAGCATTGAATATGCTTCGTCTAGTGTGATCAGCCCCTCGTTGAGTAAGAACTCCATATCAGTAGGAGAAAGTCGATATATGCCTCGACCCATATAGGTTGTAGACGGGACATGTATATCGACTTTCATGATATTCCCACTCTGGCTGATCAGGTATGAACCTGTCAGCTTGGTCAAGTGTATCGCTCCTTACTTCTCGAAGGTCTCGCGGACCTCGCCGTCCTCGTAGTAGCGATTGATGCGAGTTGTTCCGTCAGTCTGCATAGTAGCAACACGGAAGAAATGACGGCCGTCTTTTTCCTGAGTGATGAGAGACTCGATGATTACGTCATCGCCGTCGGGACCTTTCGCGGCGAGCGGATAGTTTTTGCCTTCTGCAATTGCCTTTTCTGCGATGTCTTTGAATGTGTTATACATTGTAGATCAACTCCTTCATTGTTATATAAGATTAGTATGCTGCAACAGAAAGTCGGTCAGCAAACTGAATCAACTGTACCAGAGGGTATTTCTCGTTGGCCTGGTGAAGCTCGTTCATCTCGTTCGGAGCGACATTGTATTCACCCATGTGCCATCTGATAGCAAGGCTCTCCTCTACGGACAGTCTGAAATAGCAACGTGCGAGAAACATGGAAGCAACTCCATGGCCGAGCGGAACCAGTGCATCTGAGCGTCTGAAGGCGTCGACCTTCTCCCACTGACCGGTCTGCTCGTTCTTGACGTTTTTCTGATAGGGCTCATAGTAGCCGATCTTACACCAGTCATGGACAAGTGCAACAAGGACAGCATCTTCGATACGCACATCCTTGAAATTCGGAGCGTGGCGCAGTTCGGCGATATTCATCGCAACTGTAAGGGTATGATCTACAAGCCCGCCTGCATAGCATTCATGATAGACTGACGATGCCGGAGCTCTGTAGAAATCTGTTGTATGCAGCCAGTCAGTGCATTTCTTGATCATGGGGAGCGCTACATCGGGATCAGAACGAGACGATCTGAAAACTCGAATCAGCGCAATACCGATGAGGAGTGTGTCGAAGAAGACCTGCTTGTTCAGCTTGTCGAAGTCTTCCGGATTCATATGACGAAGCTCATAGACGAAAAACTCCGGACGGGTCTTGAAATTGTTCCACTCTGTGTAGACGAGATCAAGGATGTCAGTAGGAGTGTTACGACAATCCATACTGCCTACTGAGATGTCGCCGATGGGCTCTGTTTCAAGCGTACCGTCTTCATTGATTTTGTAGATGTCGAATACAGTGCAATCGGGATACCGCGGAGCGAACCACAGTTGGAATTCGCGGAAAGGTTTGATGTTGTTTTCATAGATGTCGATCATCTTACTTCCTCCATTTCTTAGGAGCATCAGCATTCGGCTGAGCCGATCTCGGGGACTTTTCAGTGTCTCTGCGGATGGAGTAGCCGGTGTAAGCGGTGACGGTTCCGTGGAGATCGAGGCTGCGCCACATTCCGGTGAAGTTGACGAAGTAGTATACACGATCGTTTGGAATGCGTTCAGCATCCTTGCCGAAGTACCTGTCGTAGAACTTCTGGATGTACGGATCCTCTCCTCGCTTACACTCATTCTCTGCCCACTCTCTGATGGCCTTGCCTGTGTAGCTTACTGTACCGGATACGTCGATGTCGCCGGATGTGCGAATGATCTCTCCGTGTTCCTCAGCCTGTTCGTACTCAAACAGTCTGTGAAGAATGATGTCAAATGCGCTACCATGCATATCTTCTGAAGAGTGGATTGGTGTGTCATTGATCAAGAAGCACAGATCTCCAAATGAGTCTGTACCTGTGATCCTTTTTCTGTTAGGCATTGTGTTCCTCCTATGTATTGTGGTGATATGTATAACGAATCAGCCAGCGTCGTACTTCTTCGACCACTGTGTGCTGCGAGTAGGTTCTACTTCTTCGTAGTCCTGCAAGATCTCAAACTTCGGTCGAAAATCTCCGTCACCGTCTGAGTATAGCGTAACTTCTTCGCTGTGTCCGATACTTCCGTTGTACTCCATGCGTTTCAGCATACTGCAGAATGTATCAACCCATCTCTCAGACATCTCGCAGTGAATAGTGAATGATACCTTGCGTGCAGAAGAAGCATCTTCAAATTCATCGTCTAGCGGACATACGATAGGGGTATTAGATGGAATATCTGCTTCGCGTGACTGGATGATATCACACATTTCTTCACAGCTGTCACCAAGCACAGATTCAATACTGTAATGTGGACAGTTTGCTGGGCAGTCCTTAGGAAAATACTTCGCCATCTGTTACACCCTCCTTTGGATACACCTCTATGTAGACTGTATCACTTTCATAGATAGTTTCGGCTACTGCACCGTATATTCGCCGAACGGTACAATCAAGAAATTCTTCGGGAACTCCCCAGAATTCGCAACGAACAAGTCTTCGAGAAGTATTTTCCTCACATTTATCATCTGTAACATAAATGCCAACAAGTTCGTTGTGTGAAACCAGTGTATCACGAATATCTCTCAGAGTACAGCTATTGAGGTCAACCAATTTCGGGAGTGACTGCTTTACAGCGTCTAGTATCTTCTCTGAAAGATTTGAAGAGTATCTAGAAGAATTGACTATATTTACAATTGTTCCTAACATCGTCTGTTCTGTTGAGTCTATCATGCCATACCTCCTACATATCTAGTCCATTGTACTTATCACAAAACATCTTTGCATCAGATTCTGCTAAAAAGATATATTTTGAGAAGTCGTCAATTGGATAGTCTGTACGAAGCTCGACAATTGGCTCCTTTGTATCCTTATCCAAATACTTCAACTTGCAGAAGATTCCGTTTTCGTTGTAGATCCATTGAGAAATGATACATTCACGTACCTCATAGAATCCAAGACCTACAATAAGCCAAACATGATCACCAGGTTTGGCAGGAAGCAGAAGATTAGCTCCGTTTAGTGTTTTCACATTCATCTTTGATGTCCCTTTCAAGTGTTGCGCAAGTTGCTCTTGCATATTCCTTCCTGTAAAATAGCGCCATGCCGAGATCTGTTATTGGTACGTCTACATACGCAGAATCGAAGCGACCCCTTTCGTTTCTTCCATTAAGTTTGAGACGAATGATACAGCCTTCTTCTTTATACATGACAGAAAATACTTTTGCCTTGTGCAATCTCTTGTTGAAAATGAGATCAGCACAAACAGGTGTAACCCACCAAACTGTATCCTTAGGCATCACAGGTGGATAGATCACACCCTTGCTGAGCATCTCTCGTGCGATGGCAGAAGCAGCTTCCGGACAGTGTCCGCCGAGCTTCATCAGCATATCCTTGAATCGCTTCAATGACATTTCAGACATATCTTTGTAGGCTCGCTTCCTCATCTTTCGTTTGTTAAACAATATGTGTTCCTCCTTTGGAATGATATGTATATGAAAGGCTATACGCCTAGTTTCACGTCAATCTTGAAATGCTCTGTACGGTTCGCATTGTATGCGATATACTTGTAATGCAGATACTCAGAGAGGCTGAATACATCTACCTTCTTGACAGTGAAGCTAACAGGCTGATCTGTTAGCATAGTTATGAAGGTTACATCATTGCCGAATACACTGATGATCCTGCCGTAGTATACATCTTCAAAGTCTTCATCATGTTTCACAACGAAGATGTGTTCGGAACCCTTACTGAATTCATCATAGAAAATGTGTCTGCCACACAGCGGGCAGTGTTGAAAGTGCTCTGACATAGGGAAGGGCGCTGATCCACTTCTAAGTGCAATAGTAGTTTCTCCAAGCTGATCCAATATCTGAACCTGATTGAAATCGTATGTATCACACAATTTACACATACATATCACCTCTCTACTACATTTAACGAAATTTGATGATAAAACAAATGCTCGCCACCTGACCCGTGACGAGCATCTGTTCTTTTGAAAGGAGGTATTTTATGCCTAAACAAAGACCATCCGGCAAATGGTCAAGAAGTTAGCGAATATATTCTTCGATCTCTCCCGTATAATCAAGCAGTTGCTTTCGATTGTTAGGAACAGTTCGAATCTCTTTGTACGGAATTGGCCATTTCATTATCTTTCTTATATTGAGAGATTTCTGACCTAGCTCCGTACGACATCTCTCAATGTCTCGAATATCAAGTACGAAAGCTCGCTTGTGAGAAGCAAATAGGACAACAACCCAACCATACACGTTTTCGATCTTTGACTTTTGCAGAAGTCCTTCTCGCTGTGTATCTGTTATCATGTTGAAGTCAAATCTATCTTCCCAGGTTGCTTTGCTTTCGATGTAGTATTCATTAGGTGATTTGAAACAGGTGAAATCAGCGATGTTTTTGCTTCCGTAGAATCCAGTCATCTGGTCATAGATTCTGTCAAAGGAGTAACCTTCGTCAGGTCTATCTAACCATTGTTTGATTTTATCTTCGGCTTTCTTGCCGATTTCAGATCCTGCCATCAAATCTCCTCGTCATACAATGACCAGTCATCGTCATCATCAAGTCCGGTGTATGAATTGAACCACTCGTACGCCTCTTCCTCAGAGTCCGTCTCGAAATCTGGCTCAGTATCTTCAGGACCATACAGATCAGAATCTCCGAAGATGCAAACATACATACCAGTTGCCTCATTATGATATAAGGTGTACTCTGTGAGGAAGCCGTCTCCGTCAGATACTGTCTTAGAATCTATCCAAGTCCATGTGTCATCAACAACAATTTCATCTGAGGACATTACATCATCGCAGCTAGATATGTCTTCAAACGTCGCCATACCTAGTGCAACCTGGAGGATACCTTCCGCATCGTTGTCGAGCGACTTGAAGTCTGGTACAATACACTCAAGCGGAACATCTACTTCAGAATGTCCGTCAACTACAACAACGAACTGATCTCCTTCGATGTCTGCTTTCAGAATAGTTACACCGTAATCGTCAGCGAGTATCTCAATCTGACCTATAAGCGAATGGATATAGCGTTGAAGCTTATCATCCACTGTGTAATCCTGAATAGTAGGTTCTTCAGCAGACGTTACGCTGTCACATCCATATACTTTGTAAGTAGAGTCATCGATCTCGGCAGCCTTGCCCTGATAGCACAGACCTTCAAGGGCTTTGAGGAGGTCGAAGAAATCTTCAATACCGAGTCTGTTTGCTTCGTAGATCAGGCCGCCGGGCTCTTCTGCGAGGTCTTTGCGTTTAGATACAGTCTTGCCTGCAAGCTTCTCACAGATCAGATCCCCGAATCTCTCTGCCTCGTCTTTACCGAAGTACCAGTCTCTCATTCGCTGTCACCCTCAATCATCTCATGAATCTCAGATAAGATGTTGTCATAGACCGTCTCAGCATCGTCTTCAGGATCTTCTTCGGGAACGAACGCATCAAGGTCTAAGATGTGTTCATAGCTGTTGGCGTCACCTAAGCCGGGCTCATCCTCGATTGTGATCTGAAGATATGAGTTATCTACGACTGTGACATCAGCATTCATACCAGCGTCTTTGAGCATCTCTACAACACGTTGGCCTACATCGGTTGCGTAGTTGACGATCTCATCTGTGATTTCGGGCTCGTCCGCAGCCTCAATCGGCTCAAATGTGTCATCGCATTCTTCTATGTTATCGCTGGATTCTACGTCGTCTGCCCAGAGTGAAATGATCTCGTTAGCAGCGTCGTCTTCAGTTTCAACAACGCTGTCAGCTTGTGCTGGGCAGTAGTTGATGTAGAATTCTTCGCCGTTGTTCTCATCTTCTGAGATAACAGCCATTGTAGAACCGTCACCAGCATTTACAATGATAGCAAGCTGAGCACCGGCTCTGCTGCCAACACCTCTGTTGATCTTATCCCATACGGCTTGCAGGCCTCTCGAAAGCGAAACACCTGCGGTTACAGCAGTAGCAGACTCAACTGAGCCAGCGGATCCGCCGAGATCTTGAATCTTGTTGTTAACAGCTTGCATGAACTCCTCTGGCGAGCCTTTCTTCATATTCTTACGAACTCTCATTATGTATCACCTTTTATAGGTCAATAGTGTCTACAGGGAACACAGGCTTGATAGAAGTCTTTCTTACCCTGTATGTGTCGTATTTATCGTCTCCGAGATACTTGTCGATATCAGACCTGTTATTGCTGAGTGCTGCATATGTCGGTACGATATTGATGACATACTGTGAAGGAGTTTCTCGGATGATGCGGATATACAGCTCATTTCTATATGGACAAGTTTCTCCCCAAGGCTTGACGCGAATGAGTTTGTTTTCACCGATGCAGTCGGCAAGCTCTGCGTCTGCTAGCTCTTGGTCAAAGTCCTCGAATGGAGGTTTGGTGAGGTTGTGACGGAAATCATTGTAATCAGGAACTTGCTTGTTAAGAAGAGTTGCCCAATCAAGAGAATTGAGATATCTGAGAGCTGCGATAACTTGCTCTAGAGAATGAAGCTGCGCCTCAGTAGTACCGTCAAGACCTGACCAAGATGAAGTCTTTGCACGAACAGAACCGTCGTCGTTGAGCTTGACGTCATATGTCCACTGGAGAGCATTGTTTGCATTCTTTCCACGGTCGCAACGGATACTGATCTCATATCCATCACCCCAGCCGATATCGGCAGTGATCTCAGGATGAATGGTCTCCCACTGTTCAAAAGCTGCGTTCAACTCGTCGATAACAGGCTGAATGACTTCCTGTGTAGCTCTGCGGAAAGCCCTGCTGGACTCTTCATCAGCCTTTTGCACGCGGTCTCTTGCTTCGTTGTATTCTCTCTTGCGACGAGCGATATCGTCACGAATGTCCTGAATAGGACGTTTAGAGGCAGATGTGATTCTCATTACTGGTTACCTCCTTGGATTCCGGCGATTCTCTGAATAACGCCTTGAAGTGTATCGGAAAGATCCTGAGCAATAGTAGTACCAGAATTCTCGGACTCACCGCCGTCTCTTGCAAGCTTATCAAGACCCGACATCACATAGTCGAAATCATCTTTGAGTGAATCCATGAGGATATCAAGTTTGGTCTTACCACTGTCATCAGCAGCAGATCTAACATATGTGCGTACACGCTTCATCATATTCCTCCTATAATAGTGTATCACCTAGAAGCATATCGAATACCTCCGGGTTCTTCCGAATATCAAGTTTGTTGTCCACAATGTACTTTGCAATAAGGTCTTTGGTATAGAGGATATCATGTACCTTATCATCAACTGTGTTTCGTGACAGTATAGTATATATGTTTACAGATTGCTTTGTACCAATTCTGTATATTCTATCTTCGCCCTGTTCCTTATCATTCGGGTTCCAGGGTTCGTCGTAGAAACATAAGTTAACCGCGCTGGTCAACGTATGTGTTGTACCTAGCGCAGGAGTAGTACCTAACAGCACTGTGTATTCGGGATTGGTGAGAAACACTTCTTTATGCTTCTGCCTCACTTCTTCCTTCATAGTACCTGTGAAACAACATGTTTTGTATTTCTGAGATACGAATTTATATAAGGTTCTCAACGGCTCAACCCAGTTAGAGAGCACCACAATTTTTTCTCTACGTTCATGTACTTCTTCTAATATGAGAAGTAACTCCTGCAGTTTAGCGTTGTACTTGAGATAATTCTTATCCACTGCAAGTGTGTCATCAATGAGTTCAGGTGAGCCATTTACTTGTCGTAACTGGAGAAACTCTACCAAGGGATTGGACTTAGCAAGGATTGATTCTTTGTTTGCACGCATATTTGCAACAACTTTTGCATAGAGTCTATTCTGATAGTTGGTGTTATCTACATAACGAGTATATCTTATCTTAGGAGGTAGATCCAGTACTTTAGATTTTAGTCGACGAATCATGTTGCCTTGCAGCATAGACTTCAATCTCGGGATGTTTTTGTATCCTACAACATCGTGATCTCCAAATCCGCCAAACAGACAGAACTGCTGTTGCCACATGTAGAAACTATTGAAATTGTGACCGTCGACAAGTTTGAGTGGAAGATATACATCTGTAGGCCTTTTAGTGATGGGCGTACCTGACATCGGTAACCATTCACACGCTTTACCTGTAGCTGTTTTGAGCCGAATGAGCTGCTTTCCTTGTGACGACGATGGTGATACATTCTTATGTACCTCATCTATAATGATCATGCCGATCTCGCCGTCATTGACCCATTTTATCAACTCATCGGTAATGTAATACCTCTTGCCAGTTTTCGCCCGCAGCGCCTCGATATTCAATACAAGAAAGTAAGGTAAATCAGTATCACCTTTTTTGCCATACATCTTACCGCAGGTCAAGTCCTCAAATTTCTCTGCGCTGTTTCTACAAACAACAGTTACCTTATCACGTTTCAGTCGGCTACCGAGGATGTATGGTACTTCTTTGCCATCTGTGTGTTCTTGGATGTCCTTGACCCAGTTATATTTTGAATTGTTTATACAGCAGATAACAAGACAATGTTTGTAGCCCTTAGTGCGTCTTTGATAGATGGCCCAGTTCATAGACTCATTGGTTTTGGCAAGACCTTGATCGTCTCCTACAATGAATCCACTGTGCAGACCTCGTCTATCTCTATCAATAGCGAACCTCATGAAGTCAAGCTGATGTGCAAACGGCTTCTCGCCTTTCTTTACATAGTAAGGGATACCTGTGAGGTCTACGTTAGGGATAACTGTAGTATCATCTACTGTTGAATTCACATTGATGTCTTCTTCAGATTGAATGTAGTATTGATTAGAGTATGGACTGTTTTTGAGTTCGCCTATCAACCAGCCTAACATGTTTGTAGGGACTGTCCAGAATTTATGCTGGTTGTCCCAACGTCTACCTGGTACATTTTTAACAAGTGAAATCGCTAGTGGATCATACTTGAATATGATCTCGTAGACGTCCATATCCTTGTTTTGTCGAATTGTTATCATATAATCACCGTTCTGATTTCATTTGGCGTACTCGAATGACTTTCACCTCATCGGTCTTATATCTACGACGAAGCTTTCTAAGACCTTTACGTTCTGCACCAGACTGTGTAAACGCTCTGATGTAGATAACTACAGTATTGGTGTACCAGATGTCGATGTAGTACGGGCAGAATACTTCACCCTTGATCTTCCACCTCTTTCTCATTCTTCCACCCTCTCGAATGTATATCCGCTACGAGGTCTGCCGGTCTTGATGCTATCGCTGACCTGTGCAGGGTCAATCTTGAGAGCTTTTGCAGCTTCAGATTGTGAATTGTAGATCTTGCCGTTGTCGAGGCAACGAACCTTTCCTCCGCGTCTTGTACGCTGCACAGGATGAACAGCAGGAGTAGACTTCTTCTCGGAAGGCTCATCTCCATCAGGATTGTACTCTGTACCATGTTCGCATACAGCATTAGCAATGGCCTGCTCCATAGAAGATTTGAAATTGGTTTTAGGAACAAGCTTGCCGTCTATGCGGAATCTCCATCCATTGTCGTTCATACGTATCATCAGATCCATTGGATAGATACAGGATTTATATGTAGTACCTGCCATGACCTTACCATCTTGATTGATTACTTCATACAACATAATAAAATACAACTCCTTAGTGATAGTTTATTATGTAGTATTTAACGATTTTACATAATAAAGCGCTGCCCCTATTGGAACAGCGCTCCTATATGCAGCAGATTCTAAGAACCTGTTACAGGTATTGAATTAGGCCTTGACAAGCTTCGCACGAACACCATCGATAATGCAACCGTAGTATCCTGCGTATCCGTCCTGACCGCCGGTCGTCTCGGTATCGTACTGCCAATCAAGCCAGCCGCCTCCAAGTACGTGTACCTGATATGCTACCTTGTAGTAACCATACGCACTGACAACATCAGAAGGTGTATCGTAGTACATCTTGATGCAGTCGATTGCGCTGCCCTTGGTAGCCGGATTACCGTTACCGGCATATCCGTTGTAATAGTCATTTGCGTCGAAGCCTGTGACCTTACCAAGCCAACTTCCGCCTCTGATGTGGACACTATATTCGATGCTACCCTTAGTAACTTTCGCTGCAAGTGCAACAAGCATGTTTCCAAGGATACCAGAATAGTCTTCACCATCTGTGATGTAGCCTAGCCATTTTCCGCTTGCAACACCTCGGATAGTGATAGAAGGCTTAGCGACGGAAGGTGTTGGTGTCGGAGACGGAGTAGGATCAGGAGTAACCTTTCCGTTGACTTTCTTCGCAATTGCTGCGTAGTCAGGAGCAATGAAGCCTCTGATGAAACGTCCATTGACTTGAACTGAACGGTTGCCGACAATGCCGTTGCCCATGTTACCTTCTGTAACGGTGAACGTGTTACCATTTACAGCAGTGACGATACCTATGTGGTCTGCACCGTAGTCGCAGTCACCTACACCGTCGTCTCCCCAGTAGTAAATGATAGCGTCGCCGACCTTCGGCTTGTAAGCATCATTCTCTATCCAGATACCAAGCTTCTTGGCGTTATCTCTGAAACGACCACATCCGCACTCGGTTGTGATATATTCAGCGATACCGACTTTCAGCCAGGCAGCTGATACAGTAGCAGCACACCATGCGTCAGAATCCTTCATCGCATAATCGACAGGTAGTGGCTTCTGAGCATTGTAGATCTTAATGATCTCTGCATGTGCAGTAGATGTCTTCTCAGCGTCACTGAGCTTCTTCCATTCAAGCATAACATTTGCGACCTTCTGACGAAGTTGAGCTTCTGTGATGCCTGACGAAGGTGTAGGTGTCGGAGTAGGTGTCGGAGTAGATTTCTTCCAGCCGTTGTAACCGCCGTTCTTTATGATCGTCGGATAATCCTTATAGGACTTATTCTTGTCGATGACACCTACACCTGCGATAGAGTTTCCGTCGATGACGTTATACTCTCCGCCGTACTGCCAAATTCCAAGTCTGTTATACTTGTAATCAGCAGGTGAAGTGTGCCACTGTGCAAACCAGCAGTCAAAATCTTCTCTGACGTGCTTGGACATGAAATTGTCTAACTCGGAATAACCTGTGTAGATCATCGGGTAGTAACCGAGTTTAGCGATTTCCTCCAACCAGATGGTGGTTACATTGTTGATGTTTGAGGCGTTCCAACCGCCGTTGTTCTTGACATATGAAGTAGGTTCAATGTCTAATGCAACTGGCATAGTTGGTTTGTAGCCTTTCTTAGCTACAGTTTCAAGAAGTCTCTTCACGTGAGCAACTTCGTTCCTTGCTTGATCAGATGAACAAGCATACGAGAACAGATATGTACCCCACGGAATACCGAGATTCTCAGCCTTTGCGACGTTGGTCTCGAAGTAGTCGTCATCCTGATACGCTAAGTTGTCACCGTAGCCACAACGTATCATGACGAATTCATATCCAGCAGCTTTGACCTTTGCAAGATCTATGTTGCCGTTTGCATACGAGATGTCAACGCCCTTCTTGTTTGCTAGACTCATGATATAACACCTCCGCTGTTATTAGAAGATTAGGAAGTTAGATTACTTCTTCTTATCTTCCAACTCCGGCAGACCTGCGAGACTGGTGAGCAAACTGAGTACACCTGCAAGAGCAGCAGCGGCAGCGACAACGCCCCAGTTGACTTCAGTGATGAGAGCAGTAGTGCCGATAGTAGCGATAGCAGTCTGTGCAACAGTCTTGAGTGCACGAATACCAGCAGCCTTGATCCATTCCTTCATATTATTCACCTCATATTATAATATTTGGCGATCTTCCACATAAATAAAAAGATCACCTATCACCCATATATAAGGTAATAAGTGAACTTTTTACAACAACAACGCTAACTTACGAAATCTTCACATTTTTCTCATATTCCAACTTCAACTTGTGATAGTATGCCTTGACTTGCCCATTGCCGTCATGTGAAACATATTCCTCACCGGCACGTAATCTTTCTTCAATAGGCATTTCATCAGACATTATAACAAGTTTCAGATTGTTCATATAGTTCTTATCTGTCTTTTCTAGAACATCTTTGACCATCTTCGTTAGCTTGATGATCATATGAATGAGCTTAGCGACCACACCTATAAATGCTAAGACGGCGGTACAGATTGAACCAACTAGTAATATATTCTCAACCATTTGCCCAACACTCCTTGGTTCCTCTACTGAGCAGCTGTATTAGAAATTGAAGTACTTTGTCTCAGCGAAACCATTAGTGCGACCAATTCCGCCAATGTTGAATGCTACTCGAACACGACCGTTGATAACAGGTCCCAGTACCTTGAATGTACCCGATACATATGTAAACGGAGCAGCGGATGCAGGTGTCTGGTATACAGGCACGTTGTTACGCTGCACCATATCCGGTACATCTACGTTTGTAGGCGGTACAGTAGTAAATTCGTCTACAACTGGTTCTGCTTCAGGAACCTCTTCAGCAGTCTCCGCAGCGGGCTCTCCCTCAGCGGTTTCAGCGGTCTCTGCAACAGGCTCTTCCTCGGTCTTCTCCGCAGGCTTGTCGGCTGTTTCCTCTGCAGGTGCTTCAACTGACTCTTCGGTAGTCTCCTCAGCAGGCTCTTCAGCAGTATCCTCTACAACATTGGTTTCAGGCTCTTCGATTGTATCAGTAGTTGTCACTTCTTCTGCGACCGTATCAAGATCAGCAGTTTCAATATCAACCATTTCTTCTGTTTTCTTTTCAGTAGCCATGGTATCATCTCTCCTTACTGTTAGAAATCATTTGATGCTCTGTACCATATCATATTGGTCAGTACACGAACACGGGCACGCCGTGGTTCATCATCTACATCAATGTATCTATATATAAGGTGCTTGGTTTGTATACTTTCGTACACAGAGCATCTCACAGACCTGCATACCAAACTATCAGATACTTCTGAAAGAAGATCATCGATGTATGATATTGCACGTCTGTGAGATTGGTTAAGTATCTCAGGAGTTTCTCCAGTCAGTACCCAATCAATTGCTTCGGAATGTAGAACTCGATTATTTGTTTTCTCTGCATATCGTCTAGCGGTCTTTGCTACATACATTGTAGCACCGTAAATAGAGTCAAATGATTTAGCAATATGTTGGAATTCTTTGATGTGTAATGACATTATACGCTAAGTAACTTCTTTCTGCAGATAGGACCGATACCTGATTCTATGGACTTAGGACGAGTAAGCGGTCTACCGCAAACTCCGCATACGCCTTCATGGAACACCTTCATAGGAGTTTCAAAATCCTTGTACATCATATGAGTGAGGTACAGCGCACCTTTGTACTCCGGAGATGTCCAAGAGAATCTTGAACCTCTAGTACTGCGAAAAGATTGACGACTATCACTTAACATACCAACATATGCCCAGCGATCATGTTTCATCTTCACATATACAAAGAGTGTACCGTTCGGAAATTTACCCTTCACCCTAGGAAGCTCGAACCTATATGTTCTCCACTTATGACTAGGTGATAAAAGAGTTACAATTCCGTTGCCACCTAGAATGTATTCTCGGATTCTCTGTGAACCTTTGAGCTCTGCAGAATTTTCATGGTGTAATGTACACATAATCTATTGCCTCCGTGCGCAGTATTGTCGATTATGTGTACTTTAACGATTTGATTAGGGCATAAGTGTAGGAACGGCTACAATCTCATCTTTCGGAAGAGTACCGCCGTCAAGATACTGCTTGATAACATGGTCTGCAAGGTCTTTGCAGTCTCTCAGCCAGCAGTTGATCATGCCCTGCATGTCGGTGTCGAAGTTGACAAGATTGAGATCGAGAATTGCAATCATATTCCACACAGCCGATTGAATCTGACGCAGGATAGCTTGTGCATCATTCGGGAGTGAGCAGTCGATTACGCTGCCACCTTCTTGCATACACTCCAGCGGATACGGAATAGTACCGTCTTTCTCGATGATCCATCCTGCAGTAGTATCTACCATAGATGAAACCATCCAGCGAACTCGATCAATGCTGTGACGGACATTCTCCACCTCTGAACCCGAACATACGAAATAGACATAACGAAGATTCTGCTCTAAAGCAAATGCAGTCTTGTATACAGAGATCGCTGCCGATGCAGTGTCTACAGATGCAATGGACTCAATGTCAAAAGACTCACCTTCGTCTGTAATCTCATACGACACCGGTTCCTCAGTGATTTGAGCAGCGAACTCGTCGTCAGAGAGTATAGCGTCAAGATCACTTAACGCAGCATCTGGCGCATAGTTTGCATTGATAGCTGTAAGCTCAATGGTTGCTTCAGTACCAGATGTTACCTTCTTCAGTGTAACTTGCAGTTTCTTTGAATTCATGATGAATTGTCCAGCTCCTATCTCATTCAGCGCATTACCGAACATCTTCTCGAACTTAGCTTTGTCCTTGAAGACATCTTGAGAGATGTTGTTCAGCTTTGCTGATTTATTGTTTGATTTATTGATAAGCACGATGTTGTATACAGTTGCTTTACCATTGTCGTCCCACTTAATAGGCTTGCCCTTTTCAATGACGATTGTCCCATCCTCGGACTTGTGCTTGATTTCATAGGAACCGTCCTTGTGTTCTTTCGCGTCTATGGTTTCATATCCCATTGTAGTGAGCATATCGACTCCCTTGAATATGAAATCAGCTACAGTTTTAAGCAGTTTTGTGAGATCAGAGATCACACTAGATTGTATCTTCATCGGCTACCTCCTGATAAAATTAGAAGCCCTCAGCATCAGCTAAGGGCTTCACTGTATTGATATACAAGGTAATTACTTGCTCGCGGGAGCCTTGCGGATGGTGCGTGAGCTCTTCACAGGCTTCTTCGCGGGAGCGGGGCGTCTTGCAGGTCTACGAGTAGAAGCGGCAACAGCCTTCTTCTTGCGGGGCAGTCTCACAGCCTCGAGGATCTCCTCGTCGCCTTCCGGCTCAACCAGGAACTCGTCGTCGCCGACAGCGAACTTGACGGAATCGTCTTCTACGGTAACTTCAACAGGCTCGCCGGTAACTTCGGCAACGAGCTCGGCAACGTCCTCTGCCTCGAACAGCAGGTCAGTAGCCTCAGGATCAACATCAGCAGTAGCAACGGGAGTAGTATCAAGCTCTTCGTCAGCTACGATTCTCTTTCTCTGAATGAACATGTGTCAATTCTCCTTTACGTGTTATTTAATGTAAATCGATTTATATTAAATTAGTTCAGGACAACTAATTTACTCTTCTTAGCTTCCAGTTCAGCACGTATTGTTTCTAACTCTGAATTAGCTTCCTGCAGAAGTACATCACCGTCAAGTGACACGTTAGAACCCTCTATTGTGTACTTGGAACGAGAACGACCAAGAGCCTTCTTCATGTTTGCCTCACTCAGGCGAATAAGATAATCAATCCATGTAGGACTCTTGATTTCAGAAACATCTTGGTAGTCAGGTACATATCGAATTGTAACTTGTGTTGGGCGCGGATCTCTGTGCGTAACATATAACACCTCGTTATCCGGATCATGTTTCCACTGGAAATCAGTAGATAGTGTATTACGGACTTGAGCCATGCCCATTTCAGTTACAATAGGGTCGATATTTATTGCACTTGTCTGACCAATTGCACTGTAGGTGTTGACAGATGCGGCAACCTGGAAAACATTGCCGCTGTCAATAGAATTCATTGTTAGACCTATTCTAGGTGTCGAAGCATAAACGTAAAGAATCTTCACAGGCTTGATACCTAGCTTCTTAAGGTCTATTCGTGTTGCAAACGGTACTGTTTTATCTACAGGAGTTTTCATGTACCGTTTCAATTCACGAAAAGCAATCAGTACAGCTCTCTTGATGTCGAGATTTTCGACATTGCTGTTAGACGGGAGGCCTAGCATAAAGCTGACTTGATCAACTATCTCGGACATATTCATTGTCTACTAGACCCCCTATCTAGACTGTAAAAATTACTTACGCGATGGTTACGGTAAAGCCCTGAGCCTTTACGCCGTTGCTGATCTGAGACCAGTAGAGCTCTTCCTTGTAATCCTCGCCGATGCTGAACGAAATGCCCTGATCAGTAGTGCCTGCATCAGCTGCGTTCTTAGCAGAGATGATAGCACGCTCGAACTGGGCGATAAGCTGCGGGCTGGTCGCCATGGGCAGAAGACCCTTAAGGAAGTCAGCGGAGTCGATCTCGCCGAACTTGCCGACGTGAGTAGCATATACGGACTTGCCAGTCGCGGCATAGTAGGTGCCATTGCCGAAAGTGGGAGCAGAGTCGCCGGTTACGGGAACATATGCGCCGTTGGACTTTGTGAAATAGTTCTTGTAATTGGTGGCCCAGTCAGCAGGAGCTGCGGTGAGCAGAGTGTACTGGCCATTTGCATATGGATCAGAGTCAGCATAACCGCCGGAAGGAGTCCAGGAATTGAAGATGTCAAGGCCTGATCTCACGATATCAGCAGGAACGCCGACAAACTTGATAGTAACTGTCTTACTAGCCATGTTAAATTCCTCCGAATATTATTTATTTGTTGAACTGTTAAGTCCCACCCTTGCCGATAAGATCATGATCGACAAGGGTGAGATGACGATACAGCTATTAGAACAAGCCGATGATCTTGCCGCTGACGACAGTGTCAGGATTGACAACTTCCATGGCGTACATGTTAGCGTAACCCTGCTGTACGGAAGCATTCGCAAGACCGAGAGCCTGGGTGTCAGCGAACGGCATATACTCGCCGAAGAGCGCGGAGTTACGACGGATGTCGTCGGACTTGCAGCTGAGTACCCAAGTATCGGGATTGTAGTTGGGATCAACGAAGATGTTGAAGTCGCCATCAAGCGTACCGAGCTTGTAAGGACCGACTGCGTCAGCAACGCTCTCGCCGTTGAAGCCTTCGAGCATTCTGAAGTAGCCGCCTGCGTTGGTACCAGCAACGATTGTGTTACCACGAGCAAGACGGGTTCTCTGATAGATATTATCAGCAGCCTGGTTCAGCTTCAGCTTGAACATGTTGAGGTAATCCTTCGGAACAACGGAGCCGGACAGGATTGCGCTTGCATCCCAGTTGAAAACAGGATTCTTAGCAGCAGCCTGACGGAGCTTCGCAAATGCGAGGGTATTCATCTCAGCGGTCAGCTCGCCGAAAGCAGCTTCCTTAGCAAGCTCGCCGATGTTAGCGCCGTATTCCTGCTGAGCAGCGAACGCGGAGAAGATCGACCAGTAGCAAGCAATTTCATGAGCTTCAGCCTTGAGGGTGAACTCGTCGAGATCAAGGTAGCCCTTGCCCATCTTTGCACCGTAGTTACCAGCAGCGTCGGGACCGACAGTCTCGTTGTCGTACTGGTAAGTGGCCTTAACCATGTCGTTTGCACCGAAGCCGGAGAGGGCAGTAGAATCGAGAACAACAGTACCGTCGGAGTAGTTGATAGTACCGACTACTGCGTTAGCAGCACTGACCAGCTCGCCCATACCGTTGTCGGTATAAGGAGTGGTTACACCGCCGATGATGGTCTGGACGGTGACCGTACCAGGAAGTACAGGAGTGTAAGCAACGCCCATGTAGGAAGTATCGCCAATTGCGATGCCTTCGCCCTTGATAACGCGGCCGGTGAAGTTCGGGTCAACGCCCTGACGATTGACGAACGGAGAAGAAAGAACAGTGCCAGCAGCAGTCTCGCCCTTGGTGTTCTCAGCGACGAACTTGAAGTAGGGGATAACCTGGGATCTGCTCTTCATTGCGACAGAACCATATGCATCGAGAACCAGGAGCTTCTGAACGAACAGAGGCAGGAGTTCGACGAAATCAGGTCTTGCCATGATGTTAGAGGTGTTGGTAGCAGCGGTGATGGACTTAGCAATCTGGCGATGAGTGTTCTGCAGAGTCTTAGCAAAACGTCTCTTCTCAGGAGTAAGGCTGGCCAGGATAGCCTGCGATCTCTCGGAGGCAGGGTTAGCCTTCTGACCTGAACGATTGCGGACACCAGAAGTGATAGACTGGTTGGCCATTACGGATCTACTTGCGGTACCTCTATTACCGATGGACACTCTACGTGTCTTTGAGGTCTTAGTAATCATAATGTTACACGCTCCTATTTGATATTTAATTGTGTGTAAGATAAACTTAGGTTGAAACGATATCATGTATGTAGCTTTCGTACTCGTCTTCATCATCCGCAAGTTCTAGCGGAGTAGGCTCTGTGAAAGCAGCAGACATGTTGGCAGTAGATGTGCTACTTGAAATCATCTTTTCGAGTTGCTCGACTGTTGTTTCAGCAGTTACATCTAGGTGATCAATATCGGCGCCTATCGCATGTGCAAAGATGCGTGCGTGCGAATCTTGATAGCCTTCGATGATTTTCTCGCAGGCTTCAATCCTCTTCCTGAGCTGTCTATTCTCTGCATCCAAGTTAGATGTTCCCGTCTTCATATTCTTTGCAGCAGTGACAGTTTCGCTGAGCTTAGAATTAAGCTGGGAAATAGTATCTTTCTGGGAACGGATTCTAGATTCGCTTGCGGCGATATTCTGTTTATATTTAAGGTTGTATTCTCGAAGTTGTGAATTCGACGTTACTAATCGCTTGTTAGAGGACCTCAACGAAGCGATTACTTCGTCTTTTTTCGACATCTCAGAACGCATATCAGACTCTTGTGCTGATACAATTCTTTCAATGCTTGCAACTTTTCGCTTACAACTTGATTGAGTAGTGGCCAGCTGACGACGTAATGATTCTACGCTCCTTGAAATCTTCTTGTTAGCTTCAATGGCCTCAATGTAAAGAGTAGTCATTGCGTTTATCTTTTGATCTGCGAGATCTGTGATACCGTCTGCACACTCTTCATCGCTGCATTCGTCACAGTCGGGACATACTTCGTGTTTATGTGCTTCAATAGCACTGTATTCATCAGACTGCTTTGCAAACTGAGATTGAAGAATGTCGAGGGTCTCCCCCATTGTTATCTTCGGAAGTTCCGCACTAACTGCAGCACATACCTTTTGATACTTCTTTCTCTGCAATGCATCAGTAGAAGCAGCTACCTGAGTGAATGTCGGAATTGATTCAGGGAAGGCAGGGAACGACACTAGGTCAAATCCTCTGAATACAAATGTTTCGGGGTCAACTGAGTTGTCGATGATATCTCCTGCACCTCTTACTGATATGCCGAAGGTTACACCTGCGTCCTGAAATGCTTTGACGACACGGCCTACTGGAGTATCAATGAGATTGAACTTACCGTAGACCTTTCCGTCATCGTCGATGTATCCATCCGTCATAACTATACAGGCGTGTTCGAAGTCCATACAATTCGGATCCTCTGGGTGACCTAAGAATCCTATGTACCAGCCCATCTCGATAGCACGCTTGTATTCGTCTGAGTCGAATACTGCTTCCCAAACAGGTCTGGTTATATCTAGACCGTTCAGGTTGGTGATATTAGCATCTGCGCATTCGCCTTCATATGTTCCTAAGATAGAACTTGTGGCTGCTGCAGCAGTTACTTTTTTCCTATTCATCTGCGTACCTCCTATTTAAGAAGTTTACTTGTAAGTCGGACAAGTCCGCCTATGAGTAACGTCTTAACAGCTTGTTTGATTATTCCTGATTCAACAGGTTCGAGATTTTCAGCATCTCCGTCTTCCACTAAAGGTTCCTGGCGACTGTCAACCTCATCAAGAACTTCACGACTTAGTGAAGCAACATCTCTGACTGCAGATGAATCAACTTGTACATCCTCAATACCAGCGTTGCTCAACCGGTATGTCGTGTTATCTATATATAGTTCAGGAACTTCGCCATCAGCTGTACCGAGGGCAATAGATTTATCAGCTAACTCATCTATCTGAGAAAGCAAATCAAGCAATGCTCCTGAAGTGAATACTATTTCTTCTCTTGCCATCTAATGTCACCTCACTACTGTAACTCACTTATTTCTTCACGACCAGTCAGCTGTCGAATGCTGCCGATCTGGATCTTCCAAACAACTTGTACAACCTGGTTCTTGCCTACTCGTAGAATACTGCGATTAAGAGCATCACGATTTTCAGCTTTGCTCATGTCCCATTTCTTATAATCTGATGGAACTATTCTGTATCCTGCGAGTAGTCCGTTGTATCCTGTATAATCATATGCACCAGTTTCATCAGTCAACCAATTAGGCATTGACCAAAGACCGGCTTCTGTTATGTATATACAGTCGTTATCGCCTCGAAATTTTGCAAGCGCACCTGTTGATATCATTGCACTGAATACAACGTCAATTGTCTCTGCAAACTCTGCTTCAATTTCAGGAACTACATCCCGGAATGAAATAGTTGCCCTAGGAAATGTATCAGCAATCAGCTCACAATTGACTGCGTCGCTAGAAGGTCTGTCAGGATAACGTCTGCCGATACCCATATATGCCCTACCGTTGTTGCTGTTTACGTCATATCCGTCAGCACCAAATCCAGGAACTTGCTTCATGTAATCTCTGTAATCAAGCATCTGCTGATGTTGTACTGTGATTCTGGATGAGCTGCTAGATACTCCAAGATATGCAAGATCTTCAGCAGAGAGCTGAGCGTATGTCTGGGTAGAATGATCCATTACACCGATATGCGGTGCTTTGTACCCGTTGAAGTTGATAGGTGTCTGCGACTTCAAGCCCATTGTACCGAGCGATATGTACTTAGGCACAAATTGCGACAAAAGTGCGCTGCCTTGATTCAGCACACCTTGTCCTGTAAGATAATATCCTATTCCAGTTAGCATACCGTTGGTGGCGTTGTTATGACCTGAATGAGAGAATACTATTTTCTGAGTGGCTTCATCAATGACGTTGATAGTTACGTTGTGAACAAGACCTAAGTTTCGTTTAGCTGTTAGTTTGTTCATCAATCAACACCTCATCTAATCGATGTAGACTCTTCTACCTCATCGTATTCTTCATCGAGTTCGTCCTCGTCTCCCCAAGGATCGCCGTACTCTTCATCCAGTGATTCTGCGTAGGACTCGAGTTCACGTGAGAATCCACCGTAGGTAACAAGATCGGAGTATGTATCCTCATTCATCTCGCTTAATTCAATTGTATCTCCGTAGATATCAACACGAGCGTCATCTTGATTGTTCAGCCAGCTTTCTACTTCCCACTGGAATTCTGTATCATCGATGTCCCCTCTATTGATATGTTCCTGGATGCTGTCAGGAATCAACCAGCTTTCGTCATATTTAGGTTCCCACTCTTTGATAGTAGGGCAACTACCTTCTCGAGAGTCCTCTGTGTTCTCAGTTGCAAGTAATTCTGGGTGTGTATCAAGATAGTTTACTACATCTGATGCCATAGAGTTAATTGCACGTGTATATTCGTTTCCGTCTAGATCTCTACATGCAATATCCTCCATCACATCGTACATCTCATCACCAATCTGATTGATGAGATACTCAGCAGAACTTCCGCAAGTTTCAAGACCGTATCCAGAAAAGAATCTGTCACCGTCATTGTAATCACGGTAAAGTATTCTCATAGCAGCTCTTGTGATTTCACCGGCTACGGTATCAGCAATTCCACGATCTGGTACAAGTTCGGCGAAATATGCTTCAAGCGGATCTTCTCCGTTGTCGATTCTATCTGCAATGGCCTGTTTAAGCGGTTCAGCTTTTGCAGCAAGTTCAGCAGAACGGGCATCAGCTTTCTCTTGCTCAATCTCTGCGTTACGACGTCTGGTAGCTTCTCGAGAAATCTGATCAGCAGTCATGCCCTCAGGATAGTCCATCGCGTTCTTCGGATAGAGTCTGTTACCAATTCTTATGTAATCATCTTCTGCAGCTGTAATGCTGCGTCTTAGAACTTTCATTATTTTACCTCCTACGGGGTTTCATCTTCGTTAGGCGATCCATCAGCATTTGTTTCTTCTTCATTGTGATATGCTGTATGAACAGCTCTATATGAATCAAGTCCTTGAATTTCTAATTCATATGACTTGCTAACAACACCATCAGGTTCCAGGAGTGGATCGTCTACTATTCGTCTGTGCAGATTAGGATGTGTAAATCCTGCTGCGTCTTTTTCAAGTTCATATTCATCTGCGATCACAGCTTTACCTTGACCTACCAATGGACGATTTGCAGGCATCACAATCACTCCTTACTTCATGTATACATGAGTATAAAAGGTAGTAATCAGTGTTCTTCTCTGATCTGAAGACCATATTTTGGATCTACTGGGAACAGCTCTGTAGACGGGAATAGATCTGTTGCAGGATACAACAGCATTGTTCGTGTGATGTATACAGATTTGGTCTTGTCGTATGGTTCGAACTCTGTAGCAGTATGTCCCAGATCTAACATCAGGTCAAATGATAGATTGAAAGCAAGCCCCTGTGTGCCACTACCTACCATGTACAGATATAAAGACCAGGCGGTTGCAGTATTTGGAACATATCTTCCGCCGTCCGCAACATATCTATCGCAGAAACCAATTGAGGACTTGACCGATACTCCGTCTGTAACACCACTACCGATAAGTGGAAGACGTCCGCCCCAATACTTGCTACCGCTCATCTGCGAACAGTAAAGTGAAGTAAGTCCTCTACTTTCTCCCTCAGATACAATATTCTGAGCAGAGAAAGTGTACCATACATTCTTATACAATGGTGGCTGTACCGCAACTGGTATTCGTGATATGAATGTGCCAACAGTTTTGACAGATCCATGAACCTGTATATGATTGTTGCTGATTACAAGCTCATATTCATAGTTGTCATTTGACACATTGTAAACGCCGTTCAGTAGATTGATGAGATTCCTACTGAAATCTACTTTTGTGTATCTTTGTATCATTAGCTTCCCTGCTTCCATTCATCTTCTGCAAGAGATATAGCGTCACCAATTGTACCCATAATCGGATTGACAGCAGGTCTGGGCGATGTAACTCCACGAGTACGATCGTCCTCAATGGTGTATACATCAGGATCTGCATCAGCTACACCAGTTTCGTTCGGTGTGATTGACATCTCTGCGTCACGATGGTATCTTAAGTTGTACGGCGGCTGGTCAGGAACATCGAGATAGTTATCAGGATAATACGTTGAGACTTCAACGTCTTGCGGACCATAGCCGATACTGAATATCTTTGGAATGAGTGATTTGATGATATGCTCGTTGTTACACAACTGCAATGAATAGAGAGCTCGGTATCCTGGATTGACATAGTCGTTAGGCTGACCCTCAATCTGAGAATTTCTATAATACACAGGATGACGTGGATCATTCGACAATGCTGTCTTACCATAAGGCGCATTAGGAGTCTTGACGTGTCCTCTGTAGTTAGTAGGATCGTACACATCATTTCTGTTTACAGCTCTTGCTCTCAATGTATTCGGCTCTGTACCTTCATTGAGTCTCTGCATACGTGCATAATCGTCACGTCTGTAGTGTCCGACATGAGTAGGTCCGATGGATACGCCTACATCTCTTTCATTTGTCAGTCGAGCATCGATAGATATCTTTGTTCTGGAGTCGTATCTTACACCTGCGTACTGGAACATATACATTCCAAGCGGTCTGACGTATTCTATACACGCGTCTGTAGGGACTCTATCAGCGAAGTAAACTACTTCGATGTATCCTTTTGATGTATGAGGGGTGACGTATACAGAATTTACAGGGATAGACGTATCCTCAAGACGATCATCTAAGATATCGTCATGATAGCTATCTTGCATCCAATCTTCTTTGTCGTTGTCGAACTCACTGTCAGTGGAATACTCAGACGAAAGCTGCTGTAGTTTGAACTGTGCAAGATTGATCTCAGCTGCAAGCGTCACACCGTCCTTGCTACCCTTGTTGCGAATCATCGACATGAAGTAGACAAGTACAAGTCGATTGAAGGCTGTTGACAACCGGTCATCATACTTGAAGCCCATACTATCTGCAAGCATCCAGAGTAGTTTAGACGGACAGCGTAGCGGATCATACAAATCAAACATATTCTCTGTATCGTACTTTATTCGATGCAGAGATTCAGAGAACCACCTTAGGAAGAATCTGAAATCTGCGCTTGACTTGTATATCTCAGGAACCGAAATATCAGAAAACTTCATTCAGTTACCTCCATACATAGTGTTTAATGTTATTAAAGGTGCTATAACAAACAGCGCCTGAGCAGTTGCCCAGACGCTGTTCGCCTATTATTTTCAGAGAACCAATGAGGTAGTTGTTAAAGTATGGCAGCAACTGCACCGATGTAATCTGCCTGTCCGCTAGGTTCATTGAGCCGCTTCTACGACATTTGTCTCCACTTGCAAAATCTCTCTAGCAGATTCACCAGCTCTCTAGGAGGCCTGATCTGGCCAAATGCTGGCAGTTAATTTGCGTAATAACACCGCCGCAACGTCTTCGCGGTAATTTGATGCGGGGCAACGATCACGCCCGGCGTGTAACACAATATTCTCAGGCTACGAAGAATACAAAGAACTGTTTGACAGTATGTTACTATCCGCGACCTACTGCCAGCTGAAAGAAGGCCTCCGCGATGGCAACGAGCGGAGGATGATGGCCGGCGTCTCTTCGGCGGCGGTGTTATGTACTATATAACGAATCAGGATTTTAATTATCTATAATGTATTCCGGTGCAATACGAATATTATTTGCGTCTGAACCTAGGTCGGAATACTTACAGAATGAAATGGGATTGAAGTACTCTGGATCACAATTCTTCCATGTGATGACATTGTTTTTCAAGCTGCCTGCATCGAAGTAATCTATGTTGCTGTCGCACTTTCTGACAACATCAACGACTTCCATCACAGTAGGCTTCTGCCCAATACGTCTGTTTGCAGGAGCGAAATACATTGCGAGTGCTTCCTTGACCTTCGCTACAAGATTTGCAGCTACGTCAGAGGATACAGGTTTCTTCGGATAGATCTGACCTACTACATACCAAGGGAAGATTCTCAGATAGCCGAATTCGAGTTCGACTGACATCGCCTGTAAAGGACGATAATCTCTCTTCACGTTCTCAATGAATTGTACCGGAGGTTTGTATCTCTGGAACTTCACACCATCTTCTACTTGTGCATGAGCTATGCTACCGTTGCCGAACGAGCTGTTTTTGAAATCATTGTGAATTGCGAAACACATCGCTGTGTATGTATGGAAGTTGGCTGCGAACACAAAGTTGTTTGGATCTTCTGGATCAAATCCTAGATTCAATACGGATTTCCAATCATGTATAGGCTCGCCTGCCGGGAAGTCGTAGTTGGTGATATACATCTTTGACTTCTGGCTATCTGTGAGAGACTTGTCGTTGTAGATGGCCATGTTGATCTCAAGCGCCTTCTGGCAGTCGATAACAAGTCCGCAATCGACACCAGCTTCTCTATTCAAGAATCTGTTGAAATCCGGCAGGGTCACTAAACTGTCAAATGTGTTGATGTAGTTACGACTGTTGTAATACGCTTCCTTTGCAGTCTCAGGACTTCTACCTGTTACTGTATAGGTGTTCGGAAGCTCGACTGTGTTTGACAGATTGGACACTGTGAGAATTCCAGACTCTTCATCAGGAGCATCTCCAATAGCTGGTAAGAAGTTCTGCAATACATTCTGGCCAACACAGCCGATAATACCTGAGCAATCAATCCAGAAGATTGTCAAGTAGTTATCGCTGTAATCTTCTAGCTGATTGAGGTAGTTGCTTATCTGAATCTGTGCGTTAGAGTATGAATCATATGTGACAGCGAATCTCGGCTCGGGTTGAACGAATTCAGCTGCGCTGCTACATTGGATCCATTGCGTCTTGAGGAACTGCGTGCTACCTCTTGACGCTTTAGCTTTCACCCATATGGCAGTTGTGTCGATATGCTGAGAAGGAAGTCGAATGATGTAATTGTTAGCGATGATATCTTTCACGGAAAGTGTATAGCTTCTCAATTCGCCTTCAATAGCAACACGTGTTACACTCTCACCAGGTTTCAGATATACTTTGTCGGTGTTAGTGAAAACATCAAGATTAGATGTTGCAACAGTTCTTCGACTGCGGCTTTCTGTTGCTCCGTATGTGTTTGTAGACGGCAATATATTATATGTAATAACACGAGAGTTATCAGCTATGTCAGTGTAAGCATTCAGCGTTGCGAAGTTTGCTCCGTTGAATCCTAAGTTGAATGAGATATCTGAATCCGAGCTATTTGTGAATGTTACTTCTGTCCTTGCGGCAGTGTACCACCCAAGTTCATATCCGATGAGTCCGAATATCTTCTCAGCATTCTTACGCTGAGATACTGACGGAGCAAATATCTCATTGGCAAGCCAATCTACATTGACTCCGAGCATATTCGCTACACTTGCAAGCCACTTGCCGAGAACAACACCCGGATCTGCATCAGCTTCTGGCTTCCAGAGGTCAACGTCCTCCTTGTCCAAACGCTCAACCGCCTCCGGCTTCCAGAGCTCTGTCAACGCAGGTACAAGAGCCCAGAAGTCTTTCATGATGCTCTCGTAATCTCGATCAGTGTAATTTATCATACCTCTGTTGTTATCCATGTTAGTCCACCTTTACTTGAACAGTATCGCCGTATTTTGTACGCAATCCAACCGTCATCTTCAACTGATTGAATTCTTGTGCAGAGCTGAGATTTGGGTCATTGTCACCAGTGAAAAGAAGTCCGTCAGCAAATGCGGTCTTACTAGCTTCAACACAGGGTTCAAACCTATCAAGCTGCTTGACGATTCTCTCTTTGATGATTGCTTTTGTATTCTCTGTATTGTATTGCCAGATGTATCTTCGAAGACCTACTCCAAATTCAAGCTCATTGTAGAGCTCAGTAGGCTCAGTTAACATGAGCAGTCTTGACCGATTGACGATTGATACGTTGTCAGTCAGTACTTGCACTCTGTTTCTAGATACATCAAACATTGACGGAAATGCAAGTGATGTTGTTTTTGCTGCCATATGTGCCTCCTATATCAACCTGGACCGCCTATGTTTGTTATATAATGCCCGCCAGTACTGCCGATAACTAAGAAATTACTATTACTATCATTTGTAGATAATAACGCAACTACTTCATCGGTAACAGGTAACGGTGACATCTGCAATGCTGGATAGAACGGTAGATCTGCATCAAATGTGTAATTTCGTACAACCTTGCCCTTATACTCTTTCTGAGAATTCGGACCATGTATATTAGGTATGCGTACCTTTATCATGAGTGTGCCATCATTCTCATATCGAGTGTCCTTAACATATCCGTATGTAACCAAGTAGATTCACCTCAATGACGTTTGAGTATTTCAAGTGCTGTAGCCTGTCGTTTACTTCTAAATGCTCCAGATGATCTTTCAATGTAATCATCAAAGTATCCTGCTAAGAAAGAAGCATCTGTCCCAGATTTGAATTGTTGCAAAGTCAAATATCCGTATTGTTTATTCTGAGTCGGTATGAAGGTGTTAACAACAAAGTTCAATTGCTCTTCAAGTGACTTCTCCCACATATTACCAAAATAACAGGCAAGCCATCCACATAATCCGCCTCCTGGACCATATCCACTATCATTCGCTGTATAAGATTTAGGATTGAATCCGCTCTCCCAATACATGTTTCCTGCGACAGCAGCAGTTGCAGCTCTAGAATATCCTTTGCTAATCAAGAAATTCCATATCTTAGTTTCATTATCTGAACCAGTAAGTGTTACAGTTGTTGTCGTTATCTTGATCTTGCTCCATAGAGTCTTAGCAGTTGCAGCTCTAGCTGAATCGTAACCATCACCAGGTCGTTCAAAACTATTGCATACAATTCGTGCAGCTTCCATTGCCATTGCTTCAGAATTAGATGTTATCTGCGATTGGAGTTTCTTCAAGGTAGCATTCTCAGAATGTTCAAGTTCATACCAAAGATAATCGAGCTGACCTGATAGATTACTTTTCCAGTTAGCACCGCATTTATTCACCATAGCAGCATATCGTCCGCCTAGCCATTGACATATTCCAGAAGCTCCGCTATCAGGATTAACAGCCGATGGGCTGTACCCGCTTTCGTGTTCAATGTTAGCAAGAAACCCTACAGCTTGCGCAGCAGTTAGACCTTTGCTTACTAGATACTCGCCAATTGTTTTAGCGTTAGCATTACTGATACCACTGAAATCAACAGATCCATCTCCATAATCTGAGCTAGATCCGGATACACCTAGAACTTCTGAAAGCGGACCTACTATCCTGGTGTAGTTCACTACAGATAATTTCATATCTGATAATTTTATAGAAGGTTCTGCGTCCTTCATATAGCAGACCTCTCTTACTGTTGCGTCATCTTTTGTATTCTCGAATTCGTAGAGAGGAGCTCCACCAATTGCTGTATATCCGTTACTAGCTATAGCATCAGTAGTCCCGCCTACTTCAGACCATTTAGGCCTGTAGTAACCAAATACTGCTTTATCGCTGAATTTATATGTTCTAGTTGTTACTAACGTAGACTCATTTGATCCTGAAGTAGAGTTACCAGACGTGAATTCAAACGAATCAGAATTGACCTTTGTAACTATTCCTACATGCGAGCATCCGTATGTTCCTACAACATAGCCACCTACATTCATTGTTCCGCAGATGTCACCTACCTGCGGTTTAGTAACTACTCCCTGATAAGGTCCCTTATAAAATTGTCCCTTACAAGTTACTCCGTCACCGCACATCTGCGCAGTTGTTGTCCACCCTGTAGATATAACCTTACCAGCAATTCCAGCTTCTTTTGCGCAAGCAGCTATGAAGGCACCACACCAAGGTTGTGATCTATCGATACCAACCTTAGAACAGACCCATGTATTAGTCTTCCCAACTTGACCTAACGCAGTAGATATAAATTTGGAAAACGCAACAGCTTCATTTGCAACGGCACCAGACGCAACTGCTGGATTATATATAAATCCTTGAAATATTCTTACAGAATTATACTGCCATGCACCTGTTGACGTTTTGTATACATCAGTTAGATAGAAAAAATCTCCGCCCCATCCGCTATTAGAAACAACAATGTGCGTATCGCTCTTTATCTGCTCAACAACACATACATGTCCGCCTTCATATGGCGTATAGTAATTATAGTAACATGCAATTGCACCAAGTCTAGGAGTTTTGCCTCTAGCGTACCCATCATTATAACCATACCAGCTATGTGCATCCATAGTACACAATCTAGGATACTGTCCAGAAATCTCCCAGAATCTGCCAAATGCATAACAAGTGCAGTTAGGCATACCATATGTAGGATAAAACGGATTTCTTGAAAAGTAATATGAATTTGAAGTAGACGGAGCTGTAAGTCGAGGAGTAAAGTTAGCCACGGTTGGCGTTCTCCCCCTTTCCACTCAAGAAAAATGTAGGAGTAAGAAGTGTTTCCAATTCAGAAGTATCTGTTATGTGTTCAACAAGCCATAGACAGTAATAATCTGACCATTTCTTCTCCCATGATATATCATCAAGTTGTTTCTTTGTGCATATGATTCCTATCTTGTTTTTGAGACCAAGTCTCTCAAATTCTGTATAATATGTTTGAAGTATTCTGTCGTTGACAGCAACGCTCTTAGTGAAAGTACATTGCAGCCAGAATCCTAATTCCGGAGGATAGAGTCGCACACACGGTTGAATCTCTTCAAGTTCTTGTTCTGCTTCAGATGTATTCTTTGCACGCATCTCAGAATACAGCCCCCAAGGAAGTTTCGCCCTCTCTAATGACTCTACATGTGCTTTCAATCGAGGGTTTCTGAAATCAACTTGTCTGTGTGATCCATCATACAGATAGCCAGCTTCTACAAGTGCACCACTTACACGAGCAGCTTTCAACTTGTCCCACTCAGATTCCTTTACAATGTGGGTGGTGCGAGTCAATGTTACAATGTACGGATTCAGATCTTCGTAGTTTACTTGTATAGAAGATAGCCCACTTCCGCTACTCGTGCCATCTGAATTCTCAGGCGTGCCATTCTCTCCACCAGCAGGCATTGTGTCAATCGGCGTCTTATTCTCAAGTCGACGATTCACTTCGCTTGCTATATCACCCATCACGTTGAAAAGATAAGTTCCTGGACAACTCTTTGCAGCATACCATCTATGGACAACCATGTTTTGAAGATCTGTCCGATGTTCTAGCCCGTACTGCTTGTTATTGAGCCACTTGAGTTTCTTTATGCCATTTCTACGACATATATCAGTAACCAGATTGAGCAATGCTGCGTATGCTTTCTGTGAAACTGGAAATGGTTCTGAGGCAGATGTATTCGCAACCTCGATGGTAATAGCTTGCTCATCTATACTATTAGATGTGCACCAGCTCCTATCTCCTTCATCTACATAGATGCCTATCGTACCATCTGACCCAATTCCGTAGTTTGAGGATGCTTGTGTGCTCGAAGCAGCAAACAAGTGTCCGCAGCTTTCAGCAGATAGATTACCCGCCATACAATGTATAGCTATGCAGTCTATCTTCTTGCTCCTGGGGCTATTCTTATTCGGACTTATTATTCGTACTGTAGCAAGTGCGCTGTTACTCATCTATTAACCTCGATTATTACTCAACATCAACTTTACGCTATCTGGTACAGCCAGAATGATGTTATCTGCAACAAACTTGTTAAAACTCGCCAAGATACTACTTGGATCATGTTTATAATATGTGTTACCATCCACGCGAACAACCGAAGCAGATCCTTCACTCCTGTTAGTAGCATACTCAACTTTTATCTTACTCTTAGCTGTACCTATATGTGTATTAGTAGATATAGCTTGACCAGCTTTAACATTACATGTCGATAGATTACAGATGCGAAGTAACGAGAATGCATTGTACTGTATACTAATTGTATATGTATTATCAGCAGATTGCCCTACACTTACAACTGTGCCGAAACAAGGAGAATACGCATTAGTTGCTTTCAATGTGATACCATCATGAAGAAACCTATATCTCTTGTAATCTCCACTTTTGGTGCTTCCAATATATGGAATTAGTATCTCTGCATTTGATTTAGTTATTTCGCAGTTTTCAATTATCATCTGTTACCTCATGTAGTTGTCATATGTTCGAATGTTGGATAAACTGTTCCAAAATCTACTTGATATGGACTCTTGATATTTGATGTTGTAGAATATGAATTCTTCTTGTATTGGCTGCTTCCCGATACATATATTCCTTGGCTTGTTGCCACTGATGATGCAGAGCTCATTACAAGACGCTGCACCTTAAGTGTAGTTATGAATGAATTTGATACTGAATGTGATACAGATATGATGTTGTATATTCCTGTTACTGGAGATACTGTGTTACCTGACATCACAAGCAATGAGATCGGCTGTGCTATTGAATACTCTGTAACACTTCCAGGTATTTGTATTGTAAAGTCACCGCTGAATTGAGATGCAAGAGCATTGAGATCATTTATGATATTTGCAGATTGGAATGTGTCTGCAAGAGAACTACTCCAGCTATTAACAACTTGTTCATCTTCTGTTATGGTATTACCACTACCGTCTATAGTGAAGCCTACTTGTTTGAAGTTCATATCAGTCATGTTGTAAGCAACACCATTATATGAACCTTGTAGTGTCAATATGTTTGAATTTGCTGTTCCAAATTCAAGTACATCTGACATCTGAGATGTAGCAAGTCCTGCGTTACTCTTGTAGTGAATTGTACCAGGTTGAGTCATTGTAGGTTCATCTACCCAGTACGAGAATGAAGTACACTGGATTGTGTTGTCTGTCAAGCTCTTCTTCAAGAAGTCACTTACAGGAGTTATAGTTGCATTGTTCATCACCTGACTCAGCGATCTCGCCTTCCGCGAATCTAGTCCAGCTGCGTCACGTGTTGCACTATATGATTTCGACAATGTCAAGAGCCCTGGGAAGTTGTCATAATCATCTTTGCCAGAATACTGTCCACGTACATATCTGTTGAAACTAGTAGTAAGCGCACCATGCTCTACAAGGGTAGGTGCGTCATTATGATCTATATCAAGCTGATAGTATGTATCAGCTTTAACAGCTTTAGCAAGTGCTTCTACAATAGCAGACGGTTGTACGATGCCACTGACTGCAGGTATCCGAAGTACAGGCATACTACTTTGTAATGCAAGCGTAGCATAGCCCTTAACAGAATACTTCATATACAATCCAGAAGTCGATACAGTGAATTGAAGTGTGAAGCCTTGATAGGAGATGTAATCGGAAACATTTCCAGCTTCGTCCAACCATCCAAATAAAAAGGATACAGGTATTCCACTTGAATTAGCGTAGCTACTTGCATCCTGTGCGGCGCTATAAAGAAGTGCTTCAAACGCTGCTATATTCATTTTATCTCTGTCACTACCAGATACCGTACAGTTCAATGTCCATTGGGTCATACTAGATATCTGAGAATTGCTTAGTTCAAGTGAAATGAAAGGAGATGGTATCTTCAGCCCGAATTCCGATATCGCGGTGCCAGCAAGCATGAAGTTGCAGAAGGGCTGTCTCTTCATCAGTCATCACTCCTCGGGCTTAGATAATGGCTCTTTCATGAAGCCTATGATAGCTTCTATTACCTCAACTGTGTTATCAGATAAGGTCATCTTGCGTTGATTGTCCTGCCACCACTTATAAGCAGTTGATTCAGGATCTCTCAATGTGAAGGAGTGCCAGTCGCACAACATCTCGCAGATATATGGTATCGGCATATCCAATGGAACAAGCTCGCCTTCTTCACGAACAAGCACCCAATACTGGTGATGATGAGGATTGACGTGGCTATGATGAAGCCAGGCCAAATCAAACGCTTCCTGATCTTTCTCAAATCCTTCACAAGGATAGAAGTAATTGCAATAAGCGTCATATTCATCTGACTGATACTTAGACTCATCATGACGTCTAACAAGATCATCGATAGTAGAAAAGTCTTCTACTGTGATATCAATGACATCTATGTTATCAGTAAGTGCAGGCTCGAGTATTTCGTGCCAAGCTCTTTGCACTCCTGTAATATGCTGTTCCAGATATGCATCGTACTCATTGTGACGTGGGTTCATGTTGATCACTCTTTTCATTATTCCTCTCCCAGATTCAATTGATATGGCGAAACAGACGCAAGTATCTCACCCTTTGCAAACAGAGCTGAAATGCTCTTAGGTATGATTATACGCTGCCCCTCTTTCACTGTGAAGCCGTCTTCTATATGATTGAAGTAAGCGATGACCCAACCATATTGTGCTGAGCCTAAGAACTTACTTGCAATGATGTCAAGCCTGTTCTCTTCCACAGCGGGTACATCATAGTATTCAACCTCAGTGTTTGTTATGAACGGATTAGTAGTTTCAAGCGTAGTGAATCTATCTGTCTCATGCGGATTGTGAATAACTTGTCTTAGACATTGATACCTACTTATGTGCTTGAAGTCCTTACACGTTGTATACTGAATACCTGTGTGTTCTATTGTTATATATGGAATTAAGGTGTCGTAGAACTTCATTGATACTTCTCCTTATCCAATCAACGGCTTACTCATCATTGAATTGTAATCCAGTGTAGAATCAGACACTTCTACTATGGTCAAGCCTACTACGCAATGGAGATACCAACCGTCTAGTCCAATAGGACCATCCCACTTGACATTGACAGCGGTAAGTACTCCTCTAATGAGCGGACTACCGTGTACATATAATGTTACGATACTTGTATTGACAGCTGAGCCTTTGTATTCAGGATAGCAATTTGCTTCACAGAACCTGATAAGCTCATTACACTTACCATCTCTGTGATCTCCTGTCCACATATCTCTGTGCATATCAAATGTGAAATTATTTGTACGAGGTCCGGAACTCTTGTAGACTTGCCAAGGTTCATACTGATAAATCATATCAGGCATTTGCTCATAAGCTGCTTGACGACCATCTTCGTACTCTTCTGGGTAAACTGGGAAGTCCATCGAAGTATCTGAAATAGATGAATAAAGTGTTATCTCTCCCCAAGGCAGGTTGAACCACTCCATTGGGGCAGATACTGAAAGGCCTCTATCAGCTATGTTGGTAGGTTGTGCGGTGCTGTATTCATTGAATATCTCCGGATCAATGATATGCGGAGCCGTAGAAAGCTGAGCAAGTGCTGCCCGATGTATTTCTCTTGCTATCGGCACATAAGAGCCCATCAGATCTCCTGTAGACGTTGTATCAGGAAGAGAAACAGTTTCTGGAATCGCTAACATACCTGGGAAGGTTCCCAAGTTGTTGTATACAACCCAATCATCTTCTCCCATCAGTGCTGCGTGCTCAAACGTATCAGCACTTCCGGATAATGCATTGAGCATTGTATACTTTCTTTGCCAGGATACTTCATCACTAGTTACAGTAATGAGCTCTCCAGATTGTGGATCTATCACATCAATAGACGCTCCTGCAGCGAGAGCATCATCACACTGTTGTTGAAATTGTTTTCCGATATTAGGAGTGCGTTTGAGGTGATTAGCTGCAAGGATACTCGACACGTTTCTTTCGCCAACCATATCAGTAAGTTCAGAAAGTGTGAGATCTTCTGTTATAGGAAGATATTGCATCTAATTCACCTCTATATCTTATCGAATTTTACAGCTTCTAATCTCAGAGACTTCAACACGTGAAGCTCTCCGAACATTGTAGGGGATCTGTGTTCCTTTTGAGCAGAGGGCAGCTTCTTGAGCCAATCCTTGCTTATGTGATAGCATCTTCTAGCAACTTGACGAGTGAATACATCATCAAGATTATCCATATCCATGAGTACAAGCATATCATGTATCTCTAGTTTATCACTATTGACACCGAGGGTTGAGCCTAACATGTAAGAGTAGACCCAATCAGGAAGTATGTAATACTCTCGTGTGCTTGCACTCTTAGATTGAAATGCTTTGAGCTTCTCAAGATGCCATTTCAGATTATTGACAAGTTCATCATACTCGTCCTGTAAGGAAGAATCTACACAAGGATAGTTATCTGCAAAGTAGCTGAAATCACCATCATTGAGAAACGCATCGCACATCTCTTTATCAGAGATAAGATGATACGGGTAATCAGGAAGGTAGCCCATCCTGATGTAATTCATCTTGATGACATCATGAATAATGTAACTCAAGTGACTATCCCTCCTGAGAAAATGTGGAAGGTATTGTTATCCCAACCTGGAACCTCTTCATTGATTGTTATGTTACTCGGAATAGAAGTGATCCAGGAGGTGTCTGCTAAGATAGCGATGGATCCGACCATCTGGCTATCATCTAGATTCCTGTCGTAGTACTGGCTAACAGCTGTGAAATCACTCGTTGTGAGATGTTTTGTGCTTCCGGATACATACATGCTGATGAATGAGCCTGTAATCTTCAGAGGTTTGGTCAAACATGTATTTGGATACTCGAGACCACTTCCCTGTGGAAGTCGGAAATCAGATGATATGATGACCTTACCTTCCGAACTATGCGTAGTGGAGTCATTACGGATAAGCATCTGACAGCCGATGATGTTTGCTTTATCATCAAATGTGATGCTACGCAGTGAATAGAAGTAATGGATGTCGTTAGGGTGAGACTCTGACCAAGCATCGAGTTCCTCTACTGTCTTAGGTGCGTCGCAATCGAGAACAGTCATGTTGTCGACAACAAGATTCGGCTCAGTGAGTCCATATCTTTCATACCATAACTTCAATCCAGAAACTGTAGGCTTGACGGACACCAGATTGTTATGTTCATCCAGTGTGGTTACCCATGATGTCAACTTCTTCAGGATAGATACATCATAGAAGAGGTTGCAGTTATAGAGATTGATGATAGGATAGCTGTCGTTCTCTGCGTCACCGCCGATAGCATTATCAATTCTCAATTTCTGGCAGTTGGTTATGTTGATAGTTGTCTTAGAGTCAGCAGTACCGGTGATGTGCAGATATACACAAGTGTCAAATCTGCTGTCTATGTTATACAGATTGAGTGTCTTAGGAGTATCTTCCTTCGTCAAGCTCAGCGTAACGTGAATGACTGTAGGTGACTTACTGTTCTGAGTCTGATAAGCATTCGGGAAGGCGATTCTTTCGTTGATGTAATCGTCTACCTGGATCTGTAATTCTTCAGTAGATAGACCTGCTTCAATTGAGATGTCTTGTCCCAACTGATATGCTGCTACACCAGAACGGAGTAGTGCATAATCTACAAGTCGAAGATGACCGGTGTCATCAAGATATACATAACCGTTGTCAGTTGCTGTATCAGGTACATTGTAGAAGCCGCCTACCATATTCTGCTCAGCGAGATTGATCTGCTTTGTTAGTATGATAGGATCAGACAGCTTCTTGACACCTGCCTGTGTTACTACATAGTAGAAACACGTATCTTCATCACTTGTTGGGTTGTGATAGACAAGAGTGAAGTAATCTTTTCCTACGTTACCTGAATACGGACAGATAATACCTTCTTGTGCAATCTGCCACTGCTCTTCTACCTCTTCGATAGACATTGTAGTCGGGTCTGTGGTAACTTCTTTTCTGCCAAGCTCAATGCCCTCTGGCGGATCAGAGAAGATCAAGTATGCAAGTTTTCCGTTGAGTGAAACAAGTGCATTGTAGTAGATCATCAATGCAATTCGATAGTCGATGTATTTTGCTTCATACTCAGAGAGTGCAGATTCATATGCTGCAACAGCTGAATCGTAGACGGTTGTCATCTCTCCGTCCCAGTCAACTAAGTATCTGCGGATAAGAGCAATTACACTGTCCATATCTCCGCCGTTCTGTAACTGAGAAATGAGATTTGCAAGAGCTGAAGCAACATCTTCACTGCCGGAGCTACTGAGCAGTTCCATCGCTGCATCTAGGCTCTTATTTGCACCCTTAGATGATCCGTGGATTGCTTCATCAGCATCTGTGAGGTATTGCCATGCCTTAGTGGAACCGGATATATTTATTTCCTTCAGCTTAGTTTCTACTGTGTCGTTGCTCTGAAGAGCATCCAGCTTTGAATGAGCTGTTGTCAGATAATCATCTACGTCTTCGGAAGAGCCTGATGACCTTAGCTTCTTAACAGCGTTCTCAAGATAGCCCTGAGTCTCTACAGCTTTGTTGTATGCAGCAGTAAGCAGAGTTTTAAGCTTCTCTACGTATTCGTAGTCCTGAGATTCTTTTGCGTAATCGCTAAGTACTCTTAACTTATCTCTAGAAGCAAGTGAAGACTGAACAACTTCCGCAGCTGCTACAACTGCTTCCTTTGCAGAATCAGCGATAGTCTTCTTAGAATCAGCAATAGCTTTCTTAGCTACAACAATTTCATTTTGTAGCATAGCATCTTTTGCATCTTCAACAGCTTCGATACTTTGAACTGTTCCGCCCTGTACCAAGTACATTGTTACAGGAGGTTCAGAATATCCGACTGTATTATCCTGACCTACGATGAAGTAGTTGCCGATCTCCCAGTTAGGATTGTCCTTCGGCTTCGGCAAACTTTCGACAGAATCAAGTGATTCGATGTATCCAAGATATGTTCCGTTAGGAATCTGATACAGCTTGTTGAACGATTTTGAAATCTCTTTGATCTTATCTGTGTAAGCTTTGCTGATTGTACCAGGCGTGCCTTCATCGTAATCAGCAACAGGTAATTCAAATATTACAGGAGCATACTGATCTGATGGAGATGATCCGTCTACCTGTTTGTGCTTTACACGAAGCTTGATCTTACCACCGTCGAGATCAGAGATGAAACCTGTTGCTCCTCTAGCAGGATTAGCAGCAACTGTTCGGAACCTACTGAGGTCTGCTCCAAACTTTGTCGGGTCTGCATCCCATATCATCAGTGAGTCACTAGCAGCACACCAAGGGGTACCAGCATTTTCTTCGTTTGCACGACCTGAAAGCACATACAGCTTATCAGGATCTACACCAGTCTTGGTGACATAGCTACTATCCAGCAGCTGATCAATGTCCTTTATTCTGTCGGCAGTGAAGATCTTAACCTTCTCAGAATTCTGCTGTACATCATATATGTTATGCTGGCTGTATCTGAATGAGCCTAGCTTGAGATGTGCAGTAACCTGTGACTCTGAACCCTCTGCAGGAACATCCTGAGGCAGCTTCATCTGACTCTCAGGCAGAATAACTACTTGGATACCATCATATAGTGCAGTTGAGTCATTCTCAACTTTGATGGTACCAACCATTGCAGCCTCTGTTGAATACATTGCACGAAGCCCTACAGCTAACTTGCCTTCGAGCTTCTGTGCAGATGGATTAGCTTCAAGAATCTGTGTATTCAGCTCATTGAGGTCAATTACTATAGGAGCGAGGCTCTCTAAGAAGTAACCGTCAACCAGTGCTCTACCTGCATCAATCTGAAGTACTGAGCTTGCAACAACATTGCCGAATTCATCTGTCTGAGGACCTATCTTGAAATCCTTCATTGCGTGTGTATATGAAGGACCTACTTTGTATTCGACAGTTGGATCCGTGCCGACCGTTTCTCGTGATTTTAAGTTGAATTCTGTAATGAGCTGACCACCAGCAGTACTGTTAGTAGCTGGAAACAGGTTAGTACTCATTACAGGGAATTTAGATATGTTCATATGTATGAAGCCCTCCGAATTCACTTATATACTATATATAAGGTGGTCTTAGGTTGTTTCAGTAGTTGTAGCAGCTGTAGTACCACCCAACGATAATGCTGACATAGCGTCTGCAAACGTGATTGTACCTGCGGTCTTGTTATTCTGCTCAACAATAGCAAGTACTTGAATAAGGATCTGCGACAACAATGCGTTCGTCTGCATTGTCGGATCACTGAGGTCTGTGATATTCTTCGACAGCGTCTCTGCGAGCTTCTGAACAGCTTCGTCTTTTCCTGACCTCTCCTTACGCTGAACTTCTTGAACAGCTTGAATGCTGTAAGAATTGTTGTAAGCTTCATGGTCAATGAAATATGATTTGAACTTAGTGAAGAATTCAAGCCAACCCTTGTTACCATTCAAGTATACAGAATTCCAATCATCATAGAAGTTGTGCCAGTTGAAGTAATCTCTGAATTCATCCCACTTCGTGTGCCAATCCTCAAACAATGTTATGATAGAATCTAACTTGCTGTTCGCAGCAGGGAATAGCTCTTCGACGATCTGTCTTGTGAATTCTCTTTCATCAATCCAGAACTGACGACCCTTATCTCTGAAGTCCTGTTCGTCTGCGTCTCTAGCAGCTACTTCTTTTGCACCTTCCTCAGTCTGCTTTGATTCAAATCTATTCTTCAACTGCTGTTCGGTGTAACCTGCAGCTTCTAGTGCAGCATCAAAATCAGCTATGCCGAAGTTTACAGCGGACTTCTTCCAAGAATCATAACTCTTACCCTTATTGATGAATTCATCAACCATGTAAGAATCTTCGAGCATCTGATTCAGCTTATTAGATGCAACATTCTGAGACACATTTGTTTCAGACAGATTGCTTGATGAAACTGCACTGATCAGATTTGACTTAGGCATAGAAGCTGAAATCTGTGCAGCAACACTCTTACCAATTGTTCCCCAAGCATAATTAGAATCAAATTCTCTGTTGGAGTAGCTGCGTTGACTCGCTGCATTCAACGAAGCATTTGTTACAAGCGATACAGCATCACTGAGCAATGACATACTCCCGAACAGCGGACTTGTAAATAGGCGTGTAATATCTCTGCCAGCGATTCGTCCTGTACGAGCAGCACCATAAGAGGATACTCCGCCCATCATTGTCACTAGATCGTCTACTACATCAAGTAACTGACCACGAGTTGTAAGCTGATAGAGAGATTTTGTGTTTCCTTCTCCTACCTTGCCCATCTCTAGGACTTTTACAATATCAGCCTGCTGTGCATAGCCTTCTTGAGCTGTACCAATCAAATCAGCGAGCTCGGAGAACCACATCAGCGGGTTGAGTATCTTCATTATGTTGTAGATGGTTTCTCTTATACCTTCCAGGAAGTCAAGAGCTGCACCTTGTAGATCAACTGCATATGTTGCTTCCTGCATCTGCAATGCAAGCTGCTCGTCCCACATATGCTGCTGTATCGCTCTAGCTGCTTCATTATCAAGTACATATGAAAGTCCATTTTCAATCATGTACTTGTTGATTTCGCGTGTCTTTAGCTGCTCAGCAGTGAGTGTAGTCTGACCAGATGATAACTGCGCCAGGTTCTCATTCAATGCGTCATCTGATACACGCATTGATGCAACAGCTTGTGCAAGGTAGTTGAAATCTATTCTTGCAAAAGCATCCATCGACAAGCCGAATATACTTGACAGCCCTTCTGCAACTTCCATATAGTTGCTTTGTGACATATTCTGATATTCAGCGAGCTTTGTGAATAATGCTGCGAATACCTTTTGAGGATTAGTCGCAAGTACTCTTAGGAACTCTGTATTTGATGCATTGATACCTGCAAGAGAACGAAGTGCTACAATTTCAGATGAGTTACCACCCGTAGCTGCCTTGTAGATTGCATCAGTCATCGATGTTGCAAGATCTGGTGCAATTGCACCGGTGATTGCTGCAACAGATGTTAATACACCAGAAATCTGTGAAGGATCTCCTATTCGGCTTGCTTGGGCTATCTCTACTGATTGTTCAAATAACGATTGAGCATTCTTTAATCCGGATGTAAAACCACCCGAGATTTGACGGCTCGCATAGAGTACGTTACTAGCGAAAGCTTCTAGTTGGGCATTGGCATACGCTATTGCATCTTCCTGCGATTTGCCTAATCGTATTTGGTTAGCTGCAAGTGCTGCATAACTACTTGCATACTGCAAGAAGTCTTCTGTCGGAATCTCTGCATTGAGCTTTGTTGCCTGATATGCAAATTCCTCGGCCACCTTACCGCTGAGTCCTGCGTCAAGTACAGACGCAAGTTCACTAGCAATATCCGAAGAACTTACTACATCACTCAGACCCTCATTACGAAGTCTTTCTGCGTATGAACCAATCAGCTCTTGTAGCTCAGCTTTGTCGTAGCCCTGAGTAGCATTTATCTTTCTGAGGTTTTGATCCCATACAGAATACATCTCCTCAGCAGCTTTTCGAAGTATTTCAAACGGAGTCTCTATCAGCGTCTTCACATCAGCTTCTAGACGCTTCTTCTCTTCTTCAACTGCTTTCTTACGACTCTCGTTGTAGCGATTACCAGCACGCTGCATCTCGTTCAGCATCTTCTTGGTGCCTTCGATTGCAGGTCCGCACGCCTCTATGAGCTTAGTTACTACAATGATTGCAGCTACAGCTATCAATATGTAAGGACAGGCTGCAGCAGCTACTTCACCTAATCCAGCAAGTGCAGCTCCAGCGCCTTCGGCGGCTCCAGCCATTGCACCTGTTTCAGCAGCCATACCAGCACCTTCAGCCGCAGCAGTTTCAGCCATACCGGATTCTGCTGCAGCTTCTATTGCGCTGCCCTCTCCGCCACTAAGCGCACTCTCTGCTACATCAGGAGCGACATCTCCAAAACTTGTTTCGCTAGAGTTTGATAGATCTGTGATGGTATCAGTTAAATCAGATACCTGATCCGGAATATCTTGCTGAGAGGTCTGAGATTTCTCAGGTAGCTTTCTACGTTCATCCTCTGTGCGATCTTCTCTACGCTCTTGACGCTCTTCCTGTTCGCGCTCTTCTCGGAGATTTTCCTTCGCTCCATACAGATTGACTACATCTGCATGTACATTCATTGTTTCTACAGACAGCTCTAAGAGCCGGCTGAACAATTCTTGGTTGAAATCCGATACTTGGCCTACATTGGAAGCTGCTTGACCAGCTGCGTTATTTACTGCTTCAGCAACTGACTGACCTGGATCAGGATGAATATTGTTATGACGTTGACCAATTCCAGGAATATCAGGTTGCTTTGAGTGCTCTCTGTTGTATCTGTCAACGCCTTCATTGAATTTATTCCGGATCCATTCAGTTGAATTCTTCTTAGCGTCTTCGACTTTCTGGAATACAGACGAACCTGTCTTAGTGTCTTTGAACTTCTCAAGTAGATGTTTACCGAGTTCCTGTCCCAGCTTCTTTGGAATATCTTGAATAGATACTCCTAGCATATCTGCGAAGTCTCCGACCATACCTCGGATCTCACGCTTGAATTCTGATCCTACTACAGAATCAAGCAATGAATCTTTCAGACCATCTAAGAATTCGTCAGTGGCAGAGTCTACTGAAGAACGAACATTACGTCTACGCCTTCCAGGAGCGTTCCGCATATCATAGCTATTAGGCCCCCAACCATTTGTTGATCGGCGACCTCTGAAATCTTCTCTACGCGGCATCGCATTACGTGCGTTAGCTGCTGATATATTCTGCCCGTCTTTGAGTATCTGCTTTAGAGAATCATCTATTGATTTTAGATAATCTAAGAATTCTTTTGAATTAGGGTTAGCGGTGTTATTGCCATTACTTGATTGTCCCCTTGGAAAATCATCTACAAGTGCCATTACTACCGCCTCCTTCTAATATAATAAAAGGGTGAACCGTGATATGATTCACCCTGAATGATTAGTGCTTTTTCTTGTTAAGAGCTTGCTCACGAGCTTTGAGCTCTTCTGTAAATGACTTGACGTATTTCTTTCGGACGAAGATTGGCTGATCCATCAACCATTCGGCTGATACAGCGCCTTCAGATGCTCTCGATATGAATAACGTCTCGTCAACAATGTTCTCATACAGCTGCTGTCTTATCTCCAGCAGTGTTTTCATTTGCCCTCTTACTTCTATCTCGTTTCCATGCGTGGAGATCTCCCAGGGTCGGACGAAAAAATCTCTCCGTGGTTAGCGCGAGGAAGCTGGCATCTTTTTCACCGCATACCGGACACTGTGCAGTACCCGCAGCTCTCAGGCCGTAGTTGGACATCTCGATGACCTTATTCTTCAGGACAACGTAGTCCGCGGGAGAGAACTCCTTCTCGATAACAGCCTTGTACTCGAACGGGGTCATGTTTGTATAACTGCCAAGTGACTTGATGACATAGCAGATTCTTGCAAGCTCTCTGTTGATGGATCCGTCAGCACGCTTGAATGCATTGTCCTTCTCCCAGTTGAGCTTCTGCTGAATCGTCGGCAGCTTGAAAGTAACATCTCCGTTGAAGTCGAGGAACTCATCTCTCTTGATAGTCATTGAGTTGACAAAGGCCTTCGGCAGAGGAAGTGTGTTGATGCTTCTCAGGTCGACTGTGTATTCGCCGTAGTGTGTTTTACCGCAATGACCACACCAGATTGCATTGGTGGTGTAATACGGACCGTAGTTGAGGAATCGCAGACATCTGCAGACCCAGTTGTAGTCGATCTCGAGAAGGTCTCGAGGGTTGATCTTCTCTTCGATAGCTTCCGGCAGGATCTTGTCGAGCATAGTTGAGTCAAAGTCTTCGCTACTTACATACTCAAGCTCTGACACTGTAGGAATACCTCGAAGGGTCAGTTCATCGGGAATCTTTTCATACAGGCCTTTGCCAAGAAGTTCGATCTTTTCAGTAAGTGCAGGCATACTATTGTATCTCTCCTAACAGTTTTAGAATTAGATAAGACGTTGGTACGTCAATATGTATAAAAGGTTCTGACGGTTATGCAGGTACAGATGACTCACTGAGTTCAAGCACTCGAAGAACTGCATCATCAATGTCAGTGAATGCTCCGTCTCCGAACTCGTAGTCGTTTACAACAAATCCATCAATGTCGAAATCTGTATCGGGTACAGTTACATGATATTGTACTCCGTCATCTTTCAGCAGAGTTATGTCTACTACTGAAGTGATTACTTCATCACCTCGCACATAGTAGATGTAATCTCCAGGTGAGAGATGTTTGTTTCGTATCAACGTGTAGTTGAACAGCAGTGATGAGCCAAGCCCAGTCAGTATCCCGAAGGCTACAGATACAAACAGCAGTCCAGCTAACATCATGTATCTACCTCCTCTTGTAAAAATCTGTTTCTGAAGAAGTCCTCTATCTCACGCGCAATGGATTGTGCAAGTTTAACTTCTTCAATGTACTTCTCTACTTCCTCGACGGTGCCCCGCAAGCAAGAACCTGAAATGACAACTTTGTCAAAGTAGTAGGGTTCATAGTTATCGGTATATAGGAACAGCTCTATATGGCTTGTCGGAAACAGACGGCTTGTCGGAAGCAGCTCATTATCTGATGCGCGGATACTGTATATGTTACGACTATTATAAAGTGAGAACCAGAAGACGATCTTATCGTCTAACTGATACCGATAGAAGATTGATCCATTGTCGTTCTGTTTCTTGAAATCAAGTCGGATCATTTCTTCTTCACCACCTTCCAATCCTGCTTAGTAGGCTTGAATGTTTGGTCTACAGAGGATATTACGATTGCACCATTACTCAGTAACGAATCTACGTCTGCGCGAAATCCAGTTGTGCGACCTGATTTCGTCACTTCTACTGCTTCCCAATGAACTCCATCATACGCAACTATGAAGTATCGGTCTTTCGTCACATTAGGTATTCCGCTCAGGAACAATACATCACCTTGATATACTGCAAAAGACTCGCTATTGATAGGAGTATATCGTTTCTGGACGTCTACTCCTCTTACAAGATGTATATTGTTGAGGGTGACGGTTACTTTACCGGACTGCAGATCTGATAGAGATACTTGGTTTCCTAACATCTCTTCGCACAGTGCAAATGCATCAAATCCAAGAGGTATCAAGTAACCATATGTATACTCACTGTGGCCAGGTAACTTGACCCTGTAGTACACATCTTTTGCTTCCAGTGACCGCCTCATTTCTCCTCCTCGACATATCGCGCATCGATGATTGAGATGTTTGCCTGGAAGACCAGGTCGCCACGTTCATTTCTATGACGTGTGATTTTGACCAGATCATTATCTACAAGATAGTTGCCGATGTCCTCGGAGAAATGTTGTTCAGCGCGCTTCTGAAGAACACTGTCCTCTACAGATGATACCATCATCACGTCTACAAGCATCTCAGAACGGATAGGTGTTACATGCATGCGTGAAAGCTGATCTATCAGTTCTTGAAGTTTGGCATCTCTTCTGACATTCCAAGCCTTCATGGCCTCATACTCTGTAGCAATATCATCGTATTTCTTCTCTATGGCAGTGTATTCATCAGAAGTGCGACCACCCAACATAGTTACAAGCCTATCTTTGAGTTTCATTGTGCACCTCCTAAGATCAGTCCATGCTGTTCATGTAACCGAGCATAGAAGCTGCAAGCTGGACGTCACTCACCATCTCAGGAGACGGCTTATTCTCGCTACTAGGCTCGTCTTTGCAGAGAATGATAATGGCGCCGATGACCTCTCCCTTAGAAATGATAGGATGGACAATATCAGCAGATCTCTGCTCTCCGTCAACAGCTTTAACCAGAGGAGACGTCGAGCATCTTACATACGGCTTATAGCTACGGAGGACGACTTCGACATCCGACGAAATTCTGCATCCTAGGAACTGACGTTTGCTTACGCCTTCCACAGCTTTGATATGATCTGTGTCACAGATGAGGACCTCGTAGCCCTTTGACCGACTCAATGATACTGCACAGGCCTGAATCAGATCCTCGATGTAGGTCAGACCTGAATACTTCTTGAACACGATTCCGCCGTCACCATCCAGGTATATCTCAAATGGATCTCCTTCGTGGATATGAAGCGGACGACGAATCTCCTTCGGGATAACGACACGTCCAAGATCGTCAATACGTCTAACAAGACCAGTTGATTTCATATAGCATACCTCCTATTGGTTATCTATGTAAACATTAACGAAGCAGCGACTATGTGTCGCTGCTCTCTTTTGTAGAAGGTATTACAGCCGGTGCAAACTGAACCTCTGTGAGTATCTCTACTCCGTCATAGCCGAAAGATTCAGAACCTTCCCTATTGATACCGTCTTGTATGAATTTGATGATTGGATCTCTTTCAATCAGATCTCCATGCGGTTCGTCTACTTCTTTCATAGGACACTTAGACATACGCTCACGATGATAAGTATCTCTGTCAATCTCTTGTTTAGTCCTTGCGCAGTAACAAGCATCTACATTGAACCAACATGAGATGCAGCTTTTAGGGACGTGAAGACCAGGAATATATACAGCCATACCTTACCTCCTTGTGTAGTTTACTTATTGACGGAACACTCAACACAACAAGTATCTGGAACAGGCTCACCGTGTTCCTTCAACCAAGCTGTGTATGCGGTATCCATCCAGAAGACCTTGCCGCATACACTGCAGCGATAGAACTCAGATGGATTAGTGATACCACCGATATTATCTTCCCACTCCTTTGCAGTGGTCTCATCATCGCCGTTTGTAGCAAGCTGATACCACCGATAGTACTCTTTTGGATCTTGCTCCGCCTCAATTTTGAGCGTATCGGAATCATTTTCGGCTACCTTTCCGGTGAATACAAACTTCTGGGCGTCAAAGTCGTATCTGTACTGATACAGTTTTTCGTTGGGTAACATGTATTGAACCTCCTTAATCGAACAATCTGAGATCTTCGTCGAAGAGACGATTGACAAGACGTGCAATAGCATATACTGCTAAGAAGCAGTCAAGCAGAATTATCAGAGAATGGAACACTTGATTATTCATCAGTAATCTCCTCCGCTTTCTCAATAGATTCGCGTGACTGCTGAATCTTAGCAAACGCTGAACAGCTTCGTAATGCGTACATCCTATCAAGGTCAGATTGCATGTTGTATAGATAACCAATGCTCTCTACATATGCTCTATCCATAGGATCTGACGGAGAGGTAGGAAAGTAATCAAGCAACGCACGCGTTGCTTCTTTAGAGAAATCGTCTCCTTCAGCAAACTTGTAGAGAATTTGTGCTCTCTGCCCATCCTGCTCCGCAAGCATAAGCTGTGAGATTCCGTACTCTACTCGAACTACGTGTGTCACCTCACGGTATTTGACCTGAAGATACTTTGATACTATGCCGTATGCAATCACAGATGCAAGCATGATACCTAATAAGATAAATGCCTGGATCTGCGTATCTCCGACAGCAAGAAAGACAAGGGCTGCAATCAGCAACGCAATGTCGAAGATGATTGTGAACTTGACCATTTTTCGCATGTGTGCCTCCTGTGTATATTGATGTTACTTCTTTAACGATCTGTGTAACTCATCAGTCTGTCGTAGCATCTATCTATCACTTCGTCATCAATGTGGCCCTTCCACTTAGGGTGATCTAAGAATCTACAAGACGACATACCTTGTAGCAAGCAGTTATCACAGTGTGGACCACTTGTTGCATGTGCATATGACGGTGAATCACAGTAGTTTGCAAGCACTACACGCCTTGCGTCGTACCACACGTAGTCGTTAACAGGCTCGTTGTTGTCTACATGTAGTTCATTGTTACTGTCAACTCGAAGTATGTTGTTATCTAATAGACTTAGCACCTCTATAAGTGCATTGAACATTTTTGTGATCTCAGGATCATTTGGATAGAATGCCATATCTGTGTGAAACAGCAGATCTTCTGAGTTATCATCGTTGACACGGTATATTCTGTCATCCTGTGCATCCATTATACCATGTCCTGTATAACTAGAAATACAAGTAGGAACCGCATCAAAGAGCCGTCGTAGAAATATGTTGTACTTCAAGACAAATGTCTTTGTTGTGTTCTCCATACTAGGTGGAAGATCAAAAGCACTCACAACGACGTTGGACTCATGCGGTACGCATACATATCTTCGATAGATTCCGCCCCAACCTGACCCATTGCGGGCTATCCTTATGAATTTCATGAAGTTGTCTCTCCTAAGAATCTGGCCACTCGCTTATTCCAGCCTACAACCATATCATATTCTGTTGAGTGACCTTCAGTATATGAATTTCCACATACAGGACAGCTAGGTGTGCCTTGTATGATATAGTTGCAACTTAAGTATCCTATGTCCGGAACCTGTCCGCACTCAGGACACCTTCTTAATGAATTGAATCTGTGTTCTGGCATACTGTTAGTCATCCCTTTCGACAAGTGACCCAGGCTGTTTCAACCATCTGACCCACTCGTCGATAGAGTTGTCAGGATACAGATACTTCCGAGGTTCCACACTGAAGTATGATAGCCCGCGCTTCTCTCCATCGAGTCGAATATTCTCGAGAAATGCACCGAGCCCAAAATCATCTAGCTGACGAATCTGGTTTGCACGTTTATCGGAATTGCCGAGTAGATCTACAACATATATAAGTGCAGCTGCAGCATCAATATGTCGAGTTTTAGGTGCATTTGAGGCCTCTATCAAGGCCATTTCCTGTTCAAGAAGCTGATTCAATGAGTCAACTATCTTATCAATAGGACGTGTATCATTTGTCTTCATCGTCATACCGCCTTCCGTCCTCACAATCTTCGCAGATAGTAGGACAACTGAGCTCCTCATACCAATCAGGATAATTTTCCTTGATGTAAGCAGGTTCGTATACACAGCCAACCAATCTGCACTTACATCTCAGAGGTTCATCAAGTTTGTCCTGATATTCTTTGATCTGCTCATATGCAAGATCTGTACGAGCTTCGACAATAGCAGCTTCTACTGCTTCTCGTCCGAACAGTTTGTATAGATCACTTATGATGACCTTAGGAGTATCACTCTGTTTCAATGTGAGGACCCTCCATTTCGTCAAGTATGCTCTGTACCTTACTGAAACCGTACCGGCTTGTAAGATCCTTCAGTGTACTGCGAATATCAGCTCCCGGATCATCAACAATCTTGAAGCTGTATGTACCTACATCTGGTACAATAAACTTACAGTTTCGTCTAGATGTTTGCAAGACAAATCCGCCGGCAAGACTCAAGTTACCGGAACTGCCTTCGACAATAGTGGATTCAAGATACAACGATAGCATATATGAGAAAGGGATGGCATTGTAGTTAGCATAAAGGTGATCAGCAATCTGTAGAATCGGTGCATCTTCATCATGTTTAAACAGTGCAATGAGTCGATCCTGTAGTGTGTGATACATCTCGTCTGCTACTTGCTTATGTTGAACAACATAACTAGAAAGAATGACAAACGTCAACATGTCGATCACGTCGACATGTGCAGCTGTCATACTACCGTATGATCGCACAATGCTTTCAGAGACTCCAGGAGATTTATAAATCGTCTTGCATCGCATTATATGACCTCCTTATACATGACGTATCTCCAATCACTAGGCGGAGATGTTATTGTGAAATCTTCTCGTTTGCAGTAGCCGGGCTCTTCAAGTGAAGGAAGTTCCCAGTACTTGCACTTGTAACAGTCCTCATCGCACCAGCTCTCGAAAGCTGTAAGAGGAAGAGGTTCATCGTATCTTACAGGATTGGTCACACGCATTCCATACAGCGGACGACCGGGTTTCAGATTGTTCCGCATGTAATCACTTACCATACGGAAATCGTCTGGCCTGACGATAGAGGAATCTATCTTACCATCCTCTCTGAGCAGTTTGACCGCCTCTATGCAGATGAAATGACCTATGACCTCTCCAGAACTCTTATTCCAGTCGCCTGATCTTGGATGCGAATTGTATACATAGACCATATACGGAGGCTGTAACTTCGGGATACGCTTGAGTAGGATCCAGCTATGACCCATGTCCTCAAACATATCTTCGAAATTACGTGTCCGTGTGCTTAGCATCACTGCTTTGGCCTGATTCATATGTGACCTCCTTATGCTGCGTCTTCTTCATCGAGATAGACGATTTTGCAGCGTGTAAGCACTGTCTGCTTAACACCTGCGTACTCGTCGTGATCCTTGACGGTACCGGTAACACGAACCTTTCTAGGACGGTCACGGTCGACGTCTACGTTAGAACTTGTCCACCAGGTAAACACGTCTCCGTCTTCTGTAACGAATTTGTAGAGAGCTGACCAGCCGTAGAAGCTGTCACAAGATGTGACAAAGTAGGCAGTTGCGTCAAATGTGAGACGATCTTTGATCTTTCCTACGTGCTTGCTCTGAGATGCTGCCTTTGCTCTCTTCGCTTCACGCTCTGCACGAGCTGCCTCGGTTTCGAGATGCTTGAAGTAAGTCGGGATAAGGGACACCAGGTATCCGAGGTTTCTGGACGAGCAATACTCAGAAGAGCAGATGACCTTGAGGTTGTTCATGTAGCTGTTGTACTCGTCGACCTCTTCAGCGAGAATCCAAGCACGAGCAGCTTTTGCTTCTGCTACCACATCGTCTGCTCTACCATCAATGCCCTTAGAGTTCTTGAGCTCTCTCATGTACTCCTCATGCTGATGAGGATAAATGGCAATACCTTCCTCAAGTTTGTAGATGGATGTTGCCCTATCACGTGTAGAATCATCGGATTGTGAATTATGATAACCGAGCTTCTGAACACAAGCTGCTGCGCAAGCTAATATCCTGTCTACAGGATAGTAATAAGTGTAAGAACCAGATCCGCCGCCGAGCTCGTATCCACCGATGATGCTATCAAACCAGCTGATGTATCTTGTGATGTCCTCAGAAGACCATCCACCTGTGTAATCGAGCAGGCAAGAACGACCTACCTGCTTGAATTCGTGAGTTTCCTCATTGTAGACGAGGAAGGTATCCTTGCGCCTTCTCGATGTCTGGCAGTGTTCGCAAACCGGATCTGTATGACGATACTTATCAGGAATATTGACAGCCTCATCGAACTGACGAATGACGTTGCCTGCCTCAAGATGGTCGATAGTAGCAACAAATCTCCATCCATTGATCTGAGCAGTTCCTTCAACCTCTACAATGATGAATCGAAGGGTCATCTTATCTCCGGTAGCTCTATCTTCTACCTCTTTGAAGGTCTCGCCAACCTCTTTGAAGTAGAACTTACATCCGTATGTCTTGCATTTGTTCTCTATCCTTGCAAGCTTCTTCTGAAGTCTTTCAAAGTTGCCTTCGTAAATTTCGTATCTTTTCATGATTACTACTCCTTTTCAGCTCTTGCTGTCTTGATATGTTGGATAGTTACATCGTATATAACGAAAAATGACGTATATGCAAGACTACATATACGCCACCTTCGGGATTTATATGAAAGTTGTTATCAACTGTCCCGTCTTGATACGTCTTGTAGTCTTGATATGTCCTACAAGTATTATTATAGACGGATTTGTGTGAAAAGTCAAGCGATTTTCTAAAATTTATTCAAATAATTTTAGAACTTCGTCTATCTGCGAATCTAAGTTCTCTTGTTTCTTGCGTCGTCCAGTTCGCAACTCCCTGATGAAGTGAATCGACAGCGGAAGCTGGTGATAGTTATAAGTATCGCTGTCAGGGTCGTAGCTCTGTATGACAAATCTTAGGCCTCTCAACGGAAAATGCTGACCATACAGATCGTCTACAATAAATGACCATTTGATATGTTTGTGGAACCAGTAGAATTCATGCTTGAATAGTTCCCAATCGAATTTACCTCTGCGTTTGATGCGCTCTTCCTCGAACTTGTAATGTCGATAGGATTTCTCGTAGACCTTATCAAGGGTTCCGGTCTTGTCATACTTGACCTTATGTGAGTAGCGAGGATCGCATACAGGGCATACAAGATTTGGATCATAATACTCATCATTTGTGTAGATGACTGTTCCGCACTCATTGCATTTGTATATGACATCAAGCGAACCTGGATCTGTATATACTAATGAGAGGTCGCAGTGCATCTCTCTGCGCAGTTCTTGCACAACATCGGTCAGCAATGTGAGTCGAACAGGGCGTCCTGTTTCATCGAACATCTTGACGTACTCGCGCCCATGTACGAATTCAATGACCATGTCAGAACTTTGTGATATAAACTGTCTAACGTCTTTTTCTGTTATCATGGATGATTTACCTCCGTGTAACAAACATAACGAAGCAGCTCCAGACTCGCCAGAGCTGCCATATGTTTAGCCGAGTTTAGATTGTAATTTCTTCGCTACATTGAGATCTGACATCATTCCGGTGAAGATATACTCCGTTGTGTCATCTGACAGATCAGCTTCTGTAACACATGTCTGTGCAAGACTGCGGACTGCATCAAGTCTGCTCTTGAGATCTTTGATCGCCTTGATACCAGACTTCAATGTCAGGTCAGACATCACATCCCCACGTGACATCAGCTCTTCAGCTCGAAGATTCATACAGTTGATCAGATTAGCGATCGATGAGTTGTCAAGCGTAGATTCTTCCAAGATGTATGGAATCAGCTTGAACACAGATGTCGGAATTTCCACCGTTTCGTCGCTTCCGCTGTTGTATAGATCACACAGAAGTGTATACATATCCTCTACGAATGACTTGTCAACCGGTTGGTCTGTAACAAGGGACACGGACAGCTTGTCGAGCATATTCCGAACATGTGCCTTACCCTTCTTTGATAGCTTCATCGTCATCCTCCTCCGATTGAGTTTTGATATAACTGTCCCAGGCCGCTACTGCCTGAATTATACATCTGAATTGTTTGGTGAGATTATGCAGAGCCTTGTCGTACTCTTCAAATTTCTCTTGTGTAGTACCATTGTTGATTATATCAACAAACTTGTTTATGCAGAATAACATCTGGGCATGAAATCCTGAATATCCTGCAATAAACACATCGACGTATTTCTCCAGGTCTGGGCTGACTCGATTGAAATATCGACGTGCAGAAACTACCATACAGTCCATTAGAGGAGTTCGATCTTGGACAATGTTTGATGCTTTGTACACAGCCCGGTATGTAACCAAGCTCTCAAGCTGTACCTCTAGCGGACCGTACTCTGTTGATTCAAAATCAGATATGCGAGGGACAGGCAGTGTTTTCGACATGTTATCACACCTTTTAGAATTTGATGTGTGATTTAACGATTGTTGGCCTGCCAATACAGAGTATCATTTGGATCGTAGTAGTAAGTTTCGCCTTCTTCGTCTGTCACTACTACGGTCCCATCTTTGCCGCTCTCGATGTTGCTTACAACAAAGAGTGTATCCAGATCTTCATCGTAAACGCAATCTCCGACAGCAAGTCCTGCTGCAGTACGCTTGGACTCAGGGCTGATATCAGCAAGTCCGCATATAGCAGAACGTCTTTTAGCTGATGCTGTAATTACTCGTTTCATGGTTCTTCCTCCGGCTGCATCATATCATACACTATCTGTGCAATATCATTCTTGTCGTTCTCAGTCAGAACATATGACTCACCTTGGGGACCTACAACATTTCCGACATCAAAGTCTGATCCATCAGGAAGCGTGAAAAGCAGGTGCCCATTCTCGTCAATATGTGCGGTCATCAACAGATCAACGACCCACTCCATAGTAGCATACGCAGAGAGGTCTATATCTGTATGACCGACCTCTTCCCACTGGTTATCCGATGTGTATATGAATTCATCATATCCGTCTTGCGGCTTAGATGTTGTCTTCGGCAGGAAGTATAGGATCTTATACTGTCCTGTGGACTGGAGTATGGATCTATCCTGCATAACAACAGCTTTGAATCCAGCACGCTCAACTCTGTCGCATTCTTTGTTTGTGTAGCTTTTTGCAACTGAAATAGCAACCATCATGGCCATTCTAGCAGATAACATAGTCGACCACCTCTTATAGTTCTTTCCAGTTAGATGCAGCGGAGCCTTCTGTCCGCTTTACTCTTACCGTCACGCTGTCACTAGTAGCTATAATTGCAAGACTACCAACCGGAGCAGCAGCAGGAATATTTGCAAGATCTGCGATTGAAGTTACAAGGTATTCGCCAGGCTTTGGAATAGCATTTAGATCTACCATAGTTGTATCACTCCTATGTATTTATATTCACACGTATAGAAGGTTCATCAGACAGATGACAGAGACCTTGCAGAAGTAATTCGTACAGACCTTGACAGAATCTCTCAGCTTCGTAGATATCGTCACATGTATCCTTGTGAAAGATGATGCTATGCTGCCAAGGCTCTCCTAGATATACTACAACCTGATAACTAGCAGGAAGATGTGTAGTCATATCATAGCCATGTGGTTCAATCTCAAATGTGTAGAGTGTATATGATATATCATATGCAGGCAGGTGTGCCTTCACCTTTGCTGTCGACCCTAAGTGTGTCGGTTCAAATACTAGTTTATTCATCTGACCTCCTGTTGAGTAGGGCTTGTTTAATCTGCCAGCAGAGTTCCTCCATGATGGTCTGGAGATGCTCTTCGCACAGATTCCGTGCTTCTTCAAGAGATCCTTGGAAATCTTCAGAAAGTCGATAGGATGTAAGTCTGTTTGCAAACCGGATTGAAACACCGCTATTAGTTTGACCGATAGTGTATTGGATACTGACCATATCAGTTAGGCGTGGGATACCATCTTTCTTGTCAAGCGGTAACAAGAATCCTCCTGTATCTAATATGTTAGTTCCGTCGCTACCTCGCCACTTTAGTTTTATGTCCATAACATACCTCCGTTCCGTCATATCGTATACATACAACTGTATCTGGCGGAGTACCTTGCAAGAGTTTCTCCGCATATTCTCGTCTACAATGTCTGCAGTGTCCATTGTCGCCCCAGTTGATGTTCTCCCAGAAACAATGGACACAATCATATCCGTTTCTGTCTGCAGGAAATTCTACTGTCTTACGCATGTGACGTCTCCTTCGCCAACTTTTCAAGAGAACGCTTCATGTTCCAGAGCTCACGCCGTATTTCGCGCCATGCTTGTAACTCTGTGCGCAGAGATAGCACCTTAGAAACAGTCATATCACCACCAGAACGAAGTTTCTGAGATTTCCTAGTGATTATACTATTCACTCTCTGAATATCCTGTTCTACGTCGTCTATCCATGACATATAATTCATACTGTGTACTCCCATCTGATTACTCCACAATCATACACCCTGACAAATCCACGAGATTCCATGATCTCACGTTCCGTCATGTGGTCTATATCTATTGTGTCGTCATCAAATAACTTCCTCAGATTTCGTTTCTGACAGGACACTCTATGAAAATATCGGTTATCATAGATATCGCACCAAACGTAACTTGGAGCAGACATTGACATCTGTTTGAATCCGAGTATTTCATACAACTTTCCGCGTGTATGTGCTACATCAGAGAACGAAATGACCTTCTTAGGTTTTGCAAGCCATAAGAATGTTTTGAAAAGTTTGCTTGCACCTCCAGGAACATTTGTACCTACTCGAGTACAGAATCGTGAAAGCTCCCATGTATCTTCATCATCAGAAGATGTTTTGCCCATTGTAGGCCTTGTATGACTGAATGTCATCAAAGCTACAAGATTGAGTTTACCTCGTTCTATATCTTTCTTAGTATATAGGCCAAGATTCAAGTTAAAGGATGTATAACCTTGACGATGATTCTCCTCTAGAAACTTCTTTGCGTCTTTATGTGGAACAATTGACACTTGAGTTTCACGAGCTCCCACAGACGATACATTCTCATGAAAGAGATTCATCAACATGTATTCAATCTTATCTCTATTATTGATCCATTCATATCCAAAGATATGAAATAGAAATACATCGTTCTTTTGTGCAAGTAATGACTTGGTCTGGTGATACTTATATGATTTAGGCGGTGCGCCCCAAGGATCACTCTTAGAAGAATTGTGAGTTGATGCAGGATTGCATTCAATACCTATCTTGTACTCGGGGAGATAGATATCAATCTCATAAGGTTTGATAACAGTTCTATCGTTGCGAATTATCTTTGTCGGAGGTAGAATACTTTCAAGAAATCTGACAACTTCCTCTTCCATGTTACTGCAAACATGCGATATCATATCACTGCAGTTATATGCTATCAATACATTGTAGATCGGTGTATCTGTTACACCTAATGCGCCTTTCAGCTGAGATATGGAAGGAGGTTCGCTATAGTGTAGTGTGATATATGATGCAGGATCTGATCTGAAAGAGAGATAGTCGTCTACTTTTGAAGGATCAACCATCATTTTCATAAAATCTTCTCGAGTATGAGGATGTCCAGTCATTCCGTATCTATCAATGTTTGTTTGATGCTGTTTCGCCTTCACCTCATCATTCTGCATCGGCGACTCTGTACCATACCGTTCAAGACAAGTTTGCCGGCGATTGTCAAGATATTCCTCTGATGACATTACCTCTGACATCTTCGCCTTGACAACCTCGTTCTTTGCAGGGTTATCTACTCCCCAATTCTGTAAACTAGTTTGACGACGCTTTGCTTGAACCTCATCTGAGCTGTTTGCATCACTTATCTTCTTTCTGACAGTATCCAACTGCGATACATTTTCTACGCCGTACTTTGCCTGAACCGTCCGTCTTTTGCCGTCATTTATGCACTGTTGAGAACAGTACCTAGGCTTCTCCTTCGGTGAGCAAGAATACTGGAAAGACTTTCCGCAGAATTCGCAGACGGCTACATGCGGACCTGGACAGTATCTTTGAGTCCCAGATTTAGGCTGAAAAATCTTTCCGCACTCTGCGCAGCTCTTTTCCTTCAACATACTGTTCACCTCACGTAATTTAACGATTTTACACACAACAAAAGCAGCCGAACTGCTTCGCTCGGCTGCTCTGTTAAGATACAAGATTACTTCTGGATGTCCGACTGGCTCATGTAGATTACACGAGAGATGATGAACGGTACTTTGATCTTGACGAGTTCACCGCCGGTCTGGTTCATGGCACCGTTATCGAGTGCGCCAATCCAAGTACCTGGGCATCTGATTACGTCGCGAACATTACCCTGACCGTCGTACTTGATGAAGAATACCTGCTTCATATACTCTGAGGGCAGACCCATTCTCTCTGTGTCCGGATCATAGACGAGCTTTCTCCAAGCACGGAGCGACTCGAGTACGTTAGGCTGGCAGTAGCAGTTCAGTGTCCATTCTACATCCTGGAACTGTACCTTCGACGGGAACTTGATGAGTCCGTTTCCGTAGTGTACAGTGATGATGTCCTGCTGTTCTGAGATGTTGCCTACTTCATCAGTACTGAGTGTTAGCAGATCAGAGAACTCGGTCGGCTGAGTTCCGTCCATGTTATATACCCTGACTTCGAAATTGTTGACCGTCAACGGTACAAAGGTGTCAATACCTAACATATGGTTGGTACCCATTGCTAGAGGTGAAAACATGAAATCACTTTCCTTTCGTGAATGTATTGTTTGTGTTCACATATGTATGTAAGGTGTGATTGATATTGTGCGGTAATACTAACATTATATATTTATTTACAAATTCGTTATTGTACCTAAGGAGGTATCACTATGAAATATAAGTATCTAAGAGAGAAGACAGACGACTCAACATCTACATCGTTGAAAACGTATCTTGACCATTTGTATCCTGATGATATCTTCATATATGACGAGAGGATACCACCAGATGTATTTGATAGACGAAATAAATTAGGTATAAAACAGCATGCGTATAAACCGGACGCAAGATGCGAAGAACTCAATCTAGTGATTGAAGTAGACGGTCTACCGCATTACCAATCTTCTGCAACTGTGTTTGCTGATATATCTAAGGACTTCTACTACAAACAGCTCGGATACTCAGTTATAAGGATACCTTATTGGTTACAAATAACACCAGAATTTTGCAAACACGTTCTTCATAAAGATGTACAAGAAGCTTGTAACCTATACTTCAGTTTCTTTGATGTTAAAGATGCAAATCGATACATAAAGAATTACGCAGGTGCTGCTACATGTATTGGAAATATGTGCGAAATTGGACGCTATCGATTCATAGAACAGTTCAACGAACTTGACCAATCACTTCAAAACATTGTTATGACAGATATACTCACCTGTCGGCTATTTTCAATGTTTCCGGAAATAACTGCACCAGATTACATCTTGAATAAATTAGTTATGAAAGATAAATGCTATGAATTCAATAGATATGCAGTCCGTGATGCTAAATTACTGAACAAAGGAGACCCATATGAAACTTGATTCTAATCAGATACGAATTGAGACAGTAAATCAGAGATATGGAGTTGATAACGTCTCCAAACTTGAGAGTGTGCAGAAGAAGCGGAGAGCTGCTTTTGCGAAAAAACGGAATACTATTGTTTGGGACAATCCTTGTACGGAAAAGACGATTGATGCTAATGAATTGAATATGTTGAAGCTTAATCTTGATTTTGCAAATGACTGGCTCAACAAGCATCATCCTCTTAAGGCTCCTAGAGGTACAGTACTTGCTCTTGGGCTATGTGACGAAGACACACTGTATTGCATCATGACGTTTAAGAAGTCTAGGAACAAACAGTATTATTCTGAGCTGTCCCGCATGTGGATGCTTCCAGGTGTGTATGTGAAAGGTGGATATCAACGCATTTCTCAATATGCATCTGAACTCGGTGTGTATAACATTGTTGCATATGTATACAAGTCGTTTGAGGATGTTGAAGCATACAAGTCTATTGGTATGCAGTACTCTAGGAGTATACAGAAAACTAAATGGTGGATTAGAGGAAAGGACATACTGTCTGATGCGTCTAGGCGACAGAAGCACCTAACAAAAGAGGAGATGGACCAACAAGGGTTCATCTCCGTCTATGATTTAGGTGTTGATGTTTATGTGTGTTAGACTGACTTCATTCTAATGTTTCTTTGAATTCATCCCAACCATTCGACTTGTCAAGTTTACGCATGTCAGTTGGGTTGTGGTCGTACTCGCCTTCAAAGAGATAATCTTTTCTGTAACGAGTTGTGTTTGACTCTGCGGGCCACACCTTTGCGTTACCTACAAGATTTCCTTCACTGTCATACACTTCTCCATATGCGTTAACTGTATAATCAGAGCTCCAAGGCAAGTAGTTTTTGCCTTTGCCAGGCTTCTTACGATATCCTACATTGAGTAATTTCTTCTTTCCGTTGTTCAGATTCATAACAAGTACTGTACCAGGATTATCTGGATCAGGTGTCACAGAATACCTTACATGACCAACGTTCAGCTTATCGCTGATGTGATTAACTATATCATCTAATGATTTAGCAGCTATCACCGGATACGCAACGTATCTCCTCATTATAATGTCACCTCTCAATGGTTGAATATGATATCTGCTAGAGGTGTTCCAGCATCTGTATTTGTTTCATATATGAACGAATACTTTGAGTTGATTTTATCCTCCAGTATCTCTGCTAAGAAACTTGCGCTGATATTATCAAGCAAATAGATGAGTGCCCATGCAACCTCTTGATTGTACTCGTCCCATTGACCGTCTCCGTCGTCCCTGTTTTTGATGCTGGCTACCATTGACCTCACGGAACATGTTGCTCTCATCTCTTCGTCATCATCCATGCACTCAAGATACTGAGCATAGTACTCGTCATCATCAAACTTACGTGCAAGAAACGTATCTAAGTATTGATTGAGCTTAGGAGAAAACACATCCACAATGTAGCTATCTAATGCTTCAGCTACTGGGTTAGTTTTCTTTGCAGAAGTAATTGGCGTCTTAGTAAATGTTCTTTTCACAGTGTTTCACTCCAAACAAAGTAATAGCAGCATCACTCATAGAAAGTGATGCTGCATTTATTTAAGGTCGACTTTACACCTACTCAAACGTAACATGCATAAGGAAGGACAAATCATCTATAGGGTGAAGTGTATCAACGTCGCCAAGCCACCTGATGGTGTTGTTATAATCGTGAATAAGAACCTCAACATGAACCCCTTCGATGCTATTACAAATATTGTTTGCAACATCGTTAGAGATATTTTCTAACAGGGTAGATACATCGATGGTCATGCAGTGGTTAATAGGAGCTACTTCAGGATAAGATTCAAGGAACATGTCGTAATCTCTACGCTTGATCTTTTGTGCATATCTGATACGAACATAAGATTGTCTGGGCTCAACACGGACATATGGCAGTTTTAACGCCTTAATCTGCTCAGCCAGTTTCCGATAGCTAGCAATCGTATCTCTGCTAGGATTTTGATAAAAATCATCCGGAACGCTATCATGGTATACGGAAATCGTACTAGAACGTATCATCTTTTTCATAAATTATGGCCTCCTTGATTAAAATTGATAAGTTTCTATCATCTAGGATCGCGAGATGGTCATCCCATCTACAGATATTAAAGGTCGACTTTGTTAGTAGATATTAACCAATTCCTGCTTCGTAGCAATTAGTAACACTACCAATCATACTCTGATACATCAGATATAAAGTAATCACCTATAAGAAGGTCACCTGTATCATTGTTGTATAACTCAAATGTGTGCAGTTCTTTTTGGTTACTCCACGAAGTTACATGTTCCCCGAACCTGAATTTATCCACGGAAGGATATTTACTTATATGCCACTCCAGATTATCTATCAGTTCTTCAACACCGTTGAATCTGGCACACATACTTTCAAACGTAGGGACATCACCGGTTTGGGTGACCCATAACGCCATCCAGTCGCCTGGAGCATAAAATCTGAGTTCCGAGACCTCGCCATCACCGTCTACACTCCGTGCTACATATTGATGTTTAGTTGTGTCAATTCCTGCTTCAGATAACATACTAAGTACAGTAGAAGCAGAAGAGATATTGTTGGTCGGCTCCGCTGCAGCAGCTACTGGTGCTTTAGTGAACTTTCTTTTCATGTTAATCTACCTCACCTTTCAGATATTTGATCGCATTGTTACAAAGTATATAACATCATTATAAAAGGTGTCGCATATGTTACGAGACACCTAGTTATAGAACAGCGTATGAATCATTGATCGCTTGAGATAATTTGATTCTAACATCAGACCTCACCCTCTGGTAATGATTCTACATATGTAAATATAGTTGGTGCGGAGGATAGCGGACTGCTTGCTCCATGCTCTTTACAGTAGTCACAAGTGCATTCATGCGGACGTCCGCATGGCCTACAGAAGTCTTTGATGTGTAATGGCATATCATAGTACATAGGGCAGATTATCGCAAGTTCACATTCAGCGTCACCTCTGTATATGATATTCTTGCAGATGAATTCTCCTACTACACTGCCGCTGCCGATTCCTTCAATAGTCCTATGCTGCTTTTCATGTACATACACCTTGAAAGGGAGCCCTATTCTGCAAGGAGATCCTTTGATCTTAATTGTAGCATGACCTAGGCGAAATATCTTATCGCAAGCCTTTACATCAACGCTGATGAGTAATGCTTTAGACATATAGACCTCCTAGTTAAATTCTATGTTCCTGAGGATCATTCCAGCAATGTCGTCGTCTTGTTGATAGCATACAAATCTATACAGTATGCAATAGAACACTGGCCTAAAATTGTTTGGCAAGCCCAATACAGCTTATGACGATTTTCTTCCCTAAGCGCAGAAAGAAGTTTATCGGTTATATCGACAGGACGAAGCGACGATCTGAGAATCTCTGCTACAAGTGTACAGAAATAATCTCGTACAAGTGATTCGCTACGCTGTGTAGGGTTGCACATCAGCTCAGCTGGATCAACTTCCTGAGATACTGCATTCTCTATATCAATCAACAGGTCGATTGATTTTGATCTTGAAATTGGCTTCTCGTTTGGAATTTCGCCCTTATTCGTGAACAACAGTGATCTGTTGAGATTATCTATTCTATCAACTGCCTTTTCAAGAGAACTGATAGTTGATTGGATAGTCGAAAAGCTCTTCTGGAGAAGTTTATACTTCCTCCAGTTATCAAAAACAACTTCAAGCTCAGACAGCGGCAAATCCTTGAACTCGTCATAACTTTCAGGATTATCAATTTCATCAGAGATGTATGGTAATCTTGCATTGAGTGCATCAGCTGTAATCGATATTCTTGTCCTCAGAGCATCTAAGTAACTGAGTGTAACAGTGCTCTGCATGGAAACTTCTCTGCAGATCTCTTTGAGCCAAGTTGTCTGATTTTCAACATGTCGCACATATGTGTCCCTAACAGCTGCATCTGTATTCATGATTATGCCTCCATATGTTATGATTAGCTTGATATGTTGTTTAACGATTCATAGAAAAGCGTCGCACAGAATGTACGACGCTCTGCAAAGATCTACCTGACAGCTAGCGTTATTCAACTGGCCAGTGTTCTACGATTGTATCAATTACATCTTCTACAGTAGACGAACCTGCACCGAACATGAAACAAGTATTCTCCTCAAGTGGAAATTCATAACCTTCGTCGCTACAACGAATGATACACAGAATATCGGCAGAAGCACGCTTGGTGTCAAATTTACTTGCTTCCAACTCGCATACACAATACTCCCACCCAGTACGTGACGAATAGATACGAAGCTCTCCATTGACGTGTTTCCAGAAAAACTCTCTGTAATCTCCTTCTACAGGTGATTGAGTTGAAGCTGTAACAGGCCTCTTTGTGAATGTTCGTTTCATCATATGACCTCTCTTTACATCGAATTAGCTGTGATAATATTTATCACAGCTATTAAAGGTCGACTTTTCTGTTACTCTGCAGAGATGAGCACATGTACCTTGCTATGAAATGTTTCTAGGCTGTAGTGGTCTACTGAGAGATAACCTAGCTGTTCAGGTACATCGCAGCCTTGGCCGCTGAATTCTTGAGTGTCACTGCAATATATTGTGACGTCGATGTCTTCAAGGTTCTCGCATGAACCTATCAGTTCCTCTACGGTCATTTCCTCACATCCTCTCGTGTTATGCCTTTGATCGCCCAAAACTGTGCTTCTTCGAGCTTAGTGAAGACGAGTGATGTTTCTCGTCCGGATTCGCATATGTCTTCGACTGCGTTGTATATGTCAGAGAATGCTTTGCGTATCTTTGTGATACGTTCATTCTGTTCATCTGTTGTTTTGATGAATCTTGCTCGAGAGTTGAGTTCAGATTCCTCGTCGCCTTTTGACAGATACAGATCATAATTCATCAATCCCCAACCGCCATCAGCTTTCGCGGAATGAATGTATGACTGCAGTATCTCTACAGGCAAGCTATCTATGTCCATGCCTCCGTCTGGTCTGTAACTGATAGATATAGCGTTTTTAACATCTTCGATAGATGGATACAGCTTGTCATAGATAGTTACAGTACCGTGCTCCACCTGAATACTATTTCGACGAAGTTTCGTCGAAACCTCTTTGAGAAAGTCATACACGGTAGTAGGTTCATCAAACTCAACGTCGAATGACCAACATGTAGGATCACCGCATGGCCGCTCATTCACTAACTGAAATACATCATTCTTGAACATGTATCTTATCCTCTTTCTCATGTGTGTTACTATACATAACGATTTTTACACAAATAAAAGCAGCACCTTGGAATCTGGTGCTGCTTCACTGTAAGACAAGTTATTCATCGTTCGCTTGTACGAAATCGCATAGTGCATCAAGTGATCAATTGCGAATGTCACTTACACCTTTCCTTGATTTTCCAGATAATCGATTGAGTATGTGCATCATCAGACCCTTAACGCCTCTTGAAGCATGCGGTTTTAGCAAATCTACAGATTTGAGAGTTATTCTTCTTGTTTTATTTGCAAAGTTGAAATTCGCAACGTCTACGAATTGCCCTCTGGCGGAGTCTGATCTATCTACAGAAATACTAAATCCTGGAACTATTTCAGATATTGCAGATTCTAATTCCGAATATGCAGTATCGAGGTCAGATTCAATATCTCCTGTTTCATCAAACACAGGGTTACTTCCAAACAACTCTTTCACAGTCATCCATCTGAAATATTCGGGATCTGCAAAATTTCCCTTGACCGTCAGCTCATATTGCAGTACCGCAGAAATGATTTCATGTTCAGTAGCAATGAAAGTGTATGAGCCATTGCTACTGATACTCCGGACAACACGCTCAAACAATTCTGAAGCTGAGCTTGCTCGTATCGTTTCCTTAAAAATAGTAACAAAGTAAGATTCATTAAATGTTGGACCTAATTTAGAAATAACATAATCTACAATGTCAGGATCTCGAAAATCCTCTACTAGATTAGGAGTATCTTTTACATACCAGGTATGACTCCAATCCTCTTCTGACATAACATTCATCATTAGTTCTTGTATGCTTAAATCCTGTAAATGTATGTGAAGTTCGTCAATCACGATATTTTCAGGTTGAATAGATAATCCAGGGAACTGATCTTGGATGGCAGTGTAAATTTCATCTTCATATCCTGCTAACTTACTTTTTAAGCTAGCTCCGTCTGTGGTGGCGTTTATTACTCTTTTCATAGCTCAAATCTCCTTAACAAATTTGATTTTCCTTGCTGCGCAAACATCTCCGCTAAGTAATCTGTACCTAGCGGAGATGTTTCTTATATGGCCTGACGTGGTACGCTTCTTTGAGAGGCGTGTCAGGTTCTGTTTTCGTTGTAAGATGGTTTATTCGTCGTTCGCTTTTGCTTGTGCAAAGTCATACAGTGCATCAACAGCACTGCCGATGTGATCAAGATCGTATTCGTCAAGGTAATCATTCACATTGTCCATCCTGCTTACGTCATCAAGAAGCTGTGCGAGATCATCTGCTATTCGTTCGATGTTTTTGTATGAAAGTCTTGCGCTCCACTCTGCTTCTGCTCTTGCAGCTCTTTTGATATCATCATTGTTGCTGTCAGCCATTACAGTGAATTTTCTTCTTGCCATATCAATTCTCCCACTGTTAAATCATGAGTTGTTGATTTCAGCCCATGATGTATCATCATCGTGCATGATCATATCACGTCTTGAAATCTTGTAATCTGTGAGGTCGTCAGGCATACAATCTTCTATGATGCTGACAAAGTACTGAATACCTCTCAGATTCTTGTTGGCGAAGCTGATGTTATCAGCTGACTGCTCTAATTTGGTCGTGAAAATATCGATGAGGCCATCAATGGCGTAGCCCAAAGTAGCTTCAACATCAGTACCGATGAGAAGACGAGAGTTAGTTCTGTGATCATCTGTACCGGAAAATACTGTGTCCTTAGAGGCAGTTACTGCCTTCGGAGATACAGTAAACTTTCTAGGCTTCATATGTTTCAACTCCTTACACGTATCCGCTACCTTCAACTTCATGAGACAAGAATTCAATCATGTCCTCATAGAAGTCGTTGTTAGCGATAATTTCGTCGATTGTAGTACCGTACTCTTCTATGTTACGATACCATTGATCGACATCTTCATCATACCACTTGACTATAAATGTGACGCCAAGTGAGTCGGGTTCATCATGAATCTTGAGATCCCAAGAGTATCTGTCGTCAGGAAGTGGTACAGCATCAGTTATCTCTAAGAGTGCTTCAAGGAGCTTTCCCTTATCGCTACCCTTGAGAGTAGTTGCTGATAATACCCTCTTCATGACATTCACCTACCTTGAGAATCTATTCTCGACTGTATCTATATAAGGTAGCGCAGCATAAAATTCAGGTTCTGTGGTAATACATGTAGTATGTGTTACCATTTGCGTGATGGCACCATTCTTCGATACCTGTGAGGGTCAATGTGTCTTTGTCGAAGTATATCCTGAGAAACTTCTCTATTTGCTCAGGTGTAGCTTGCGAGATGACCTTTATGCCTGCAGCTTCTAATGAGTCAAAGTACTTCTGAGTGTCCCACTCTATGAGTCTATCAGAATAGACGACATGATCAGTGTCGTGCCAATCCTTCCTCCATATGCAGAATGGATCATAGCCATAAGGATGTGTGAAAGGAGTTTTCTTGACTTGCTCACCTCTGATATTGAATAACACAGGACCTATCCCAGGTGCTATGAAATTCATCATGTTATCACCTCATATGATATGTTTATGATGTGTTTAACGAAATTCAAAACAATAGGCGCAGCTTTGGCGCTGCGCCTTGAGATCAAAAGAAATGATAATGTGGAAACTTTTCCTTGAATAGCAGATATCTAACGAGATCATCTAGAAAGATCGCCACGAGCGCCACCAAGCACCATAATAGTGAAAATGGTAGACAAATTTGTCCTAGAACATTCAAAGGTATATTGCTATAATCCCAAACATTCCATCCAAGAGTTAGATTGACGATACATCCTGAGATGAACTCTATAGTTGTTATGATAGCGGATCCAAGAAGCATCTGTTGCCAGAGTGAGGCGTCTTCTCGTAGCTCGTTGAGCAGACCACAGAAGATAAAGCACAGCCCACCTACTATGAACATTGTCCAGTGAGTTCTACCTCTGAAGATCTGCTCCAGTCCGCAGTAGACTCCCCCACCTACAGCAAATAAGATAAGATACTTACACAGGATACTGACCGTGGATAATTGCTTTCCAGACATCTGACTGATACCTTTCTGGTATGTCCATACCGTATGTTACTTGGGCGACAGTATTCAGAGACTTGAGTGACTTGATATACATCTTCAAGCTGTTGAAGTATGTATTGTGATAGAATACATGTTGTCTTGCAGTCTGGATGATCTTCAACATATCTGCATTGGAATAAAAGATGCAGGGACCGTTGTCTTCGTGGTATGGAATGGTGTTGCTTCCAGCTGCAACCTCATCTTTCAGATCAGATAGATTGGTCTGATCATACGAGGTCAACGAGAAGTGATGTGACTGACCGTCTGACAGCTCAACATCAATACCTGCGATGATGACGTTATGCGTAGTCTTGCTCATCTCTGATATCTTCAATGCCTTTGCGTATGCAACAGTAGCATCGGCATCTTCTGGATCGGGTTCGGGAATTGGATCGGGCTCAACATCTGGATCAATTGGGACAGATCCTTCGTCATCCTCAATCTGCTTGAGTATATCATACTCTTCTTTTGAAATCTGTATGACTTCACAGTTAGTAGATGGAATGATGTCAGGGACAGCTTTCATCCAGCTTGCATGATAAAATACAGCTGTTCCGTCCCTTACTAACTCGATGCACTGAGCTTCATCTTCAGTACAGGAGATGATCTGTACGAATCTAGAAACTTGCAGCTTACGCAGCGAGCCGGTCGTCCCAATTCCAATGATAAGTTGACCATTTATCAATTTGTAATATCTCACGTCGACTACCTCCTACTGGTGCGATGTGTTTTAGATACTTCTTAGTCATCAAGTATCCATCAAACAATTTATTATAAAGCTTCATCATTCGCTTGACTGTCTTGTAGGCCTGAGCTATCTTAGAGTGTGCAACCCACGCTTGGATTGAGTTGTATACATCTAATTTTGTCATGCGACCCTCTTTGACAAGTCGTACAAACTTGTGAAGTTTTCTTCTCATTCGTACTATGCCAGACCTTACAAGTCGCTTGATAAGCTTCTTTCCGACTACTTTATACTTGACCTTCAAGAAACTGAAGCCTTTAGTAGCTTTGACTATCTTGGTTTTCAGTGCATTGAATTCTAGACCTAGTTCAGTGCATATCTTCTTTGCGCCTTCGTATATCTGCTGAAGCCGCTCTTTAGAATCACATAGTATATCTCCGTCATCCATGTATCTTTCGTAAAACTCCATTCCACATTCGTCTTTGAAATAATGATCCATACGACTTGGTACAAGTAGTGCGAAATTCTGCGACACATGACTGCCGAGAGTTATACCATGCAATTCATTGCGTTCGAGCTTTTCAAGCATCATTTCGCGTTCAGCTCTGTCAGATAACTGCTCGATCTTTGCTTTATGATACGCTTTGACAATACGCATGAGCGTATCTATGATGTATTGATTTGTATACAACTTTGAAAGTACGTTGTAACAGGTCAAATGGGGAATACTGTTGAAGAAATTCTTGAAATCAAATGTGAGTATGTAGAAATTCTCTCCCCACCGCCGGATTGCTCGCCGAAGAAACAATTCCATGCGGTTACGTGCAAGTTGAACTCCTTTCTCAGGAGTGCTTGCTCCGTTGTCATAGATGATAGTTCGCTGTATCATTGGAGTGAAAGAGTAATCATTCCATACTCTTTGTCCAATTCTATCATCGAACTGTATTGGCGTTATTTCACGAGCCTTACCACGTTCGTAGTGAAGCATATCAAGTACGTACTTGACTTTCGGCAAAGAACCATCTTTGTATCCTTGTACAATAGCATCATTGTTGGATACTCCGTGCTGTGCGTATACTTGCGGTTTACCTTTCCACATTACTCCGCACTTGCACCTGAAGAAACACGTAGTTACATGTTGATGTGTGATGATCTTGTCAACACAATCATATTCAGCTGCAAACTTAGCTTTCTTCTCCGCCCTTCGCCGTTTATCTCGCTCTATTCGTGCCTGAATTCTATCTCGATTATTCATCTATGACTCCTGGCTCGTTAGATGTTCCTCCGCCTAGCCCTAATTGTTGATCACTTGTTGCGGACTAGTAGCTGACTGGGTATGAAAATGTGAATATGTGATCTTTCACATCCATGCAAGAAGCGTCCACCCGTCAAGCACGGACTGTTCGCAGATATGAATCTGCATTTCATAACAGGCCTCGATTACATCATCGAGACGTATAATTTGCTACAGACAATTCCTGTAGAAGGTTATAGGCTCCTTTCCGTAATAGGTCCGTCTAAGCAGACCATCTTCACTCTTATTCATAGCTACTGTATTACGGAAATCAAGGGCACACCCCGTTCCAGTTGTTAGCGTTGTTGTTGTTGACGTTGCCGTTGTTGTTGACATTCCAGAAATTGTTGGTGTTGCCCACATTCGGCGAACGAAGCCAATAATTGTCGGCGATGGTGTAGCCTGTAACCTGATACTATTATATAAGATTTTTGAATCGGGTCTTATCCGACTCAATCAATCCACTTAATAGTCGAAGTTCTAGGACAAGTGCGTCAGTCCAGTCTTTCTGAACCGCATCACTGTATCCCATTATGTTGAAGAACGACAATGTATGTCGTTCCATCTCCCGCAGACAATCTAAGGCATGAGATAACTCTTTGAGTCTATCGTCACGTTGCTCTGCTGTCCGCGGGATATATTTGTTTGCGTGCATTATTGAATAGAATGCGTCATCTACTAATGATTGCAGATGAGGTGATGCTCCGTTCTGGAGAGTACCCTTTGCTCTGACTGTTTTGCCGTGTACGAATCTATGCAGATAGGACATGTTTGATAGGACCTTGAAGGACTTCATCTTCTCCCAATCTAGGACTCCTACGATATATTCTATCTTCTCAGATTCATTATCTAACAATCCGTTCAACAGCTTCACCTCTACGTTGAGTGTCGACACCCAGTTACACTGTTTAGCAAATGGTTTACAGGTGACGTTGGAATACACCATTGTATACTTCTCCAGTTGAGGAATCATCTGAAGTGCTGCGATTACGTTATCATGACGCAATTTCCGAGCCCGGGAGGACTTGGCGAATCTGTGTTCACTGATGATCATGATATGATCATACATCGTGTTGATCAGATACGTCAAGTCCTCACATATCGAAGACTGTCTGCGCTTCGATGTTCCATGAAGTATTCGAGTGGTATCAAGATAGAATTTCTCAAATGTAGTTTCAAATTGACTTTTGGCCAGATGACGATCTTTGACCATTACAGACAACTAACATACACCTCCAAATTGATAACCACTCGTCCTGCTCCGTGGCAAGCAAGTTGCCACCAGATCGAGCAGGACTCGTCTTACGACTCATCCTGGAGCTCCGCATAAAGAGATACGCAAGGGCACACCCCGTTCCAGTTGCCAGCGTTGTTGTTGTTGACGGCGCCGCCGTGGTTGACATACCAGAAATTGTTGGTGCCGCCCACATACGGCGAACGAAGCCAATAATAGTCGGCGCCAACCCAACCACCAATTACTGTGGTACCTTGTGATACCTCTGTACTTAGTGTTAAGCCACGTTCTTTGGCTGTTTCGGCAGTGACGAAGATAAATCCTTGATTATTACCATTCTGCCAGATATCGAATTCTCGTACACCTGTCGGGTTAGTATCATAATCATATAGGCCTTTACTCTGACCGAAGATCGGCTCGCTTGCGCCTGTATGAACAGCTACACCTGTAAGTGTAATTGAACCGCTGAACTCGAAGAATGTATTTGCAACAAACTCAGGAGCACTACTATATCCAGCATTCTGTAATGTCTTATAAGATGAAGTTGCTTCATCCCAGACGTAATACTTAGCCCAATTTGTAGACCAAGCACTTGGCTCTGTAGGTAGAGGATCAAAGTGTGGCGGATTGAGGAATACATCTCTGAACTTGAGTCTTGTTGCGTTGTTAGAGTTGTTCCAAGGAATCTTACCAACATATGAATCCATCTCGGAAGTATAACCGCTATCGTTAGTACCGTCTTCTTCCTTTCTACAAGGAATATAGCCTACGCTGGAATATGCTGCAATGGTAGATCCACCGCCGCCTGACGTTGACTTGACAAGCACTGTTGCGAACAAGCAAGCATACTCATTAGGCACACCGGGAACCCATCTGTGGTTCATGAAATAGTGCATTGAGTATTCATACTTACCTGTTGCAGGGTTACCGCCCCAGCCGCCTGTGTTGACGTTATCTGAGTTCATCCTGTGTGTATATCTCAGCTGAGCATTTGACACAAATGACGCAGACGCAAACGAGTTTGCAGGTGCACTGGTATGAACAGTTCTATCGAGCTTATACGGAGCACCGATTAGAGTATTAGCTGTATCCAGCTGCAACTCGTAGTTCTCCATGCGCATCTCATCGCGTGTCCAACCGGCGATCTTCTTCGCAACGGATTCGCCAAGATCATCGTACCAAACTTTACACCAATGAATTGCACCAGAACCGAAGTAGGTAGAATCAGTAGTTACCTTATACTTACCAGTAGACGAATCATATTCTGCAATACCACCGAATACAAGCGGAGCATTGGTAGCAGGATACTGATCATTGTTACGAGTAAGCTCAATGACCTGTCCTGCATCAGTGTATCCGTTCGCCTGGCTTGTATCTCCGATGAATGTGTAGATGTAGAGCTTATTGCTACCCTGCTGATGTCGAATGACAAGCATATCTCTGTTAGTCTGATTGGCGATATTCTGGTTCTTATCGCCCCACATGAGAGACATCTTGCTATTCAGATAGCGAACTCTGAAACCGTAATTTCCGTCGTCAGGTCTCTCGAAACAAGAGAACAAGGTCCTCTGAGTATCAGACCCAGCAGGCAGCGATCCATTCGCGTTAGCAGTATAGCGATAATCGATGGCCATTGTGAATGATGGGCTGTCTGCAGCAAACAAGACGTATGGGTCATCGTTCTCATCCGTCGGCATGAAAGCAGATAATCCTTCGAAGAATACCGGGCCGTCCTCGAGCGATACGATTGTATCAGATTCTACATTGCTGAAATTCGGGTCATAGCCCATTGTCCATGCAACATAATCTCTGTTGTCAAACATCTCTGCGAACTTACAGCTACCGTTGTTATCACGAATAGCAGCAACTACTTGCAGCTCAGCAGAAGTCAGCTCGTGTAAGTACTTAGCTCTCAGGTTATCTTCCGTACGGATTCTAAGCGTACCATCTACGTTCTGGAAGACCTTAGCATATCTCCAGATGGCGAAGATGTCCATGTCCTCCGTGACGTAACCTGCGGACTTATCCCAGTCAATGAAGTTGTATGCTTCATAGTAGGGAGTGTTACCTGTTAGATGAGGTACACACTTGCGAGTCTGGAAGGTGGACATGAGTGCTGTCAGATCGACATATGAACCATATTCAACATCTATATCCTGACCAAGCTGTGTCCTTACAGGGTTCAAACTAGAATTCCAGATGCCTTGTTGCATTGTAGCAATGTTGACATCAGATGTCCAGCACCTGACCTTGAACGTCCTAAGTGCTTCTGTATACACTGCCATGAGAGTAACAGGTCCAAGAATAACCTCGTTGAACTGATATACCTCACTAGATACAACACCGCCAGCATATACTGACCAGTGGTCATAAGTGTAAGTGTGCTTAGCTGTTTGAGGTTTGGTAGGAGTAAGTACTTGACCACCTACAATCGGGTCATGAGCATACTGACCGATCTCTACCCACTCAACATATGGGTCACCGGTTGTATCTCTAACAGGTGTACCATCGTAGTTGAGGAAGTATACAGGATACTCCTCATAGATTGACGTTGCGTCGATTGTCAAACTTGGCCACTTGCGATTGAACTTCGCTAGATCACGTCTGCGAATCTCAGGCAAGTAAACATATCCTGTAACCTCACTAGACGCGAGAGCGTAGATATCATCAAGTAAATCTTGATTTGCAAGTGTCCAGTTGATATGATACAGCTTCAATGTAGTCAATGTGTCTTTCGTGTCAGATACGATTGACTTTGCATCGAGCAATCCGCCTTGAAGTGTCAAGTCTGTAAGAGTATCTAAGGAACAGTCAAATCCTTCAGAATCCAGACTGTTAAGATTCTTCATGACCAATGACATCAAGTAGTTATCAGGCAGATGTGCTAGATCTACCTTACCGTTCTCAGCGAAGACGACACCTGAAATCTTAGTGCCTTCTGCATACAACTTCTTGAGACCTACGTAACTTGAAAGGTTCAACACACCTTGGAGTGCAGTACAGTTACGAATATCAAGTTCCTCAAGCATCTTATTGCTGCCGATGCTAAGACCTGTAAGCTGGGGATTTGTGTATCCAGGTGTTGTATTACCGAGCACCAGCTTCTTCAGCTTGACAGCAGCCTCAAAGGAGTTGGAACGGATATAACAAGCGGACAAGTCACTCAACTCACGAATCTTTGTTGCACCGTAGATAGATATCTGCGTCTCAGTTGCAAAAGATACTCTCGACTTGACAACGTATGCCATCGAATAGTATGTCTTAGCAGGATTTACAGCTACGTCAGTTGTCTTGACGTACTCCCCACTTACGAGTTCGTAGTAAAGGGACAGCCATTTCTGCTCAGGTTCCTCAACTACATGATAAGTATTTGCCTTAGCACGAAGTCTCTCCTCAGGTGACGGGTCACTAGTACCATACTGAACGGAGATATACATATCGCTGTAAGGTACAACAGCAATGTCGTAATTCGGCTCAACTGCAAGCGTACCTACAGGAGTTACAACACGGAAGTAAATCATGTTGTCAGCATCTTTGATCTCGGTTGAGATGTGCTTTGTGCCGAAGTAGATGTGCTGATTACGGATCCACTCCCTACGCTGATACTTCTTGCGGCCTTGCATCATATCTCTCAGGAACAGCTCGTCTTTCTTCGGGATACTGTTGTCGACAGCAGTACCGTTGAAAGAACGAATATACTTTCTGACGATATCGAGTCTCCACAGCTCCTCAGGATAGGTAGCCTGCCAGAGATCAAACTCATTGATAAGGCTGTCATCTTGCCAACAACGCTTATCCACGTTCTGGTAAGTAGCATCGATGTCATCATACAGATTATCACGAGTTCTGCACCAGAATGTTGATAATGCACCGTTGAATACGTAGCCGGAATTAGGCATACCATCAACGACGTAGTCTGTATCCTCTTTACCGAACGGGAATACAAGCTCACCATTGTTGTTAATGCCAAGACCTGTATCTGTATCATATACCCAAATGTCGATCGCGTATTGACTGTAATACGTCTTATTCGGGTTGATAGTTGTATCAGTCGTCGGAACATATTCGCCGTTCACAAGCTCACAGTAGACGTGAAGTAGCTCAGCTACTGGCTTAGACATCGCGCGGAATACACCAGTCTTAGCGAAGTGCCAGAATGTATTCTTTGCACGGTTATCCATCAATGTATGATGATGTGTATATGCGTAGAAGAAAGTCATTGCTGACTTGACGCACCACTCTTCATATTGATTGATGAACTCTTCGTCCGTCGAAGTGATAACCCAACGATAGAAAGCTCTCCAGACACCTTCGTTCTTCAACAGCTGTGCTGCGTCCTCACCAGGTCCGTGAGTATCATTGACTATCTTACCGTCTCGGTAGTCACCGCAACAAGCGTAACGAGGTTCAAATGAATGGTCGCCATCAAACTTCTCATTATATAATGTATAATAGCGTTTGTTGTTCGGGTTCCACTCATTCGCTGTGATTGGATACACGTACTCGTGAATAGCTGTATCTGAGATAGACTCAACTACTCTGTTACCTTGACCATCCAGGTATACGCCTGTCTGGAATGTCGAGTTGTTCATCGTGTTATCAGAAATCTCGATGGTGAACTCATTCATGTCGGACGGATCATAAGCACGTGTGTAGTCGGTCTTCTTAGAGTCACCTAAGTTACCGATTGCGTAGAAGTGCCACTCAGTATCTGAGAACTCACTATGTGCATCAGATGTGCTCATCTCACGAATGAATAGAACAGCAGGAACAAACTCCATATCGTTCTTGATACGAGAATCTCTGATCTTTGCAGGAGAGATATACGGGAGGAAATCATTGTAGCGTTTCTGGAGAAGTGCGTTGTTAGCATTCTCAGATGACGCAATGTTTACCTTGAAGTTAAAGAAGTTGTTTGGAATACTGGTACGTGTCAGGGTCACACGAGCTGGATCATTGATGTCATTTGCATCAACAGTTGTATATTTGTGCGCCGCGTCTGTACCGTATCCAAATGTTACAGCTGAGATGTAGTTCGGATCTACAGTTGTGATCTTATCTGACGGATGATGTACACCATCTACGTTAAACAGGAAGTCAACATTTCGTCCAGCTACACCGTACTTATCAGAAGTGGTACCCTGACCAGCATGATAACCGTTCTCGAAGTACCAGTTGTCCCAATAAGGATCACCGTTCTTGTAGATACAGCGAAGATTACTGTTCTTGATGAAGTCCTTCTTACTAGTAGTAAATGTCGGACACTCAAGCATAAGTACTCTGAGGTCTTTGCACTTCTCTGCAAGTTTGATAGGATCTAGCTTACCGCCGCCGGCTACCTGATACGGAGTATACTTGCCGGTCTCGCTGTTGTAATAGATACTGTTACGATTGTATCTGTTGACCATCTCAGAAGAATCAGGAGCATCTGCTATGAAGTTCCTCATTACGCTTTCTGATGAAAGTGCAGTAGAGTATAACTTCATGCGATAGATTCTGACATCGCAATCATCTGAACCTATAACAATTGGCTTAGGAGTTCCTTGATAGAACTGGTCTGACTGACCAAAGACGAACGACTTCAGCGGGACACCGTCCTCATACGAAAGAACGAATGCCTTCTCTCTGTTGCCGATAACGTCTACGTTGATGTCAAGCTCAATTCTGTCTTCTTCGGAATATGGGAGGTACAGATATGTGTTAGTGGCTGCGATACTTTCATCGCCTTCAATAACATCTTCGTCGCTAGCGGTATTGGTCTTCAGCCAGCCGTTGTGAACATTGAGCTGAATACCTTTTTGTATAGTACGTTGACCTACCTGAGAAGTCTCTACGTTAGTGAACCAAGTAGCCTCAGCATTCTGTACATTTTCAGTACGGAAGATAAGCTTCATCTCTGCGCCAACTGCCGAAGGACTTTCATCTGCACTACTTGGGAACATGTAGTAGTTAAATGATGCGCGTGTACCGGCTTTGATGCAGAAGTAAGCATTACCTTCTTCATCAGTTTTGTAACCACCGTTGGCCCAGTCAAAATTCTCGGACACTGACATTGAGTAGTTTCCGTTTGTCCACAGACGGTTATCTGAATCGTTTGTGAGACCTTCTGGATTGAAGTCTACCTCAAGTCCTGTGATTATAGGAGATACGTCAATTGTAAGCGCATTGGTGTTTATCTTGATAGGAACAGTTACACCTCTGCAGCTGATTGACAGTTCGTGTAGACCTGTAGTAGAGGCCTTGTATCTCCAGATAGACGAGCTAGTAGATAGTGTCTTACGATCGACTTCAACGCCGTCTACGTTGAATACAACTTCAGGCGTCTTTGTGAGAGGATCAAATACACTTAGATCAATCGGTACTACATCATATTGATTGACGTCTACAGTTCCTCTGTAGTCATACCGATAACTCGTCTTGACGATAGGTGGCTGTTCTGGATCATCTTCATACCATACAAGATCCTTGTAGATATGAGCGGTCTCGATGTGCTTACCGCTGACTTCTGCAGTGATCCAGACCTCAAGCATATGATGACCATATGGCTGAGGATCAATCTGATAGATCTGAGGAGTACCAGCAGATTCAAGCTGTATAGTATCCTCAACGCCGTCAAGTGAGAAATGGACAGTCTTGCTGATAAGACCATACGGAGTATAGCCGAAATCAACTCGTCTACCGATAGCTGTATATCCGCTGTCATCATAATCAGACTCAATTCTGACATCTACAATTCGTACATTGTAGGAAACAGAGCCGGTTGCACCGTTATCATCTTCAACCTGAATTGAGAATCTGTTGGTGCCTACGCTGCTGAACTCTGTTAGATCAAACGTGTTATCACCTTGTACAAGATCACCAGTCATGACTGTTCTTGAATAAGGTTCGACTTGTTTGATAGTATACTTACCGTCTACAGGAGATCCTGAACTGTCTTCTGACTGATAGTTAACAGTGATCTCTGTCTTATCAGTAGGTGTAATGATGAGCGGGGACGGTGTAACTTTCGTCAACTTAAGGTTAGACGATGATCCGCTACCTCCGCCACCTTCAATGATCGCTCGCTTAACAAGCGTACCCTTAGAAGGATCATCCATATCTGCTTCATTGTTGAATCTCCAGAAGGAGAAGACATTCTTCTTCTCTTCACCGCCGATTTCTTCTGTTCCGTAGGTGAATGTGTAGAAGAAACCTTTGCGAGCTTCAACAGCAGTAAGACGATTCTTGATAGACTGTATCTCTTCGTTGCTTGCGCCGATTGATGAGCGAATCAGTCCAAGCATATCGTCCATATCATCTTTGGAGTATGAATCTCCACCGACGGTTTGGAACGCTGTACCGATTACGCGCCAATGGACGTATGAAGTAGCATCAGTCCCAATGTAATAATCGAGATCAGGGTCTGCAGTTGCGATGTCCGGAAGAGTTTCACCGACATAAACACCAGCACCAGAGGACTTTTTCTGATAAGTACCTGTGGCGCTGTCATAATTCAATATGTACTGTTTATACTTGTTGCCTTCCTTGACAGTAACTGTTTGACCGGCTGCGCTACCATCTGACGATATCTCAAGATATTCGTCCAGATCTTCAGACGAATCAAAGAGTTTACCAGGCAATCTGAAATTAGCGCCTGCTTCGATGCCGTCTTCCATACGGTTCAGATTAGCTGCGCTAAGCGGCGTTACTTCAGAGGGCAAATCTTGCCAATTTAGCTTCTGATAGTCTGCATTCTGAGCCATTTGAGCCGTCCTTTCTTATATTAGATTTGTCGTTGACTGAATCAAGTGACAGAACTATATAAGGTTCAGACGGCGATTTTGGTGTTCTCAGAAAGGAAATGAATTCAATACTTCGATGGCCTGTTTGTACCAGGCGCGGATAGCTGATGTATCAGAAGCAGCGTCTGTGAAATAATCGTACGCTTCGTAGGCCTCGTTGGCATCTTCATCGGAAACCTCCTCGAAGAAGTCTTCGTTCTCTACATGACCTACACCGTACTTGTCAGAGACGTATTCAGGAATACCCTCCATCTCCGTTGCCAGATCATCGATGAGTGTGCGTACCTGATCTTTGAAGTCCTGGATGGATTGATCGTCCATCTTGTTATCCTGCTTCACTGTATTAGTGATCTTATTGATGCGTTCTACATACGCGTTTACTCTATTATCCTGTGCCATGTGTTACACCTCTTATATATTGTTGTGTATATTAACGACGCAGAAACTGCGCCACTTCTCTGTATACTGCGTCAGGTAGATCATTTACTAGAGCGATGTTGCACTCATTACAATGATCAATTACCTCTGCAAGTGTACGAGCTCCTAGATTACGAAGAGCATAGAGCGTTGATAGTTTTTCTCCTTGTAAGGCAATCCACCTGCTGTATCCTGCTCTACGCAAGCAATTGACTACTCGTACAGACACACCGTCTTCGACTTTGATTGCAGAATCGTCAACCGGCTTCTCATTGCTCAGTCCACCTGTTAGACCAGATTCCTTAGCTCGAAGATACTCAAGTTCTCTATCTACGTCAGATTCACAATCGGACTCTAACTCCTTGATACGACGCTGATATGCTTCAGCCATCAAGGACTTACGCTTGAGTAGAAACATATCTCCGTAGTAGATACGCTCCTTGTAAGGGTGACGGCGTAGGTTACGGACTGCTTCTCTGTATATTTGGCCAACTCTTGCATCCGAGAGTTCCCACGCTTCTGCGATATCTCGAAAGGTTCTATCATCGAAGAACACAGCCTGTAGAATATCGCCCCAGCGTCCTCCGATACATTCAATTACATCTGAGAGTGTTTCTTCGAGGTCGGGAGGAAGCTCGGCTATCTGCTCATCTGTAAGCGGAGATGTGATGCACATCGCTTGACGATACAACTTATGATATGGGCTCTCAAGAGCACAGCGTATCTTGGATACAGAAACACCTTTACAAAGTTTACGTCTGTAAAGTGTTTCATTACGGAACTCATGCTTATCCATATGGTTTATCTCACAGGCCTCAGTTTCACTAAGACCTGAATCGATAGCATCAATGATACGCACTATGGTCATGTAATAATCTCTTGCAACTTGAAGCCGCTCGTGTTTATTTACATTACTAGGGCGTCCACCCATCTATATCACCTACAATCAATCTGTATCTTCTTCAAAGAACTGACACGAAGGATGATCTTCATCCTCGTGCATAGGAACTGGACACAGCTCGCAATTCTGTGTTTTCCTGTTGTAATATACACACTCACTACATGTGTTATTGTTCATCTTCATCCTCCGTATTAGTTATTTCAAATCTCTTGAGTTGTCTGTCAAACGCATCAAGACCTTCAAGATGTGTTCCTTTATATTGATCTTGTATCTGTTGGAAGATATCGTTGTTAGCAGTTTCAGATGCTGCTACGCGTGCCTTCCAATTCATATCAGAAGATTTCATGTACTACTCCTCTGTATCATGTTTAACGAATTCCCATCTGATTGTACCAGAATCGAACACTTGTGCATATCCATGATCCATCATTATCTCGCGCTCGGTAGAGTTCTCAATGGTAGAATCGTCTACATCATCGAAGAGATTAACTAGACGCTTCTTCTGACAAGACACACGAGTAAGATAACTATCATCTGACAATCTCACCCACACATAACTTGCATCGGATACATTCGTCTTCTCAAATCCTAGTATCTTATACAGCGAACCCTTTGTATGAGCTCTATCAGAAAATGATACTATCTTACTGAATGTATAGTTCTGTATGAAATGATTGAAGAGCTTACTTGCTCCTCCAATCACGGATGTATTCAACAAACTGCAGAATCTCGAAAGCTCGTAATCTTCAGATGACGACGCTTTGTTTACACCAATTGTACTCCGCATCTTGTTGAAGGTCATCAATGAAACAAGTGTATCACCTACATACAGACCTAGACGAATACTAGCAGACGTAGCTCCTTGACGATGATTTTTAGACAAGAACCTATCACTCTCAGATGCATCAACCAACTTTACACAGGTGTTCCTTGCATATATCTTCTTAGGTGTAAGGCCTAATGCATTCAATATCATTGACTTCACTACATCAGGTCGTGCTCTCCATTCATACCCAAACACATGAAATAGAAATACACACTCTGATTCACAGCTATCTGTTTTGTGTTTATGATAACTAGGTGCTTTTCTTGACTGTCCCCAAGGATCATCATAACTAGAATTATGAGTAACTGTCGGATTGCACTCAATTCCAAACTTCTTTGATGGAATGTATATATCAATCTCTTGTGGAGATATGACGGATCTGCAATTTCGTACTATGTCCTCTGGTCTGATGTACTGGAGCAGGAACTGATATAACTCAACTTCCATTGAACTTGACTTGAAATCTACAAGATCTCTGCAACAGTTTTCTATCAGTATCTTATACACAGGAGTATCTGTCACGCCAGTTTCTTTGCATATTTCTGCTACAGTAGGTTTATGATCAAAATGTGTATGTATGAAGACAACAGGGTCAAACTTGAATTCAAGATAGTACTTATGCTTAGATGGGTCTGAAATAGAAGATTCATATCCCTTCTCAGAACACTTGAAGTTTCTTGCACCATACTTCTTCATAGAAGTTTCAGCAATCTTATCTTTGACCTCTTGTGACTGTGTAGGATGTTCTGTGCCATACCTTTGAAGATTAGTTTCTTTCATCTTTTCAGATAACTCTTCAGAAGCGAACCCTGTACCTCCGTATCTTTCCTCATTTGTCTCATGTACTTTCCTCCTAACTTCTGGTGAAGAAGTAGGAGCAACACCGCCATATCTATGAGTATTCGTCGCTTGAGCCTTTGCTAGGATATCAGGATTCTGCAGAGGATAATCAACACCATGTCGCTCCAACATCGTCTGTCGATACTTCTCTTTGTATTCATCAGTCCGTGAATAGTGTTCAACACCGTGCTTCTTCAGTAAGGTCTCTTTAGCTTTACGTCTTGCGTAATCAGAAACCAAAACAACTTCAGATCCATACTTCAACATGTTTGTAGCGTATGTTTGAAGTTTCTTACATTCTTCAGAACACGTCTGAGGTCCAATAGAAAGATCTTTGATCTCAACCTCCTGGCCGCAGATGGGACAAGGTCCATAGTGTGTAGCCTTACAATACACTTGTCTAAAAGTGTCAGGTAGAAATTCTTGGCCGCAGATAGGGCAGACCTTCAGCTCCGTCGGCTTTGATATCTTTGCAGGATGTGAATGAGCCTTTGTAGCAGCTGATTTCGCTATTCCGGATTGTTTCCTGTAAATTCCTCTGCACTTCGGAGAACAAGTCTGCTGTGTCCAAGGAGTTTGGAGCTGGAATTCTTCTCCGCAAACAACACAAACTGCAGTGTGACAATCCTGACACACCGCTGTTTTTCTCTTTGCTTCAAATTTCTTTCCGCATCTTATGCAACTGTACTCCATGGACAATACTCCTTCATATTCAATAACGATTCATAACAATTGCCCCGCCGTTTCCAGCGGGGCAACTGCATATTTGAATTGGAGATGATTTATGCCTTGTACTGCTCGAGATCTGCGTTAGGCGGCAGGGCAACGAGGTCGACTGTGATGTCGTTGATGACACCGTTGACGATAAGGTAGATCTTACCAATTACGCTATTGGCATTGACCTGATCCATTCCGCGGATGTCAGCAGCCATCTTGATGTAATAATCTTCGATAGCTCCGACGTTCTTCATCGTATCAAGCGTAGGTGTTACGCCTGCGTAGAACTTGTTGTATGCCTGCTCGTTGTTGTACTGGAATGTGATTGCTACGCCGCAAGCGTAAACGACGTTTTCAACAGCATTGACAAGATAACGAGTTGACAGATTCGCAAGTGCCTGATATGTTGCAGCAGGTACTTTGAAGAGGGTTGAGTTACCCCAGATGTTGACGCCGAGGTCCGGAATAGATGTGATGGCGTTCAGGCTTACACCTTCGAGTCTTGACCACATGTCCATGTACTTCTTCGGTACCGGGTACTCGAGCTTGCCGATCGGCACGTTGTGCTTTCTGTTTGTAGGAAGTGCCCACTCATACTGTAACGACTGATTGAGGATCATTGCTCTTTGGATGAGCAGGACGAGGAATGACGGGCAAGCGTCTATCTGACGATTCATGCCGACGTATCTGTAACTGCCCCAAGGAGCAAACAGAGCTGAGTGGGAAGTATACAGACTCTCAAGAGTGTTGGTGGAATCAACAGGCGTGAGGTCTGCTAACGCCTCGGTGTAATGGACGTTAGTTGAGTTGATCTCTGCATGGACGAACTTTCTCGGTACGCTTCTCGGAATGTCGAGCATAGAGGTTCCGCATCTGCTTCTGTATGCTACCTCCATCAATGTGATGTGGATAGCTGACAGCACCTTGCTTACAACAGCCGTGGTACCGAAGCATCTGTCGGGATACATCTGGTTCTTCTGGAAGTATGTAAGATCCACATCGTCCCAGCCAGGGCTGATGATTCTCTGAGGCTTGTAGGACAGCTTGTCGGTCAGCAGATAGTACAGACCGGTTGTACCCTTGTAGCCCTTGGTGGCCTCGGTATGATCATATGTGAATGTTAGCGAAGAGAAGATCCACTCTCTGTATGCAGCAGCTTTCAGCTTGGTGATATCCTTAACCTTTACCTCGTAGAAGGTATTGGCAGCGAATGTATCTGTCGCAGCAGCAGCTACATATTCGTCATTGGACTTCTTGACGTAATTCACGTAGCTGGTTGACCAGTCTACCGGGAGCGAAGAAGCAACGGGAGTGCTCTCTACCATCAACGCTTCGATGGCCTTTACATATTCATGAGTCTCGTCGAATCTGTGCATAGCAGCGGCGAGGATCTGAGGAATGATAGCACCAGGAGTTGAGCCCCAAGTTGCATTATCAGTACCGCCGGAAAGACGAACGAATTCAGAAGATGACTCATTCTGACCAGGAGCGGAAGTCTCTTCAATTGAATTGATATCAATGAAGTTAGACTCAGCCTCTTCGTAGTAGGTATAAGTGTCGTCATCTGCGTTAGTAGAAACAACGATGTTTTCTACTGCACGCTCAACACCAGAAGAATCTACTACATAGGTGATGAGGTTGAAGTAAGGACTGTAATCGCCCTCAAGGTTTTTGAATCTGCCGGTGTAGACTCTTACCTTCAGATTGTTACCAAAGGTGCCGGGATACTTAGCAGTAAGCGCGATGGTGAAATACTTGTCGGTAGACTCATCGGTGAATTTGACCTTTAGTAGCTGACCAGCGGACTTAGTACCGGGGCACAGACGAACAACAAGAACGTCATATCCGCTTGACAGCAGGGTCATTGCCATCTGGTAAGAATAGTCCTTAGCAGCTCTGTAGACAGACGCCGGTCCACGATAGGTAGATACAAAACTCTCAAGGCCTGCCTGAGTAGACGGGAAATGTTCCCAACGGATGCTCTCAAGCTGATCTACTTCAGCAGTAGAGAAGGCCTCGCCCGGCTTACCATATGCAGGACCCCAGCTGGCGGTGATGGGAAGTGCAACAGTTGCAAATGCGGAATTGCCAATATTATATGTATAATTTTGGCTGATTTCATTGACAATGATGTTTGCCATTTAGCTCTTCGCCTCCTGTGAATTATCATCTTTAGGTGTAGCGGAGCTCTTCGGCTTCGGGCCGGGCTTAGACGCAACCTTTACTGCAACAACCGGCTGAGCTGCTTTGAAGTCTTCCTCAGAACACCTTACAAAATTAACATCATTTATATAATCAGGTACAGGTTTGATTTCGCCAGAAGCAAACTCTACACCATAATATGTCTTACTAGTAAGACCTGTATTCTTGTAATAGATACTCAAAGTGAATTCACCTCTCTTTATATACGTTTGTATATAAGGTTCTACTTCAGTGTTGGCTGTACTTCAGTTACTACACGAGTTAGTGATGCTGGAGTGTATGATACTAATACACAGCCTTCACACTTCAATGGTATAACAGTTTCATACAGACGACCTTCTGATATGTATTCAAATGTAGCAGACTTGTTTTCTATCTGATCAGTAGGATTGATGATTACTCCGAACCGTACTTTTCTATTACATTCATATGGAAGTGTGATTGTCAGGAAATACATTGACGTGTATTTGAATAGGAGTTCCCGTACCAACTCATCTTGATCAGCTGTACGAGTAGCAAGTACTGACATCTCATATTCTAGCACTATAGGCACTGCTTTTTCATAGTAGAGTTGATTAGTAGCTGGATCTATGACTGACTGAACACCTTTCTTGATACGAGTGAAATTCGTTCGGTCAGTATCTATAGTAACTCCTGGTCTACGTTTGAGTGCAATTATCGGAAACTGTATCTTATCTTCTTGAACCTGAGCAGCTAATGACGGAATACCTTCAGGATCTACTACTTTGACAACTGGCTCAGAAGATCCATCAGGTACCTGAAAACTCTTTCTCAGATCATCTACTATTGCATCATCATACAAGTAGATCATGTTAACTCTCTCCTTCCTGTTCAGAGATGTAATGTCCTCTGTAATCAGTAGGTGACTTCAAGAATGTGTTGGACTTGTTATACTTCTTCTGTATCTCTTTCTTCGTCATACCGACAGCTTGTGATTCATATACAGGTATAACTTGTGCAACCATATGGTCAGGAGCTTGCATATCACATGTGAGCTCAGTTACTCGAAACACTCTATCAGGCATTTCTGTATACTGGCCATGTATTCTGAATAAACTATCCTTTTGGAGATGAGGTAGGTTGAAGCTACAGTGGATAAGAAATGGAAGGTCTTGATTGTTTTCAACAACCCAACCATATCGCTTATACGTCTTTACCTTAGGATTTCCATCAAAGAAGATATGCGTATTGATATATTCAGAATAACTATCAATCTCAGGCTCACCCTGATTGTTTGTACCTGCCATATTAGGAAACTGATATACACAAGGTATGCCCTGCAACTGCAGGGCTTCATCATACCTATCTCGCATTAGTTGTATATCAGGACCTATAAGATTATTTAGCAATCTTATCCAACCTCTCTATGAATGCGTCTATCCTCTCTGTGATAGTTCCTAATGACATACCGAGTCGGAGAATATCTGTAGATGTGTTGACATTCACGATACCTATCTCGTCTTGTATGCTATGCAGGAGTTCTCTGACATCAGATATGATAGCAAGCGAATCAACAGAATTTTCTGTACCCGTATCGCAGTCTGGCAGAGTCGAAGAAGATTCCTCTGACGCTTTCAGCAGGAACGTCTGTTTATTGAATTCAAGTTCATTGATACGCTTACCAATCTCATCTCTGTATTTGAAAACCTGCCCATTGATAGATGATACAGATCTTCCGAAGTGTTGTGCAACTTGGTGATTCGTCTTACCTTGAGCTTTCAGGTCGATAAGTTCTGAAATCTCAGCCTCGGTCCACATCTTCCGAGGACCTTTAGGACCAGTTGTTTTCTTCTGCTCTTTATCAGGCGGCGACGTAGGGGGGGGGGCGAAGCTACACCTTTCAATAGATTAGCTTCAATGAGGACGTTGCGAATTGATGCTTTATCACAAGCATTTAGATCTGCAAGTATGCTTATTTGATCACCCGGATCTTTCGCCAGCTTATAAGATCTGCAGATTTCAGATTTCTCAGACTCCGTAAAAGTTTTACTGAAGTACGCCATGTTGTATCTCCTTATGAATTATCAGATAGTATATCTTTGATGTTGGCTACATAATCAAGCCATGACCAATCATAATTGTGTGCTACGCTCAAAGATGAAACATCAAACACTCCACCTCTACGAAGTAGATTGACGAATGTTTTCTCATCTTCATAGCAAGTGTTGTCAAGCCAATTTGGACACTTGTCAATCATGAATGCTACAATGTGTGTTTCGACGTTGAGTGCACCGGTCTTAGGCTCGTAGCAATTTACCCTTAACAATCTGATCTTATCGTATCCTAGATTATCAAGCGTCATGAGGAACTTGAGTTGATCACCCTTCAGAGCAGCACGTTTGTTGAATGTAATGTAGAACCCAAACACTTCTAGACTCTGTAGAATAGTAGCGGTTGGAAGCTCATAAGGGCTGGCAAGTCCCTTAGCAGTTGTCAAGAGATTACCAGACCCATTAACTGTACATGCGAATAACACACCGAACGTTTCGTGCATTACTTTGATTACGACACCTTCAAGAACTGAATTCTTGATAAGATCAGTTACAACTAACTTCAACTCTCTGCTGTTGTTAGATTTACATTCAGGTAGCTGATGCCAGTCACTAATATTATATCTAAGCGGAGGCAGCCCTCTGTTCATTGTATACACCGCCCTTAGTGTCTTTCAAATAGTTGTGCAGTTCAAGCTGAAATGATTTCAGATAATCAAAAGCATTGACCTCTGGATCGTAGCATTCTGAGAAGTACCTCGCTACTAGATCTATCTTCAGCTTGAAGAAGAGTATTCGTTGATCGCTCTTGGATATCTCGGGATGCTTCTCACAGAAGATGAAGTATCGTGTTATCACTGAGCTGAAAGCTTTCAGCACTTCAGGATCTACCACTGATAGATCGGCTCGTTGAATATTCCGGAAGTTAGTCTCGTTGTACTTCTTCAGATCATGGAAGAAGGTTTGAACAAGCTGAGTGGTATTAGAAGCCACCGCCTTCACCTCCTTCAGGATCTTTGACATCAACGTGCCAACCGCTAGCATCAGCACCAAGTTGCGGGAACACCTCAGATAGTATCTCCTTGATACCATTGAGATATGATGCTGAATCTTTGACCTTCAAAGACTTCAACATCTCGATGAACTGAGTAGCTTGACTGATAGCAGCATCTCGTTTCTCAAACTGAATAGTGCTCTGCGTTGTGATTATCGGATTCATATGCAACTCGAACTGATCAACCATTCCGCTCATACCGCGATTTCGGAAGTACATATTGAATGCTTGTGTCCATCCTGCGATGTATGCAGTCTCCAGACGTTGTAGCGAGTTTGCATATAGAGCTGATCTCTGTGATAAGACAGAACCTGCACCGCCGAGACCTTCATTGGAAGAGAAGTTCATCGCTTCCTTTGGTACACCGAGTACAGATAATTTCTTATCCTGATAGTAATCAAGCAATTTGTTATCTGCTTCATTGGCCTCCGACATGTTGAGGTCTGTTATAGAAATTGCGTCTTGTCCATTGACCTTTGGAATGTATATCAAGTTGTTAGGAGATTGAGGATTGACGAAACTTTGAACATCCCCAGAATTCGTATTGAGCGAAAGCTGTTGTTCAATCGAATCTTTGATCTCCTGCAAGGTACTTTTGATTTCCTCTTCCTCAGCAGTGTTTCCACAATCTACGTTGATGAACTTGACTATCCTTACTAGCGAAGACAGCACCATTGCATCTTCGAGAAGTGTAAGTGTCTGGGTAGGCTGTACCGCCTTATCCATCAATGGCTGAGCAAACTTGATATCAAATGTTTCCATATCGCCGCCTTGCTGTATGCGAGC